TATATATCTTATTCAATGTTTCTTTTCTAAGACACCCCTAGCGGTAGCGAAAAGGGGTGTAATATAGGGGAAGCTCCTTTGTCCTCATAAATAAGTTACCGAATTTTCATCAATTTTGAAGATAAAAAATAAAAGTGGGTTATTTTGGCTCATTTTAGGGTAAAAAGTAGTAAAAAACATCAAAAATAACCCACTTTTTTGATGTTAAATTTAATATAAGCCTTATACATGAAATATAAGGAGAATCTGTGTCCTTCCCTCCTTTCCAAACGTGGTAATTTTGTTTTTCATATCCATATATTACTAATAGCGATTAGTTTTCTACTAAGTAAGTTCTTTTTCATAGTTGTTAATAATTTGTTTATTTCTCACATATAAATGGACACAGATTCTTCCTTTTATACTAAGAAATCGATATTATATTTTTTAAGATAATAATTGTTTTCAGGGATTAGGTTCGGCGCTAAAGTTGCTGCGGAGATGGGTTAAGTAGGTTACTTAATTTTGTATCCCGGGACTTAGCTCCGACCTCTTCTTTTTAGTTCTTTGTAAAAATACTATGTTCATATGATAATAAAGAGAAAAACAAAAAGTGTCTCCGATCTGTTCTATATATCATCAAGACCAGACTTAGATGGAGAATATATAAAACCGAAAATTAATTTGTACCCAGATGTAGGATCAGCACTTTCAGGAATATCAGCAGTTCCGGGAGAGGATACGAACATAGAAGGAGCTACTTATTATATATACAAGCCGCTAATGGGAAGAGCCGATTCACTAGTAAAACCTGGAATAATAGAATCTCCGAAGGTATTAGTTCTCCCTGATGAATATTGGTATCTACAAGAACTCCGGCTCAGATTTATAGCGGCAGTTAAAGTCTTGGGGAGAGAAAAACTTATTGGAACTTATAGAACTGGAACTAGACAAACTCCATCTAGAGTATATTCTTGGAGTTGGGAAGAAATTTTAGGGAAATATCAGAAGAAAGGTAAGTTAATAGAGACTGATAAAACAAAGAAAACGTGAATAATTTATTTTCTAATATTTTTAAGAAGAGGGAAAAAGTTATTATTCCTTTGCAAGAAGAAATAGAGAATTTAGAGTTTTTACTTAGAATAAAAGAGAATAATTCTAATATAAGAGATGAGAAGGAATATATAGATTTATTAAAAAGATTATATAATAATATAAGTACATTTGAAAATTTTTTAATAATGAGATATTTATTAATATAAATAATCTGACTGAAACATTAAAAATATTAGATCTAGATTCTTTAAAAGAGAAGATTATTAAAGAAAATTTAATAAGAGATAAAGTTTTAAATGAATTTAGAGTTAATAGAAAACTAATATCTTCTACTCTATTAAATGAATTAGATTTGGATTTTGGAAATAGAGTAAGAGGTATTCTAGGGTTGAATTTTTATAAAAAGAATACTGAAGATTTATTAACATACTATTCTTATGTTAATATCCATGGAGTGTTTGAATTAGAATATCATTACAGCAATAATTATAGAGATACTTGCGGATTGGATTAATAGAAAGGTAAACTATGATGGATTACTTTGAAGATGTTTTTTGGTTTACTGAAGAAATATTAACAAAGGATTTAAATAGAGAGTCAGGGAATATCTACAATCTGTTCCCTAATCTTACATCAATTAGATTATTAAAAGAACAATATTTCTCAGAAGACAAGGAAAAATACTGGGAAACTATAAACAAATTAAATCAATATGAAAATACTACGAAATAAAACATATTCTGATTCTGACAATGAAACTCCAAAGAAAGTCGGAGAAGCTATCGGAACTGCACTAGTCGGAACAGCTGGAACTGTAGGAGCAACAGACTTAATAAAACGTGGGGCTAAGAAGTATATAACCAGTCAGGAATCAAAGAAAGCAAAAAAAGCATTTAAAGAAGGTATTAAGAAACTTGATTCAACCAGGAAAGCTAATAATTTTAAAGCAGAAGTAGCTCGTGGTGAAACTAATTCAGGAAGCGCTTTAGATCTAATTTTCCACAAAAGAAAAGTCAAGAAAGCAGATCAAGTATATAAAGCAGCTACCTCTAAAAATAATGAAGCCTATAAATCAGGTGTTAAAGCTCTTAAGAAAACTTTAATATCTAATAAAGATGCAAATATCGCCAAAAGAACAGGAAGAGTTGGAAAAATAGCTACGACTGCTGGTTTAATTGGAACAGGTATAGCAGCTGGAATGAAACTTAGAAAGAAAGATAAATAATAGGAACGGAGATAGTAACCTATAATGGAATAGGGACTGCCTGCTAAGCAGATCGATCGTGTTTTACGATTAGAGGTCGGAACTCTACATCTCCGCGATAAGTTAACGATATGAATCGATTCCTTATTAATTCATTTTGTGAAAGATAGAGAGCTCGACGGGGCTCTCTTTAATAGAATTAATAAGATGTATTGTTTACGATTCACTGGAAGTAACTTAGTTATTCACAAAATGAACGAAGGTAAATTAAGTAATGTAACAAAAGAAGAATTAGAGAAGTTAATCTTCGAAGAAAAGCTATCCTATGAAGAGATAGGTAGAAGATATAGTGTTTCTGGTTATGCTATTGTAAAAAGAGCTAAAAAGTTAGGGATAGAGCTACCTAAGAAAAGGAAAATAAACTCTAGTGAAACATTTAGAAAAGGAGTTTCTAAGAAGGAAAAGGCTATCTGTAAGAATTGTGGAAAAGAGTTTACTCCTAAGAAAACTTCTTATGGACTCTATTGTTGTAATAAGTGTCAACAAGAGCATCAATCTAGAGAAAAATATGAGAATTATTTGAAAGATCCAGAACCATACTATGGAAAAGAATGTATGAAGTGGACTAAAAAATATATCTTAGAAGAGCAAGATCATAAATGTGAGATTTGTGGTATGGAAGACTCTTGGAACGGTAAACCTATTACTTTTATATTAGATCATGTAGATGGACATGCTAATAACAATTGTAGAGAGAATCTTAGATTGATATGTCCTAATTGTGATTCTCAGTTGGATACTTATAAATCTAGAAACAAAATAGTGATAGAAAAGAAAGATATCGAAAAAGTAAAAATAAAGAATAAAAATATAATCTATAGAGTTATTGGTTTAGCTCTATAGAACGACTTAGTGATTATTAGTTAATTTCCCCTTAGTTCAGCGGATAGAACCTGGGATTTCTAATCCCATAACGTGTGTTCGATTCACACAGGGGAAACAAATAAATATAAATTACAACTAAATTTAACTAATAAAAACTAAATTAATCATGACAACAATTTTTAAGAAAGTAATCTTTAACCCTCTTAAAAGAGCGGTTAAGTGGTATTTTACTCAGTCTGCTAAAACAGGAAATTATATCTGTATGACTGGAACTTTTCCTCAAGAGTACTATGAAATGATGTATGAAAAGAGAAAAGATCAACAAAAGTAAAAGACAGTAGAAATTTATGGGATATAGGAATTTCCTATATGCCCTTCGTCGTGGTGGAAAATAATAATACATAATAATATAATATCGCGGGGTGGAGCAGTTGGTAGCTCGTTGGGCTCATAACCCAAAGGTCGGGGATTCGATTTCCTCCTCCGCAACTAAACATAAGTTTTATGAAAATAGTAAGAAATAATATTATTCCTTTTCCAGGCTATAAAGCAGTAAATATCTTTGGAATTTTATTTGTAAGGAAGAATGCTAATATAAAACCAGAAGACTAATATCATGAAGAAATACATACAGCACAAATGAAAGAAATGGCTTATATCGGATTTTATGTATGGTATTTCTTGGAGTGGTTATTATGTCTTTTAGTTTCAGGATTTAGCTTTGGTTATGCTTATCATGATATTAGTCTTGAAGAAGAAGCACATCTAAATGATAAAAACCTGGAATATTTAAAAACCAGAAAACATTATTCTTGGTGGTCCTATATAAAATTAGGAAGTTGGAAGAAAAATAAAAACTAACCATATATACATAAAAGATTATGATTATACTTAGAAATAAGACCTATTCGCATGAAGAAGAAATTGCGAATATTGCGGCAGCTCCTGGAAGTCCAGAATATAGCCATGAAAGAGCCGAAATAGAAAAGAAACCGACTCAAGAAGCATCAGCAGTTCAAGAAGGTTATGAAAAAGCATCTCAGGAAATTGATAAAACAGTAGAAGAAGTAGAAATCGTTCCTGAAGCAGCTGAAGAAGCAATCGAAACAGAAGCACGTGAAGCTGGAGATTCTAACCTAGACTCTAGAAATGATGCATTAAAAACTCTTAATGATTTTTTAGGTAACATCCATTAATTATGATTATCCTCAGGCAAAAGAATTATTCCGGCCGAGAAAAAGTACCTCAGGCTATAGCAGAGAAGGCACGAAAATCTGGAGTAGTTCAAAAAGATTCAAATGGTGTCTGGAGAATTATTAGCCTGAAAACTTCTCCGGCCGAATATTGGGATGCACACTATGATACTCGTGAAGATGCTGAAAAAGCTCTAGCCGCTTATCATGCAAATAAACATTAAGAGAATATTATAAAGTGTTAGAACTTTTTATCTAACACTATTTTCGGGGATGTGGTGGAATTGGTAGACACTCAAGACTTAGGATCTTGTGCTAAGAATGAAGGCGTGTGAGTTCGAGTCTCACCATCCCTATAAACGTCTAATATCTATACTAACCTCTTTTCCTCTTAATAATTCTCTCTAAACAAGGGGGGGGGGTAAAATAATTAACACTTTAAACAATTATTATGTACATAAGAAGAAAAGTATTCTCACTATTACAAGACGGTGAGACAGGAGAAGAGAAGTATTTTTCTACGACCGATGTAACTTTGGATAATCTTGAAGAAAGAATTTTTAGTATTTCAATTCCAACTGAAGAAGAATTAGAACAAAGAGAATTCGGTGCTAGACAGAGAAAACAGAATAGAAAACTAGCTAGATCTATTCACAATGCCGAGATGCAAGCAAATAAAGCAGCTAAGGCACAAGAAAAAGCAGCTAAAATAGTTTCTAATCCAGCTAATTTAGTTGATGAGAAGAAAATGGAAGAAGCTCAGAAACTTACTCAGAAAGCACAAAAAGCAGTTGAGTCTTCTAATCGTAATGCAGGTCAAGCTTCTCAACAAGTAAAGAATATCTCTAAAACTAGAAAGTCAGTTGCGACAAATCCGGGAGGTCTTGAAATTAAAAATCAAGGTGCAGGAGATATAACTGTTAAGAAAGAAGGTGGTAATGTAACTGCTCATAAAATTGCTTCTAAGAAAAGTGGTCAGACAACAACTACTGTAAGAACAACGTCAACTAAGCCTGATGTTGTAGTTGATAAGATGACATCCAAAGGTTCTAAGAAAGTTTCTACAGAGGCAGTAAAGAAATCCGCTGAGAAAACTCAAAAAGTTGCAGAAGTAGCTCAAAAAACAACAAAAGACTCAAAGAAGATTCTGAATGGGGCTAAAAAATTAATGAACACAAAAGCTGGTAAAATAGCTGGAGGAGTTGCTTTAGCTAGTGGTGCGATGATCGGGGCTAAAAAGTTATATGATCATAAAAAGAAATAAAAAAGATAATCTATAGAGGTAGTGTAATCAATCTCCTCTATAGAACTTAATATAAATATTATAAAATATGAAATTTAATAAAACTCTTGAAGCTGTAAATATTATGGTTATGGCTTCTTATCCGGCCGCTAGATTCTATGAAGCGCAAGGTATACTAATTGAAGAAAATAATAGTTTTATCCCTGAAGTTTCTGGAATGGTAATTGTTTATTCATTACCTCTTGGAAAAACGCTTCTTGTAAATGTTGCGGCCGAGTCGGAAGAAGCCTATGAATTTAAACTAATCAATGAAAACTGGCTTGAAGATAGATCTATAACTCCTTATGTAGGTATGACTCTAGAAGATGCTTTTCAAGAATTAGTTAAAGCAGAAAAGATTATTAAATCTAGAAATGTAGTTCTCAGACATCCATTACATCCATCTTATACTCGTCCTGTTTATATATTTGGTGATGTTCGGCGAGGAGGTAATAGTGTTGATGTAATGACTGGAGAAATAAGAGAAGAATAAAAAGATTTGCTTTAGATGATTTAATAATATTATGATGAAAGTTAAAAGATTTTCTCAAACTCAACCAGATATAGAGTGGCATAAAAACAATATAAATCCAAACTCAGGTAGCAATCTGGAAGATGGAAGTACTCTTTATAAAGCAAAATCTGGAGATTATCTTTATTTGTATAAAGATGGTGAATGGGTTATTATGAATGGTGTTAATAAATTTATGCAGGATTCTAAATTATATCAAATTTCAAAATTCGATAAAAACATTCATAATAAGATTGGAGCCGCAGGAGCAGTTATTGGTGGTTTTGTTGGGAGTTTGCCTGGATTAGCAATGGGTAATTTAAAAACAGCTGCTACAGGGGCTGTGATTGGATCAACTATATCTGGATTATATAATAGAAATAAAGCAAAGAAACGTGCTGAAAATATAGTAAAGGATTACGAGTCTAAGTATGGTAAGAATGCTTATACTACATTTATGAAAAAGAAGTAAACTATCTTTAATTTTAAATTACTTTTACTATAATTGAATACCTATTCCATTTTAAGGATGTAGTAAGGAATGATATTCAGTTTATTATATATTTCTAATAATAAAAAAAAATGAGATACACTATTCTCACGAACTATGTATCTCTTGGCAAGTTACTACAAAAATTAATGTAGCAAGTTTAATCCTCATAAAAAATGAGAATTAATTTTTTAAATCATATATAAGGCTTTGAAGTGATAAAAATAATACTGTCTTATTTTCACAAACTGTACTGCCTTTTACGACAAATAATAATAAAATTACCTTACATAGGTAATTAGTATAAGTTCCAAGTTTTATTGTAGTAAAAAACTTATACTGATTTATTCTACTACATACCTTAATGATAAAAAATGAGATACACTATTCTCACGAACCATGTATCTCTGCGTAGCAAATTTAATCAACACAGATTGTGAAGATTAAATTCTTATATTAACATATATAAGGCTTTGAAGTCTTATTAAAAATGTGGTCCTATCGTCTATCGGTTAGGACGCGAGATTTTCATTCTCGAAAGAGGAGTTCGATTCTCCTTAGGACTACAAAAGTCAACGATGAGATATCGCAAAGACTTATTTAGACATGTTAATAGTGAAAAGGATAGAATTAGCTACTCTATCCTCTCACTTTAAATCTAAGTAAGGTTACGTAATAATTGATATCTCGCGAAGTGATAATTAAATAACATGTCTAAAAATGATAAATTATTACCTGTACCATTAAAGTACACCTATCCGGTCGTAATGGAAATTTCTCCAAGTAACAAACCATTGAAAAATTAGACATCTATTGTAATAGGTGTGGAAAGTTTTTTAAACAAACAGCCTATGATCATGTTTATGGATCTGGATGTCCTGATTGTAATAAATTAGGAGGAAAAAGCGCATTAAATGTATTAAAGTGGTTAGAAACAAATCAAATTGATTATACAAGGGAATATTCTATAAAATTAAATAATAGGAACATTAGAATAGATTATGTTTTTAATTATAATAATTGTTGTTTGTGGATAGAGTATAATGGACTACAACATTATAAGAAAGTAGATTATTTTCATAAAACAGATGAAGGTTTTCTTAAACAATTAAATAGAGATAATGAAGTTAGAAAATATTGTAAAGAGAATAATATCATCCTTATAGAAATTCCGTATACATATAACACTTATGAAAAAGTAGAACAATTATTAAATCGAGTAATTTTAAATGGAGAGGATATAAACTCTATTATAGATTATTCAAAATTATATAAAATATGAAAAAATCAGAAACAATATTTCAAAAGTTATTTTCAGGAATTAGTTTTGGAAATTCACGTATACCTTTAATTATGTAGTAGAGGCTTAAGATAGAATAAAATCTTAAGAAAATACCTTAAAATGCTGGAAAATATAAAATATAGATCAGCATCTCTATTTATCGATTAAAAATAGAGTTCAACGACTATAGTAGGTACTTAGATAATATAGTCTAAATTTAATAAAATATATTAAAATAAATTGTACGTTCAAATGTATTTAGTAAAGGTGGGGGAAGAGGGTATTCTGTTATTGGAGGAACTGGAAATGGAAGATTCTTAGATAATGAAAGAAATTCGCCCTTACTTGGTAATTCACAGCCTTCTTCTAGGTTATCCGGTTATCTTGATAGAATGGCAGAGCTTAGGTCATATTATCTTTTAGATATTACAAAGATGGCTACAAATTTCTTTTCAGATTATGTAGTTAATTTTATATCTCAAGATACCCAACAAATAGTTTCTGTATTAAATCCTGAAGATTCTACAAATAATGAAGCTGTAACTACTCGATTAAATGAGATTCTTTTAAAAGATATTAAAATAATTGATTATATACGAGACCATATAAATGACTATGTATTTTATGGAGGTTATTATAGTATGCTTCAAACTCAAAGAGATGAAAAAGGTCATCTTGTATTTAGAACAGAAGAACTTAATAATCCAAATGCAGTAGTTATAAAGAAGAAAAAGAACGAGGATGGAAATATAGAAGATATATTTTTAGCAATCGGAGATGATGGAAATCTATATGAAATTCCTAGTACTGAGGTAATATATATAAGTAATCCTAAACTTCGACTTACAAATGATCTCGAAGAAGGATGGAAAGAAAAGTCTAAACCAGAAAAGCCAAAATTAGGAAGAAATAAGGGATCAGAAAATAGAAATAAAGTTCTTAGGAAAGAATCATTTATGGCTTCTGAACCGTTATTTTATTCAAGTATTTTGAAGATAAAAGAATTAGTTATAAAAGAGCTTTTGATATCTCTTATTTCGTTAAGAGATCTTTCATCGCCTCAATTATTGGGATTAAATACCGATTAAAATTTGTCGGATTAGATAAATAAAATCTAATGGAACTTTGTAAATTGCTGGAAGATCAAGTAAAGATAAATCAGCAAAAGATAGTAAAAACTACCTTCTCAACGACTAGATACAAAGAGAGAGTTTATATATAAATTCTTAAAGATATAGTCTAGTTTAACTAAATAATTGTTAATATTCGAAAAGTGTCCCTCTAGAGACAATGAACGAATTATGCGCTCGATTACAGAAACTTGCAAACAATACGAATGAGTTGTCTTCATTCATCACATCTCAGTTCGATGTCACCTCGTTCATTGAGTCTGCATTAACTCAAAATGTTAAGGTTTTTCCTGACTATAATAGTACCATTACCTCAAGGACTTCACTACTCCCACTTGATAAATTAACAGACAAACTTTTAGATCTTATACAGAATCTTGATTATGTAAGAAATAGTGTTCTTTCTCCTCTTGGATTACCATCTACTATATTAGATGGAACATCTGGCAGTAAGTGGTTAATAAATTGGCCGTCTAGAGAAGCAATTCTTTAGATTATTAGTAAGTAAATTTGGTGAAACTATTAATACTAGTAATACCAAGCCTTAGATTAATCTAATTAAGGTATAACGAATAAAGACTTACCAACTTATAAAAAGTTGAATTTATATTCTAAACTATAATAAAAAGATTATAGAGATATCATTGCAGTACTTCAACAGTCAGAAAGAGCTAATTCAAGAGTAACATCATTAATTTCAGGAATAAAAGATTCAATAGTAAATCTTGTTTGTAGTATTTATAAGGTAATATATAATGAAGATTTAGATCCAAGTTTAGTTCAAATTCATATATTCCAGAAAACAACTGTAGAGTATAACAATCAGATAAATGAAGCTGAATCAGTTAGTGGTTTAGTTCAAGGTATCTCTGGAGTTTTATCTAATGCACTCCAAACTTTAGAACAAGCAACTCCATTAATTGAACCAGAATCATATTTAAGTTATATTCAAAACTTACTTAAAGATATTGACCCAAGTACAGAATCTCTAATAAATGAAGATACGATTAAGCAGTATATAGAATTTCTTAATCAAAAACTTCAGGCACAACGAGAACAGCTTGGACTCAGTTAAAATTATTCAAAGAAGATGATAATTAAACGTAAATTATTTGCTTCTAATGATCCCACTCCAGAACAGTCTCCAGAAATTGGTCTAGCTAAACAAGAAATGACTTCTAAGGACTTGCAAATAGAACAAATGAGACTTCAACGTCAAATCCTAGAAACTCAGAGAATGCGACAGAGAATGCAAGCTGAGGAAAGAATGCAAGAAATGAAGCAAGTCAATCAAACTCAGAAACTAGAACAGAAAAAGGATGAAGCTCAAAAAGATAATCAATTAAAAGTAAAGAAAATTGACGCTCAGAATAGTAGGCAGGAAGTAAATAATATAGGATTGTACAAAACAAAATCAAAGCCTACGCCAACAGTATCAATGAAAACAAACTTGTAAGATTATGATTAAAGAAAAGACATTTACAGAAGGAGTGGAAGATTCTAAAGAACAAGAAGAGAAAGGATTTGATCCACTAAGACCGTATATAAAATGAAAATTAAAAGATTTTCCGGTTATTCAGAAGCTGCCCCTGAAGGTGTAACTTATCAAAAATCAAGTCAGGTAATTACAAGATATATTCTTGATCCTCTTGATTCTAGTGTAGATACCTTAGAAGAAACAGATAAACTTGGGGTAACTAAACGAAAGAGTGATAGAATTAAGAAGGTAATAAAACCTCTTAAAAAATATTTTAAATATAAATCAAATAAAAACAGTAATTAAGTATGTATATTAGACGTAAAGTATTCTCATTACTACAAGATGAGACAGGAGAAGAGAGATACTTCTCTACTACTGATGTAACACTGGAAAATGAGGAAGAGAGAACCTTTAGTGTTGCAGAAGATGCAGAAAGTTTGGAAGAAAAGGATTTCTCTGATAAAAAAAAAGAGGAAGATGATGAGCCAAAACTTACAACTAGTGATAAGATTAATATTAAGTTGAATAAAGCTCTGACTACTAAGAAGGATCGCGAAGCATTTGTTGAAGCTTATGAAGATGGAAAATCTCATAAATACGGAAAACAGGCAGCTAAGTATGCAGCAATTGGTAGTGGTATAAGTGGCGGTATATTAGGTGCTGCAGTTGGTGGTAAAAAGGGTGCAGCTATTGGAGCCGGAATTGGCGCTGTTTCAGGTGCAGCAGGATCTTATGCTGGTACTAGAGCAGGTGTTGCACTTAATAAGCTTGCTAGAAAACATAGTGGTAGTCTTGATACTAAAACAAAATTAGCAGTAGATCGAGTAAAAGTAGCAGATGGAAAAATGACAAAAGAAGAATTTGCTAAAAAATGGAGATCTAAGAAGTAAAAGAAATAATCTATAGAGGTAGTGTAATCAATCTCCTCTATAGAACAAACGCGCTAGATTTTTACAACCGAAGATTAATCGCACTAGGTGCAAAAAGTAAACGGTTGATAGTTGTAAAGCGCGAGAACTATAAAATAATAAATGTATGATAGGAACAGTTAACCCATTTAGTGACCCTGAATTTAAGAAACAAATTTTAGGGAAAGAAGGGAGAGCTGTTGATGACCCGGGAGATTATGAGATTTTGCAGCCGGAAGAGGATGTATCTAAAAACCTAAAAAATATTATAGGGTCAGCTCCAGTACTCCCTAAAACGGCTCGCAATATTATTATGGATGCTAGTGCTATTGCGAGTAATCAAAAAGAACAAAAAGCACTAGAATTAACTCATAAATTGAATGAAGTCTTTACTAGTTATAATAAAGAATATAATATAGATCTTCATGTTGATTTCGGAAGCCTCTCAAATACTTTAGTTAATGTGGCAGATCCGAAGTCTAGACATATCTTAGAATTATATGTTTCTGAGGTATTTCAAAGTATAAGACCTATTTTAATTCTCAATATGATTTCTAAACTTTGTCTTTGTATTGATTATATACTCGATCCAATGAGACTCTTTGATAGTTCACAAATGACTTTACAAGATTCATTTATTGCCGTTAATATATCTGCGGCTTAGTTGAAATACTAAGAAAATTATACTAAAATGCTGAAAGATAGTTAAAACATAAATCAGCAAAAAGGATTACTAATATAAATCCTTTCTCAACGACTAAATGTATAACTAAATTTGAAATATAATTTAGATGATATAGTCTAATTTAATAAAATAAATATTAAAAATAGATATGAGAAAAAATTATGCAATTTATTCAACAATTAGAAGATATGAAGAGTCAGATAATTGTTAAAGGTTCTGATCTTGAATTGAAAAAAATTGCAGAAGAATCTGGAAATGAAGAGTTGAATAGTGAAGAGTCTAAGCAAATAGTAGCAGACTTTATGAGATTATTTCAAAAAGAACATGGAATAGAATAAAAAATGAGATACACTATTCTCACGAACTATGTATCTCTACTTTAAATTATGATAATACCTACTACGACATAGGTAATTAGTACTATTTCTATATAAAAAGTGTAGTAAAGAAATAGCACTCGTTTATTCTACTACACATATATAAGGCTTTTAAGTTTTATGATATTTTCTGATTTATATTTCATAATTAAATCAGAATTGCCTCTTTAGCTCAGTTGGCCAGAGCACGTGATTTGTAATCTCGGGGTCGTTGGTTCGAATCCGACAAGAGGCTCAAAAATAATATTCTCCGTTAGCTCAGAGGCAGAGCATTTGACTGTTAATCAAAGGGTCGGTATATCGTAATTACCACGGAGAGCTGTTTTAGGAGAGGTGGCAGAGTGGTCGATTGCGGCGGTCTTGAAAACCGTTGTACTGCGAGGTACCCGGGGTTCGAATCCCTGTCTCTCCGCAATAATTTTAAAGATAAGAAAAATTATAAAAAAAAACAATTAATTATGGGAAAAGAGAAATATAACAAAGAAGAATTAATAAGATTATTAATTCATGAAGGAAAATCTTATAAAGAAGTTGCAGCTATGCGGGGTGATGGAAGCACTGGAGAAGCTATACGTAAAGCAGCAAATAGATACGGGATAAAAGTATCAGATAGAAAGAAACTAAGAAAATGTGAATATTGTGGTAAAGAGCATGATGGTTCTTTTGGTTCTGGAAGATTTTGTTGTTCAGATTGTGCAAAGAAATATTCACTTAGTTTCAGCAAAGGTAAAAAACCAGAAGATAAATCTACTAAAGAAGAAAAAGTAGAAGAGTCTGTAAAGATAGCTCCTCCTAAGGAATGTACCACTGAATTGTCTAGATTTGATGGAAAATTAACTTCAGATTTATTAGGATATGTAGGTGAATGTGCGACAATGTTTCAATTAGCAAGAGTTGGAATTATGTCATCTAAACCTTGTGGAGTAGATAGATATGATGTAATTGCAGATATAGGAGGAATACTTTATAAAATTCAGGTTAAATCTACTGCTGGCTATATTGATAAAGATGGAGCATTATCGTACAATCTTCAAAATAAATCTGGATTATATAAAAAAGGTGAAGTAGATTTCTTTGCCTTGTATAATTATGTACTTGATATTATACTATTAGTTCCCTTTAGTATACTTGAAGGTAAATATAAGGTGCGTATTCATTTTGGAAAAGAAAAAGATGAATCAGATTTATTCTTTTGGAAAGATTATATTTTATTTGATGTAGCGAAATCTTTATTATCCAGTTAATTAATAATAAGTTTGTGTGATACTCAAGTGGTTAACGAGGATAGACTGTAAATCTATTAGCTTTGCTTTCGGGAGTTCGAATCTCTCTCACACAACATAAAATAAAATTATAAATATGAAAGTAAAAAGATTTAGTAAATTAGATACTCTACAAGATTCTATAAAAATTGTAAGTAAGAAAACAGGAGAATCTCTCACAATAAATAGATTTAAATCTTTTGTAGATATTCTTGGAAAATTTATTAAGAGACTTAGAGAATGGAGTAATAAGAGACCGTCATTTGATATTTACTTAGGTTCTGAGAAAGTAGCAGAATTAAATCTTATAGAAAAGTCCAAAGAAGAATTAAATATAATGTGGATTGAAACTTATGAAGATTATAGAGGTAAAGGATATTCTCAGGCTATTCTAACAGAGTTGATTAGATTTGCTAAGTCTCAAGGTTATAAATATGTTACTCTTGAAGTGCCTGGTAGATCTCCTGATGCTAGACATATTTATGAGAAGCTTGGATTTAAGGATGATGGAGTCTTGACAACCCCAGAAGAAGATTTTTATTGGGGAGGTCTTACTAGAATGAAACTTAAATTGTTTGCAAATATTACTAATGTAACAAGTTTAACTCCATTGAAAAATATAATAACAACTACTACTAGAAAAGCTACCGGACTATCTAATTCTAAAATAGCAACACAAGCAAAGAATGCAGCATTAGATTTACACTCTGTAACTAAAGATGCTCAAAATTCTTTTATATCTCCTAATGGTAATGGATATGTAACTAAAAGTTATTTTACTAAAAGACGTCCTAAAGGAAAGAAAGTTGAGTTTGTAGGAGATTTATTTGGGAATCCTAATCAATTACAGAAACCGAAAGTTATTAATAGCAGCAGTAGTAATAAAGGAGGAAATTCTTCAATTAGTAGTTTAGATGCTAAAAGAATGAATTTAAAACGGTATAATTCTCATAAAACAAGATCTTTGGAAGTAACACCTACTGCACCTGGACAAAATGAGTGGGTTAAACGTGTAAAAACTAATGGACAAGCTAGGTGGGAAAATAATGGGTTATATATTCCTGGTTTTGAGAAATTATAAAAAGAGAAAGGATCAAAATTATGATTAATTTCACAGACCATTTTGATCCCACTAAAAATATAGAAAAAGATTTAGCAAAAGTAGATCTTAGGGATCAATACACATCATTAACAGAAGATGAAAAGATAATGGTATTTCTTCGTCTCAAAGGATTTACACACAGACCTCCAACGATAGAAAGATTATATTCTGATGATTATTATTTAGGTAGTCAGGAATTTTTTGATCATGGAGATGTAATATTTCCTTTTTGGAAAGATGGATTGAAGAGAATTTTTCCAAATGAAGTTACAACAGCAAAACCATTACTCTGTTTGTCAGGAGCTATTGGTATAGGTAAGTCTACGGTATCTAAATTAGCTATGACAAATACACTAGCTAGGTTAAGTTGTATGGCTAATCCGTGGAGAACATTTAAATTAGGTAAAAAACCACTTAGTTTTATCATCTTTCATAGAGATGAAGATGTAGCAAATGCTGAATTTCGAAGATGGATGCTAGATGATGTATTAAAGCAGAGTCCATTTTTTAGAAATTTACCACACAGACATAATATAAGAATATTAACTTCTGGTCCTAGGGGTAATGTAGTATAAAAAGTTGCCCTCCATATTAAGAAATTATATGGTAATAAAGTAAGTAAATTCGGTGAAAGGATAATCCCAATACCGAGTCAAGGATCTTAGATAAATCTAAGTAATCTTTGATGTAACGAATAAAGACTTACTAACTTATATAATTATATAAGTTAAATTTATATTCTAAACTATAATAGAGTATTATAGAAATAGATTGGCAGGTGGACTAGGAACTGACTTGATTTTTGCAATCATGTCTGAGGTCAATTTTTGGCCTAACGAAGAAAAAGCCATGGAACGTGTAAATAGTACGTATATTCGTATTACATCTCGTTTTGATGTAAAAGAAAGTTTAACATTAGCCGGAAATCTAATAATTGATAGTTCTAGTAGAGGTGCAGGTGGTCCAACTGAAATATTTCTTGAGAATGCAGAACCTCAATTTACTTGGGATTGTAGACCTTCTCATTATGAAGTTAGAAAAAATCTGTACGAACGTTCAAGGGGAATAACTTTCTCAGTTTATACTGGAGATGGTAAATATCCTCCAAGAATATTAAATAAAAATGATAAAGAAGAGAACTATAAATTAGAAGATGATCAAGACCCTGATAGAGTGGAACATGTACCTATTCAATTATTCGGAGAATTTAAATCAGATTTGATTAAAGCTCTTCAAGATAAATCTGGTATTAATACAGGATCATCAGATAGTTTTTTTGGAGGTACTATAGAACACTTATCTAAATGTTCAACAATAAAGAATAGAATTCCTGAAATTATTACAGTTGATTTTTATGATAAAGAAGATAGGATTATTAATCATGTAGAAAAAATGATTAATCTTATTCCAAGAGGTACTCCTATATGGCTAGGTCTTGACTTAGGTGTAGTAGATGATACAACTGGAATAGCAGCAGTTAGTTTTGATCATTGGGAAAATATAAATGGTACTTTAGTTCCTAAGGTTAAGTGTCATTTTGTTTTAGGTGTATCTAGGTTAGAAGGACAAGAGACGAGTTTATTTCACATAGAGCAGTTTATAGAAGATCTTAACAAGAAATTTAATATTATAGTTAGTGCTGACCAAGCTTTTTCTAAACAAATACTTCAATATTGTGAAAGAGAAGGAATTAGAAATAATGGGAGAATTTCTACAGATAATACTCCTTGTGAACCGGCTCTTTATTTGAAGTATATAATAAACAATGAACTTCTTGAAATTCCTGAATATAAAAGATTACAAAGAGAGGCATATGATTTAAGATATGTTGGTCCAAAACGTAAAGTAGATCATCCTAAAAAAGCATCAATATCTCCATTATTTGATAATCCTGATGGTTCTAAGCCAGGAAGCAAGGATTTATGGGATGCTTTAGCTTCTAGTGTTTATTCTTTAAAATTATCTATTGATGAAGGAGAAGAGATGGGATATTCTTCAGGAATAGCTAAACAACTCGAATCTCTTACTAAAATAACAGCGGATCCAAGAGAAGAGTCACAAAAAGAACTTCAAAACATGTTGGAAAATATATTTTAAGATTCTTTTTCCATAATATATAATCAATTCCTAGGATGGCCAGAGGAAAGTGGTCTATTGTTCGATCAAGTCCTAGGAACAGAAAAAAAAAGAAAAGAGATATATTTCAATCTCTTTCTTCCATACGTTTTACAAATTCCCATTCTTCTGGAGTAACATAATCCAGAACGCTTTTTGGAATTTCTACTTCTCTATCGTTTAACATTAATTTAACTTTAACAAATAATTTATTAGGAGTAATATCTACATCAGTTACTACTCCATAAAATCCTGTTTTACGAGATTTAACTTTATCTCCTACTTTTAAATTTTTCATAATTTTCTATATTTATTATTACACATATAAGGTTTTTAGAGCTTATGATAATACTACGAAAACAAAAATATAAAGAACTTCCCTGGACCAAAGAAAATATAGAAAAATATAAGTCACAGGAGAATATGTTAAAGCACGCAAGAAATACACCAGGAAAAACGGCTGGAAAATTATTAATAAACCCAGCCAAAGATGAGTTGGTGGGATATATAGCGTGCGAAGAAGATACTATTATTGCTCTAGAAGTTTCTCCGGGGTATAGAGGAAAAGGAATAGCAACTGATTTGATAAATTCTTCTGGGGCTAATAAACTTACAGTATCAAAGAAAAATATAAATGCGATAAATTTATATAAGAAACTTGGATTTGAAATTATATCAGAAACTCCAAAAATATATTTTATGGAGAAATGATTGAACTATAGTATAATTGGCAATACACCAGATTTTGGTTCTGGGATTTCCTGTTCGAGTCAGGATAGTTCAACGAAAGAAAATAATAATAACTAATAAAAACTATGTTGAGAGTTAAAAGATTTAGTAAAGTTACTGATAAAGTTAAAGAAATAGGAAAATCTATTGAACATACAGTAACTCATCCTAAAGAAACTGGTAAGAAGGTGGTGGAGTATGTAAAGAAACACCCAGATGAAGCTATAATTCTTGGAACATCTGATATTGTTCCTGGAGTTGTTGCTGCCAAACTTGCAAAAGCTGGAAAAACAAAACAAGCAGCTATCGCAGGAACTATTGCAGCACTTCCTATTGGTGGTGCATATGTATCAGGGAAAATAGCTATTCGAAAATGGAATGAAAAAAGAAAGAAGAATAAATAGAATAGATTCGAGATGTAGTTCAGTAGATAGAACGCTTGGTTTGGGACCAAGAAGTCGCACGTTTGAGCCGTGTCATCTCGACCTAGATAAATAGACGATGAGATATCGTGGAATTTATATTTAATTTTCATTTATTCAAAATCACTAAGGAAGAGTAAAAGTCGCGAGTTACTCTTCCACTAATGAAAATTAAATAAATTTAAAGTTTGATATCTTGGGAAGCTATAAGTAGAATAAATGAAAAGAAAGATTGATTGGAACAAAGAAGAACTGGAGTATTTATTATTTGATAAGAAACTAACATATAAAGAGATAGCTAATCATTATGGAATTACAAGTGAAAGTGCTGTTCATAAAGCTATAAAAAGATTTGGAATTGATATCTCAGAAAGAAAAACTATAATATCTAAAGAAGATATAGAAATACTTCTTTTTGATAAAAAACTAACTATTTCTGAAATTTCTAAATTATATAACTTAACAGAAGGTGCAACTAGACTTAGAATAAAAAGATTAGGCATTGAATATGAAAAGAAAAATATATCTTTAGTTGATAGAAATATTAGCAAAGAAGATATTGAAAATCTTATCAAAAAACATTTAACCTATAAAGAAATCGGAAATATTTATAAAGTTTCTGCTAATACTATACAAAATTTAGTAAAACTTTATAAAATTAATAGACCTAAGAGAGGGAATGAATTTATTGTAGAACGGATAGATTCATTTGAATATGTAGATAATGTGATAACTAATGAGTCAATTGATAATAAATTTTTACCAGTTCCAATAGAATTATCAGAAAATTATAAGATAGTATTAACAATAAAAGAAGGAAATAAGTTAGTTAAATTATTTTATGTTCCTGAACTAGGAATTTGGTATAATAATTTTTCAAAATTAAAACACTCTATTGAAAATAGATTAGGGATTAATTTTCTAGAATGGGAGTGTAGATGGATTTTAAAACTGCCAATAAGTAAATTATATACTGAATATTGGATAGATAAGAAAATAGAGTACTATTATTCAGATAAGTATTTTCATACTACTGAATACATAAAGAATAGATTAAGAGAAGATCCTAATTATGTTTGTGATTTTCTCATGATAAAAAGTGATTTAATTGAACAGTTTAATTTATCAAGGGAATATTCAGAATATAAATATGAATATGATTTTACGAATACATGTGAATTTATTAAAAATAAAACTAGTAAGTTTTCTGTATTTGTAAATGAAATAAATCCTTTTACTGGAGATACAATAGGAAATTGGGAAACTAATTTTTTACATTTTATTGTAGAAAAGAAAGATAATTTTATATTAGGAGCTTATAAAAGAGCTATTAAACATAAAAAGACAGATAGTCAATTTTTGGTAGAAGCAAGAAAAGTACATGGAGATAGATATACATATTTAGATGATTATATCAATTACGTAACTCCAATAACTATTTTAGATAATTGTACTGGAGATGTATTTAAAATGTCCCCAGTAGATCATATACATAGAAAAATGGGAAATCCTATAATCAATAAATCTACTGGAGAATTATTAATTATAACCTGGTTAAAAAATTTTCAAATAAGTTATTTAGATGAAGTAGTTGTAAATAATATTAGAAAAGATAAAACTAAATCTGTTCGAATAGATTTCTCTATAGTAGTAAATAATCAAACTTACTGGATTGAATATCACGGAGAACAACACTACAATAAATTTAAAAATTTTTATAATTGGGTAGAAGATGATTTTATCAAACAGTTTCAACGAGATACAGACGTTAGAGATTATTGTAAAAATAGTAATGGAGATATTATTCTTTTAGAAGTTCCGTATATATTAAATACATATGAAAAAGTATCTGATTTTTTAAATAAAACAATAAAATATGGAATAGATCCAAATACATTAATAGATTATAAAAGTTTATATAAAATATAAATAAAAAAAAATTAATTATGCGCTGTAGAGTTAAATTATTTTCAACAAGCAGCCAAATTTTAGCAAGTGATGGGAGTCATATTCCAGCACAAGTTCTTCAAGATTATCTCAATAGTGATGCTTATAAAAGCTCTATTGAATCGAAGAATATGTTGGGAGGTTTAACTCACAGAGCAAGAAATTTGGCTAATGCAAAAAACTCAGGAACAGCATTATCTAAGACTGTGGGTAAAGATGATATGATGTTACTTTGTACAGAGGCTGCTGCTCCTGTATTTTATGTAACAAAATTAGAGCTTATGCCTGATTCTTGGTGTTATGCTGAAATAGAGTTATTTGATGAAGCCTTAGCAGATGATGAGGCTGCACAAAACATAAAAAGATTAAAGTACTTATTAAAGGCCGGAGTTCGTCCTGGAGTAAGTGCAGTTATCCTTAAACAATATCTGAGGCATGAATTCAAAGTTAATTCATGAAAATGTTTTTAATTGCTGGAAAAATAATAAATTAAATCAGCAAAAACTATTAATAAAAATAGTTTCTCAACGACTAGAGTAAACACTAAGAAATTTTCTTAGATAATATAGTCTACAATTAATTATAAATTAGTTAAATAATTGGGATATTGGGATTCATCTACTTCTGGAGTAGATACATTACGTAAATTAGTAAGTATCAAGGGATTAGATGTTACTTTGAACCCTTCTTGGAAACAAGCTCAAGTAGTACAGACTTGGGATGATGAAGGAAATCTAATATCTGATGGGGAAGAAAAAAACTTTTCGGATATAGAATATACTCCAAAGGATTTTGAATTTAAAGGACTTAAAGTAAAAGCTTTCTCTGATTTAAATTCTCTTGGATGTGGAGATATGTTAAAATCATCCAAGATTGATGGAAAATTTACAAAGTTAAAAGCAAAAGTTTTCTCCGCAGATGGAATGGTAGAAGAAGTTTTAGAATCCATTAGTAAGATGCCAAAAGAACCTGTTCAAAAAGATTTCTCAGTAATTGCATTAAGAGATAGAATTCGTGAATCAAAGTATTCAACTCGTCAAAGATTTCGTGTATTGATTCTATCTTACAAACAACTTCTAAAACAGCAAGGCGGCCCAGAGAAAATAGATCCAGAAACACTTAAAATCATGAAGTCTTTGTTTACTACAGATCTTTTGGATATTATGAAGTCGATTACACCAGAAATCATGAATGGAAAAAATCCAGGAACATTACTTGGTGCTTCTAGTTTAGGTAAGAATGTACGTAAATAATATGCGTTTTTTATATGAATTGCTGGAAATATCTAAATGAGATAAATCAGCATCAAATCATACTTAGATAAATCTAAAGAAGTGATTTGTTCAACGACTATGTATATAAACTGTCAAAATAGACAGAAGATATAGTCTAAATTATAAATAAATTTTATAAATACATTGATAAGTGTACAAAAATTGTTCTTACCATATAAGATGGCTATGTCTGAGGTATCTAAAACTAATGCAATATCTAAGGCAAGATATCAAAAAATTCAAGCTGCTTATTCTGACTTTGTTAATGCAATGTTAGAGGAAATATTCGCGCCGAAGAATGGTACGAAGAAAGAAGAGCCAGTAGAAGAAGAAAACCCTGAAGAAAACAGTTAAAAGATTATGAAAGTAGAAAGACGTAAATTATTCTCTTCTTCGATTTCTCCACGGCGCAAGTTATTTTCAGGTGGAGTAACTCAGGCAGAATATAAGAAAATTCAGTGTAGAGATTGTGGTTATATTATGGATACTTTAGCCACTACAACTAACTTCTTATGTCCTAAATGTGGAGCTGTAAATAGATTTAATGTTTTAGAAGTTACACCAAGTCCTGAAAATACTCCTGAAGCTGTACAAGTCGAAGTATCAAAAATTGAAGAAGTAGAAAAAGGATTCTCAAGACGTTCGTTATTCGGCGGAGATAATAATGCCGCTGTACAAAAAGAATTTTCAGAACCGTCGAACGAATTTGAGGTAAAATTAAAAGAATTTTCTGGCAAAACTTTAAATGAATCAGAAGTTGTTAAGGCATTTGGTATTTCCGCCGAAGATTTAGTTGAAAAAGGTTTTGCTAGTATTGATGAAGATAATAAAGTTACTATTCCTGAAACTGCATTCTTACAATCTAAATTATTCTCTAAGTTAATCGTATCAGTGACTAAGATTTTGGATTTAGACCCAATAGAAGGACCTAAGGAAGACATAATTAATATGTTAGAATCTAAAGGATCTTTAGGACCGAAAGGTATAATGCTAATTAAAAAAGCTCATTCTCTTCCACTTGAAGAAATGAAAGAAGTTGAGTTCTCTAGCACTGAAGAAGTAGAGGATTGGATTAAAGATTCTGGAATTATTGGAGACTTAAAGATAGAGTTTGGTAATTCTGCAATGGGAATTAAAGAATTTACAAAGATCCTAGAAGAGAGATATGATGATGCTCCAGATAATATAATAGATATATTAATTGATCGTGGAGTAATCAAAATTCAAGGAAATCAAGTTGATATAATGAAATAAAATATTTATAAAACTCAGTATGAAAAATACAAGATTTATGGAAGTCCTATTCTCAGCTGTAGAGGATAAGGATGAAGAATTAGCAAAGCAAGTAGCCAAAGATATTGAAGATGCTAAGGCTAATGGCTCTGTTGATACTGAAGAAGTAAAATATGAAAATATCGGTGACGGTAAAGTTTCAGTAACAGACAAAGAAAATGGCGAAGTTACTATCGTTGAAAAAGCTTCCGACGAGGACGATACTTATGATATGTATCCAGCTGAACAATCTGAACAAATCGAGGGATATCTTCATCCGGAAGGGGATGGAGTAACTCCGGGTAATCAGGTAGGTGCAGCTGACGAGGAAGTTGAAAGTCATATGGATGGTAGTGCTGTTATTGCACCGAATCTTCCTGATGGTGGTTTAAATCCAGCAGCTGGTCATGAAGAAAGTGTAGAAATTACTGCACAAGAAGGTCCTGAAGCTGTAGAAGAATGCGAAGAAAAAGAATTCTCTGTAAGTACTGATAATAGCGTAGTTCTTAGAATTTTCTCAGATCAAGAATTTTGTGAAAGATTATTCTCAGAAGTTATTGAATCAGAAGAAACAGCTAAAGTAGGTGATCTTAAAGTAGAAAAAACTGGTGAAAATGAAGTAGTTGTTACGTCAGAATCTACAGGTGATCAAGCAAAGGTAGAGTTTAATGGTGAAGATATGGATGTTACTGAGCTAGAATCTAAGAATTTTAGTGAAGCAGAACAGTTTGATCCATTGTTTGTAGTAGGAGTAGATCCAGTAAATCATGTTATTGTAGATGCTCCAGAGTATGACGAAGCATCAGCTCAAGAATTAGTTCAGAGTTTAACAGAAAAAGGAGTAGCAGGAGTTAGAATTTTTGATAACCCCGAAGACGCTCGTGAATATGCTATCGATCTCTTGAATGGTCTTGGTGTAGTTGAAGATGAACAACTTGGAGAACCTGAACAAGCAGAATTTTCAGATCATACTATTTACTTAACTGAATTCCAAGCTGATAATACAGACTTTATGTGTCGTTTCTTCTCTGAATCTGTAGATAGTATTAGTGCAACTCAGGATGCTATTGAAGATGCTATTGAAAATGGTGATGAGATTGAAACAGATTCTGAAGTTATTACACCTATCGATTCTAAGACTGCAGTTATACAGGATAAAAATAAAGATGAATTTACTAAAGTTAGTTTAGAAGGTGAAGAAATGGAGCTTGAAAAGATAAGCGAAGATCAAGCAGAAGAGTTGACAGATCATATCGTTGTTTCTGAAGAAGAGGAAGACGAAGATGAGGAAGAAGAAAAAGAATTCTCTGATGTTTGGTGTGACGAAGCAGAAACTAAATTTTTCTCAGAAAATGAAGAACTTACTCAGTATATGATTCGTTTGTTCTCTGAAGAGGCTGATTCTGCTGAAATTGAAAGCGCAATCCAAACTGGCGAACAAGTAGAAACAGATAAAGAAATTATTACGCCTATCGATTCTAAGACTGCAGTTATACAGGATAAAGAAAATGGCGAATTTACTAAAGCTGAGATGGATGAAGAAGTTCTTGATGTTAATCCTATCTCAGAAGCAGAAGCCGATAATCTAACAAACAGTATTGCAGTAGAAGATAAAGTTGAAAATCATGAAGAAAAAGAATTTTCTGAAGATATCTACTGTAATGAGGCAGAAACTAAATTCTTCTCTGAAGGTGAGGAATTTACTGAATATATGGTTCGTCTATTCTCTGAAGAAGATGGTCATTGTCCAGTAGAAAAAGCTATTGAAACTGGTAAGAAAGTAGAAACAGATAAAGAAATCATTACTCCAATTTCAGCTACAGAAGCAATTATAGAAGATAAGGAAAATGGTGAATTTACTAAGGCTACTATGAGTGAAGATGATATTGAATGTCATCCATTATCAGAAGAAGAAGCTGACAAACTTGAAGAACATTCTATTGATAAAGAAGAAAAGAAATTCTCAGGAGATTATGAAGATCCTATTCTTAATAAATTCTTCTCAGATGTTGTAGGTGCAGTTCCTGTTCCTGCTGGAGAAGTAGATCCTAATACTCCTGTAATTCCTTTAGCTGATCCTAATGCTGTAGCTCCTCAGGAAGTAGCAGTTCCGGCAGGTGTTGCTCCTGCACAAGGTGGTGCTACTAGTGTTGAAGCTATTGAAGATAAAGCACTTCAGGCAGTTCAAAGTATCCAAGCAGTAGCAGAAGAAGCAGCTCAGCAAATTATGGAAGCAAAACAAGCTCCTGCACAGGCTCAAGAACAAGATCTTCAGGAAGCTCAGTTCTCAGAAAAGAAATTCAGTGATACAAATGATACTCTAGTATCATGGTTGACTGGAAATAGTTTTCGTAAGTAATTAAATATAAATAGATAGGTTTATGGTTATCCTCAAAAACCATTTTACATAAACTAAAAATAATAAAAACATTATATACATTATGAATACACAGTATTTGCAAATGATGCAGACTCCTTCAATGATGGAGGCTCTTATTAATAGCTCAGTATCAGCAGAAGATGCTAACCTTCGTTCTCGTGAATATGCTAAGATGTTCTCTCGTAACGATGAAATGAAAGATTTGTTTGGTCTAGGTAATGCAGGTAATTTGCTGCAGAAGACTTTCTCTGGTTATGCAGAAACTCCGTTGCTGTCTACTCAGTATTTCAATGCTTCTGTAGCTTCTTATGTAAGCTCATTCGCAGGTTATATGTCTATCGAACGTGACTTTGATCAGCCTAATGGTTTGTTCTATTGGTTCGACGTTTTGGGTGTAACTGATATGCGTTCTGTTATTCCTAACTTAGGTCCGGATAACTATCAGGATATTCAAGCTATGGGTAACTTTACTTTGAATATTACTCCGACTACTAATGCTGACTACTCTTCTTTGATTGGTCGTAAGATTATCCCTGGTACAGTACGTGTTAAGATTGCTACTGCAACTGAAAAATTCGAATTGATCGATAATGGTCAGGGTGCTTTCATGGCTGTTGCTGGTAAGATTTCTAACGGTACTATCAACTATTTGAATGGTCGTGTAGAATTTACTTTGGCTACTGCTTTGGCTGGTGATGCTGCTACTGAATCAATCACTATTGTAGGTAAAGAAGATGTTACTGGTACTCCTTGTAACACTATCGGCGCTTCTAACGCACATGCTAATGATAAGAGATTTATCGCTAAGATGCAACAGCTTGGTTTGGCTACTGTACCTGATATGTTGGTAGCTGAATATAATATTGCTGCTTTAGGTGCTATGAAGAAAGCAACTGGTTCTGATATGGCTACTTTCTTGTTCACTAAGCTTCGTGAATTGTATACTAAGGTAATTAACTATAAATTGGTTTCTACTTTGGAAGAAGGTTATAATGGTAACGTTATGGCTGACTTGGATTTGACTCAGGGTGCTATGACTGGTCAGTTCATGGATTATCGTTCTAGAGTTGATTTGTTCGACGCTTACTTGATTAATGTTGAAAGTGCATTGGCAACTAAAGCTGTTAAGGGTGTTGATGTTACTGCTTATGTAGCTGGTAATATGGCATCTAATCAATTCCAGAAGGGTGGAATGATTGGTAAATGGGAACGTAATACTAAGATGACTTATATCAATGACCTGTTGGGTTGGTATAATGGTATTCCTGTACTTCGTTCTACTGATATTGCTGAAGCTCCGGGTGAAGGTACTTTCTATGCAATTCACAAAACAAAAGATGGTCAGATGGCTCCGCTTGCACGTGGTATCTATATGCCTTTGACTGATACTCCGACTATTGGTAACTACAATAACCCAACTCAGATGGCTTCTGGTATCTACTATCAGGAAGGTACTAAGTATATGGCTCCTGAATTGGTACAGAAGGTTACTTTCAAATTCGGTATCTAATTAAACCATAAAAATCATTTGGATCGTTAAACTCTCAGATCCCTAAAGAATAAAATGATTTTAAACAAAGAGAGGGATTCCCTAGGTCTTATAGACTTAAGGTTCCTTCTCTTTTTAATTTTTACAATTATGGCAAGTACATTTAGATTAAAGAGAAAATTATATTCTGATGATAAAGGCGGAATGAGTACTGGGAAAAAATTAGCTTTAGGTGGCCTCGCAGCAGGTGCAGCCATTCTTGGGGCTAAAAAAGGTGCATTTGGTGCTAACATAATGGCTAAAACTAATACTGGACTAATGAAAGCTGGTAAAGCTGTTGGAGGAAAAGTTGGAGATAGAATGATGATGTCTGGAGCTAAGGATTTTGGAGTTGCACGAGCTAAACAAATTGATAATGCACTTTTAAAGAAAACAGGATCTCAGATGACAAAACAAGCTTTTAATGCAAAAGCTGATCAAAAAGGTATGCAGGCACTTGGAAAAATTATGAAATAATTATGGCAACTTATAAGCTTAAAAGAAAAAATTTTGGATTATTTTCTCCATTCGCCAAAACAGCGGCAAATTGGACTGCAGCAAAAGGAGCTTTTAAAGCAGGAGAAAATGACAAAGGTTTTAAGAATTTAGCTTCTACTGTGGGAAGAGGCACTATTGGAATAGGTAAAGGATTAGGTGTTGCTGCCGCCGGAACTGCTGCATTAGGTGCTGGTACATTTTTAGCAGCAGAAAATAAAGCTAATAGTTAAGGAAGAAGTTAATCCCTGAAAATTAATTTTAAAATATTAAAATAAGTTTTATGAGTGATGTAATTTACAGAGGTCTTAAACTCTCTTCTAATAAATGTAGGTATTTTCAAGTAAAAGAAGGACAAATAAGCTCTATAGTAGAGGATACTTCAAGATCTACTCTCACTCTAACTTATTCTCCAGGAAGTACTTCTGGAAGTTTATCAGATCTTTTAGGAATACCGTGTACTGAAAAAAGAATTGACATGCTCCCTACAGGACTTCCTAAATTATTTAAAAATACTTATGTTACATTAAATGGACTTAAGTTAAGAAAATTAACTTATGATCCACATACTATTAATATAGTTATTGTAAATGACTCAGAATCTAGAGTTATCCAAAACTATAATTATACAACAATAGTAGTTTCGGAAGGAGATTATAAAAATCCTGAGTTTATAAATTTCTTGTTTTACTCTGGAAATCTTATATATCTTCAACCTATTGGACCTAGACCAAGCTGTTATGAGATAAGAAATTTTCCTAAAATTATAATTAGTTCAGATGATGTTACACTTGAATCTGAATCTGAAACAATATTTACATTAAGAAGGAAATATAATGATTATGTTATAAGAGCTGTAGATTATCAAGATCAATTTATTCTAGAATTACGTAAAATTTTAGATGATTATGGTTTAGAGTTAGTTAGAATTAATAAAGAAACTACATTAACTAAAACATCACATGTTGTTTATCAATTTCTTCAGACTCCAGTGAAAGATAATCATCCTAAGTATTCTGATGATAAAGTAATGCAGCATAAAATACCAGTTGAATTTTATCTAAGAAGTACTGATATGCCATTATTCTTTGACTTTAAAAATAGATATATGAATGTCACATTACTTACTAATTTCTGTGAATTCAAAACATCAGATAGATATGGACAAAGATGGACAGCTGCAATAAAATGGGGAGGAATAACTGAAGATTTTAACCAGACATATCAACAAGATGATAATTCAAATTTCTCTTATCAATGTCAATTCAGATGTGAACTATTTTTCTATGAAGTAATTGATGATAGATATAAATTCCTAGAAGAAATAGTTCAGAATATAGAGTTTGAACGAAATAATCCAGATTATCATTATGAAGTTCCGGTTGATACTGAAACAACAATTATAAACAAAGGGTTATGATAAATTTTAGAAAGAAGAAATACCTTATCCAAAATTTAATGCCGGACGCTATTGAATATTTAAAGAAACAAGGATTACGGCCTAATATTATAACTCCAGAGCAAGCAGATAGCGTTAGTAGAGTTAATTCTAAGGCTATGGTTTTAGTTTCATTTATAAAAAATGAGTCTGGATATTATCAAATTCAAGTACAGGATAAGGAATTATACAATTATACTCAAAAATTAATCAAAGATATTTTTAGAATGAGAATAACTGATATTAATAAAGAAACCAGAGTAATCACAGCAGAAACTGATCACTTAGGAATAGCTTTTGATATTATAGAAATTCTCGCTACAAAATATAATTTATCAGTTGTGGCATGATTAAATTTAGACAGAAAGAATTTACAGAATATGATGCAATGAGAAGTCTTTATGTAAAACTTATGCGATATTCTGATAGAAATAAATTCGGAGTAATAGATACTAGTGCATTAATTCCTGTTCTTAGAGGAAATAATGTAGTAATCGAAAGATTTGTAATTAGTACTTCTATGTTTGGAAAAGATAAATATAGAATGTATCTAAAAATTGGTGCCAAAGCAAAGTTACCAGATGAGGTTAGACTTCCAGGTAAAACATATGATAAACGTCTTGGAAATATGCAATTAAACGTAAGTCATTCTATATTTGCGCCAAAAGATAGTGATCCAAATTGGAATAATAACAATAATGGAGGAAATAATAATACTTCTTTAGGAGACACTTCTGGACCTAGGAATGATAATCCTGAAGAAAGAAGAGGTGGAAAAAAGAAAGAAAAGAAGTATTCAGAATTTCCAGGATCAATTTTAGAGCAAAGAGAATTTAAGAGTAAAGGCGGTGATAAACAATATCCCTATCTATCTGGTTCATTCTCTCCTTCCTTTGATCTATCTTATGAAGTTTCTGAATTGCTTGGAGAGGCTATCAAATATGATAAAAAATCAAGATCATTGGTCTTAGAATTCAAATCTATCGAAGATGCTATTAATGCATTGAATATATTACCCTTCGGATTAGGTTATAAAATATATTTACTTAATGCATGATGATTGTAAAGAGATTTTCTCAAACCAAGATATTAAATACTAATAACCCAGCTCTTGGTTTCACTAAAGGGAGAAAATATGATACAGATATGGATAGACTGGGTAGAATGAATACTTCTCAACGTGAATTAGCTGGAATCGGTAATTTAGGAAAAGAAATGAGAAAATTAAATCAAGAATTAAATCGTGGAGGAAGAGGTAAATGGCAAGATACAGATTAAAAAGAAAATGTTACAATGCACTAACTGAAGCTGCCGGAAATACACTTGGAGGAGTTACAGAAGGAGTTGGTAAAGCTCTTGATAATAAAGTAGCCGGAATCGCTGGTGGTGTTTTAGGAGCTACTAAATTAGGAGGAACTATTGGAACAATGATAGGGGGACCATTTGGAAGTATTTTAGGTATGGGAGCTGGTTATCTCTTAGGTTCTGCAGCTACTAGAGGTCTTGGAAAAGGTCTTAAAACTGCCGGTCAAGATATGCAGACTTAATTATAGGAGGATTTAGATTATGATTAAGTTTAGACAAAAAGAATTTTTTTTGGGAATGGCTTTAAATGCTGCAGGGGCTATTGGTACAGGTCTTTCTCTAAAACAAGGCTCTGATCAAATGAAACAAGCTGAGGAACAAGCAGCACAGGCAGAGGAGCAAAATAGAAAGATGACCAAAGCTTTAAATAAAATTGCAGAAAACGCAAAAAATAATCCACAAGCAGCACAACAAGCAGCAGATGTAATGGGACAAAAACAGTTTGCTCAAATAAATTTTGCAAAACTTACAGCAACTCTTAAGAATAATAAAACTTTAGGAAATGCTAAAGGTCTCGCTAAAGATGTTGGTAAAATTGTGTGGAAAGGAAAAAATAAGCTGATTGGTGGAACTATGATGGGAGCTACAATGGCAGGAGCTTCATATCTTACTGATAAAGCAATTCAAAAAGATATGAAGAAAAATGGAATGCCTCTTGAAAAAACCTATTCTGCTGGATCTATAATGAAAGCAGTAAAAGGTACTGGAAAAGTTTTAGGAGAAGCTGCAAAAAAAAATAAAGGAACGTTAATAACGATGGCTGCTCTAGGTTCTGCTCCCATGGCTCTCGGATACTCTGCTGAAAAAGCTCAATATAAAGATCAGATGGCATTAACTCAGAGAAACTATGCAGTCCCTGGAGTAATGGCAGTTAAAAGATTACTTACTGGCGCTTCTAAATCTGTAAGAAATTCACAGATATTTAAAACTCCTGGACAAACAATTTTAGGTGGACTTTCTAATTTATCTGGCGGAGGTGGTCGAAAAGGTGTATACAAATTCGGTCATCAGTTAAATAGATATGGAAAACACTCAGGTTCAGTATGGTCTCAAAAAGCAGGTAAATTCATTATGGATAACCCCAAAACAGCCTTAGCAGGTAGTATTCCAGTCGGTGCTGCAGTTTTAGGAGCAACATGGGGAACTGGAGAGAAAATAGTAAATAAAACAGCTCGGGCTCTAGATAAAGATGCTTTCAAATATCAAGATTCTAAAAATCAAGAAATACAATGATTATAAAAAGAAAATTATTCACTAAATACGACGATACTGATAATCTTAAAAGAATGAAGGATTCAGATATTCTTGCTGAAAAACCAAAACAGGCTCCTGGATATGGTTCTGTAGCTGGGGCTGCTCTTGGTGGGGCTGCTCTTGGTGGAACAGTTGGTTCTGTAGCTGGAGCTTTTGGAAAGAATAAGGCAGGTCGTAGTTTACTCGGAAGAATGGGTAAAGGTGGAAAAACTGGATTAGTTGTTGGTGGTCTTCTAGCAGGTGGAATGGCTCTTCGAAATAGAAATAAACAAGCTGAAAATAATGAATGGTATAATAAAAGACTTAATTATGCTCAGAGACAGGCTAGACGAAGAGAAAAACAGGATTGGAAGACAAATATGACTCAAAGAGATGGTTATTCCTATTAAAATTAATAAAAAATTATGGCAAAATTTAAACCAAAGAAAATAATCAGAGATGTAAAGGAGTTTTATAAAAATAACCCTACGGCAAAAATTACTACTGCCACTGCTGGATTTTCTGGAACTAATCTTGCTATTAATGCTACTAGAAAAAATTCTGATAAAAAATATCAAGATGAACAGCTAGAAGCAATGGATAGATTAACTAAAGCACTTGGAGGAGTTAATAAAACTTTAAAAGAGGTAGAAGTAAAAGAACCTAAAAAGACAACCTCTTATAAATTTAAAAAAATCTTTTCCGAGAAAAATGATAATAATATGATTACATTTAGAAGAAAAGACTTTAGTATATTATCTGATACTGTTAAAGGAGCTATAATTGGTGGAAACGTAGCTACTCTAAGTTTACCATTATCCGGAAAAGATGCTAAAAATATTAAATATGAAGGAAGTAACCCTACTTTCCGAAAATTAAATGCTCTAAGTCCATTTGCTAAACGACTTGGAGTAGTAGCCGCCGGAACATTAGTCGGAGCAGCTCTTGGAGCCTTAGTTGGTACTATAAAAAAAGGTGATGAGGCTATTTCCAGAAAGTTAACAGTTGACAATAGATTAATGGATAGAGTAGTAGAGGATCTTAAGAAAACAGGTTTTAAAGAAGGCTCCGATTTTACAAGAGATCCTAAAACGGCGGATTCTCTTAAATCAGCAATAAGTGTAGCTATAACAAGAAATTCTGGTGAACTTAGACTTCTAGTAAATACAATAGCAGATAATAAACTAAAAGATATAACAAAAAACATAATACGAAATCTACCAAACTCAAGTGCAGTAACAGAAGAAAGTAAAAGTAGATATAATGAGATTTCTATAACTACTATATCTGATGGAACCGCTGATGTTGGTTTAATAGCTGGAATATGTGAAAAATTTATAAGAAATAAATATCCAGTATATCTCGTAGAAGTTGGTTAAATAAAACAATTAATTATTATATTTAAATTATGGCACAATGGACTGAAACTCTCGAACCGTATGTAAAAGTTATAGAGAGAGTACATACCGCAGCTCTTAATCCTACTGCAGGTGAAAGTTTAATTATCGGAGTGACTTTAATTTCTGATGCAGGCCCAGCAGTTCCTACACTGATCTCTAGTCAATCTGAATTCTTAAAAACTTATGCTTCAGGGGACTTAACAGAAGATTATATGGCATCCTTGAATAATCTTTATCATGATGCTAATAATACAGGAGATAAAAATGTAGCTGCAACAATGTGGATGAATGCTTATAGATTGGCTGGCTCTAATGTTATGCTGGTTTGTAGAGCATCTAAAGCTAACGATATCTACTACGCTAAACCCATGACTAAAACTGATTATAGTACATATATCCTTAGAGATGGTGCTTTAATGAAGGGATTTAGAGATGCTGATAAAGGTGTCGTTAAGTTTGTTCTTGATATTGATGGTGATGATGCAGAACATGATCAAGATGGATGGTCAATTAATTTGAATGGAGTAGGTATTCTTGGTAATCGTACCACCGATGATGGTCCTCAATATGATTACTATGTAAGAACTCTCCCCGACTTAGTAAATCAAATGAATGAAACTAATAAATTCTTCTCTCCATCTTATAAATTCTTCACAGATCCTAATAATATCATCTCTGAAAATGAAACAACTGATCCCGATAAAGCAAAGGCAGTTGTATTCTATGAACTTTATCTAGGACAGGATATGCTAGATACTTCAGACTCTAGATGTCCACTAGGAAAGCAGTATATCGTGATTTGTGAACCTGATTGGACTAGTGATAATCCTAATCAAAAACTTATAGATATTAATGCTTCCGCTTGGTCTGGTTTCGAAGAACAGAAATATTATGCAGTTAATCAATATAACTCTAATACTGATCTGAGAGTTAGAATTAGACGTTTTAATCATGATGCAGTAGTTACCAAAGAATTAACTAACCCCGCTTTGAACGAAAACTCTGATTCTCCTTATATGGTACTATCGGCCGTTCTAGATACCTATACTAAGAAAGGAACAGTAGAACCGTCAGAAAGTATCCTACAGCGAGATTTTTATGAAGTCGCTGTTCTTGATCCTAATATTTCTGACGAAGTACAGTTCTTTAATATAGGTAAAGTAACCGGCCGTGGAGATATGGAAGTATCAGAACTCAATGAACTCCTAAGTATGATTCAACTTCAACTCCCTGACGATATGAGAGAGCTTGGATTGAACTACTATGGATACGGAGCTGATGATAAAGTATGGGTAGAACTTGATCCTAATGACCCAAATGCAGGTTCTTATAAACAAACAGTTTCTTCAATGACTGATCTTTACAACTCAAAAGGTATGTCAGTTGGAGATGTTTACCGAGTTGGATCTGGAAGTTCATATAAGTACTATGAATATCAAGAAAATGGTGGAGATCAAGTTTATGCAAAATTAGGCGTAGATCCAACTGAAACAGATATTCTTGATGTATCTGAATCGGATCTTAAGAAAGCACTTGACGAAATCAACATTCAGGAAATCTATGTGGTTGAAGGATTATGTGACCTTGGAAATACATCACTAAGTTTCCAGAATTACTTGGCTAATATGGCTATCAATTCTAACTATTTCTATCCAGTATCAACAGTTCAGAGCACAAATTATATGACTATCGCTAATAATGCAACTAAAATAGCACAAGATTCATATAAACTCTATCTGTCTGCACCTTGGGATATCGACTCCGGTACATTTGGATGGAAATATTATTGCTCACCTGCTGTTGTTTACTGGGAAGCTGTAGCTAGAAACCGTAAGTTATTTTTGCGGTTTATAAATTATACTAAAATGCTGGAAATACATAATAATAAAGTATAATCAGCAGAAATTGGAGTAAATTCTAATTTTTCAACGACTAAATGTATAACTAAATTTGAAATATAATTTAGATGATATAGTCTAGATTATTAAGTTAATCTTATTAAATATCGAGAAATAATGCAGAATTTGCTCCCGTGCTTGGACAAACTAATGGTATTGTTCAGTATCAAAGACCTATGACTGAGTTTAATAAGAAAACTCGTCAACTTCTGCTCTCTAAACGAGTAAATACTGTACTCTGGAATTATCAAACTAATGCTTGGAATATGAATGATAATTATACTAAGCAAAGTGTAGATAATATTGTTTCAGATGAAGGTAACTCTCGTTTAGCTATTCGTATCTCAAAAGCTATGCCTGTATTACTTAAACAGTATATAGGCTGGAGAATTGCACCAAAACTATGGGAAAGTGCGATTGGAACTATCGATTAATTATGTAGTCGCCTAGAGTGGATCTAGGAAAATTATACCAAAATGCTGGAAAAATCTTGGTTACACCAAGTATAAATCAGCAAAAAGGATATCTTAGATTTATCTAAGTAAAATCCTTTCTCAACGACTAAATGTATAACTTAAGAAGTATTAATTCTTAAGATGATATAGTCTATTTATTAACAATTATTAATAACTTAAAAGTACTGGTTCAAATCAACTATTCTCCCAATGTCTTATAATATTGATGATTACCGTTAATATAAATTAAGCGGCCTTAAAATTTTTAAGGAAAAATAAGAAAATGCTGGAAAATAAAAATAATCAGCAAAGTATCATTATTGATACTCTCAACGACTAAGTACTTATTTGTTTAAAATAAAATTAAGCAAATGATATAGTCTGATCTTAATAAAATTAAATATTAAGTTACATAAATGATTATCATCGATGAGACAAATAACCCTGTTCAAATTCAGCGTAAATAATTGCGCCTTGGATTTTTATATTACCAAGAAAAATAAGAGAATTGCTGGAAGATAATAAAATAAATCAGCAAAGAAAGTTTACAAAAATTTTCTCTCAACGACTATGTACTTATTAAAATGATATAGTCTGATCTTAAATATTGGCTTTATTTTATATTTAAGTTTAACAATAATGCAGAATAAAATGGTGGTTAGCGTTTTGGTTAGATACCAGAGAGCTTTGAAATATGTCATCGTAAAGTATATGCGATTATTATACCAATTGCTGGAACTTAATAAATCCAAAGAATCAGCAAAAATAGATATAATTCTATTTCTCAACGACTAGATGTATAATTAAAATTTCATGAAGATTTTAAAAGATATAGTCTGAACATGAGTAGATAATACTTAGCAAACATATTGATATCACGACATTTTCGACGTTGGTATGGATCTTGCAGTCTCAGAATATGAAGATACAAGAGGAGCAGCCCTTGAATAACGGGAAGCAAATAAAAATAATGATAGTATGTTGGAGAAATCTGACATACTATCCTTTATAAAATAAATTATGTCAAGATTAATAGATGATAAAATAATAGAAATAGAAAAATTTTTTAAATCTTCTGAAAACAATAAGAATATTGATTTTTCAAAAATAAAAGATTCCTTCAAATCTTATAATGATACTGTAATCTTAATATGTCCTATTCATGGGGAGTTTGAAGTGAAGTATAAAAATCTATCAAGGAAAGAAAAATCACCAGATCATTTCTTGTGTAAAAAATGCAAACAACAAAAGCAATTAATCGAATATACTAATAATATAATTAACACACTTAATGAACTAAATAAAGAGAGAAATTTAGATATAGAATTCATTTCATTTATTGATTTTGATAAATTTAAAATTAAATTATATTGCAGAAAGCACGATTATTACTGGGAAACCAACTATTATAATTTAGTATGTAATAGATCGATTGGATGTTCAAAGTGTAATTCTGAATATTTATCAAAATATAAAACAATGTCTAATACAGAAGCATATAATAGGGTAATTAGTGCTAATAAGTTATATTTAGATAATTATGATTTCTCTCCAGTATTAAATAGTTTTGTAAATACAGAAACTCCCGTTAATGTATTCTGTAAAAAACATAATTTATTATATAGTATTGATTATTATACATTATTTAATAATAATTCTAAATGTGGATGTCCTAAATGTACATTATCTGGAATTTCAAATCAAGAAGAAATCTGTTTTTTAAATATTTTGAAATACAAAACGGAATCATTAATTAGTAGACAATATGAAATCAAAATAGATAGTGATTTCTTTAAGTCAATTAGAACAAAAATATATGTAGATTTCTATATTTCAGAATTAAATACAATAATAGAATATGACGGAAGACAACATTATGAACTGGTTAAAAAATTTCATAAATCTTATCAAGACTTCGTAAATCAAATCAACCGAGATAGATGTTTAGAACAATATTGCAAAGAAAATAATATAAAACTTCTTCGAATTTCTTATAAAGACAATAATAGAATCCCTGAAATCATAAAGATATTTTTCGAAGAAGGAAAAGATATAACAACAAAAGTAGAACCTAAATTATTACCAGTATTATATCATGGATAAAACATTATTAATAGATCTTAAAAAGAAGTTATTTATCAGGAGTGCTCTTATAAGTTTGACGTCTCTTGATGAAATTTTAGCCTTGAACGATTTTTTGAGTCCAGATGAGATATTACTGGAGATAATTAAGGAGTCGTTAAGAGAATTTGAACATACCTTGCCATTGATTCTGGAGATGAAAATGAACCGTTCTCAGATGTGTAGTTGTGAGAACATGGGACTTGAAGGGTATTGTGAGATTAAGAGTAATTTTACATTATTTCTTGATTGTAAAATATCGGAAGATCAGATTATATTAATTCCAAATTCTATTCCTATGTACAGGGTGGGGTCTATATCTTATCCAGCTCCAGGAAACTATACTTACTTCACAGATTATAGACGTCCTTATGTTTTTATGATGGATATGCCCAGTTACGATCAATTCTATATTAGAGGAATATGTAGTCGGCCGATAATTCCAGATTTTCTTCCTGATAAAACGTTTAATCCAGGATCATCTAAAGCAGCTATTTATTGGCTGAATGTAGAAGAAGGGTCGAGAGGTACATTTTTTATGGATCTCTGTATGACTCATTTACTAGACTATATTAGGAACCTAAAGGCTTCATTAATGTTACCTAATGTTGGTTTGGAAGTTCTTAATAATATCGATGCTGCATATCAAGAGCTTAGATCTAGGTGTGATAATTATATACTCCAATCTGGATGGTATGGAGATTTACTTGTTTAATATATAAATTTATGATAATAAAAAGAAAGTTGTATTCTCTTGCAGGAACTAGAATATTAGCTGGATTTAATAAAAAAGTTCTTAGAAAGGCTCCAATGGCTGCAAAAAGATCTGCCATAAAAACACAAAATAAAGTTCTTTCTGGAGTAGCAAGAGATTTAAATAAGATAGAAGGAGTAAAAATGGCGGCAAATCAAGCAGCCATTAATCCAGGAAGAGTTGTAAATACTAAAGTAATTCAACCATCTATAGAAGCACCTATAACTTCTGTAGCTATGAAAACAGTACCTATTCCTGGAACATCTGCTTTAGTTAGTGTAGTAGGAAAACCAGAGAAAACTATGTGGAAAAAGATTGGAGTTGGTGATAAAATGTCTAAGGCTGCATCTAAGTATGTAGATAGTAAAGGAGGTAGAGTTGTAGAAGATATAGTAAATAGCTCGACTAATTATTTTAAAAATCTTATGGTATGACAAAATTTAGACAAAAACAATATACAATTCCGGAGGGTCACTATACAGGTCCTAAGGATATGGATAAGGTTCCAGGAGCTATAGAAGTAATCGGAAAATCTGCCTTAGCTGGTGCTGGTATTGGAGGAGTTACAGGTAGTCTCCTAAAAGATGCTAGTATTACCAGTGGTGCTATAACTGGAGGTAAATATGGAACTATAGCAGGTGTAGTATTAAAATTCTTCTTAAACTATTTACACAATCCAATGTCATCTATTAAATTTCAAGAAGTAGATAAATTAATTCGTCGTGAGTTTGGTATTTATAGAGCTTCTGGAGTAACTATAGGAGATTCATTAGATAAAAGAGCAAAAATAGATGAGAAGTTTAGTTTTAATGATCGAAATGTAACAGCTTATAAATTAAATTTTTCAATACAAGATAATTCCATTACCATGTATACTTTTGGAATGACCTCTAAGGAATTGGAAAAGACTTCAGATAGTTTAGACTATTACTGTAAGAAGTATACAGGGATGGAATATAGTAGTTATGCAATCAATTCTAGAAATAATTCTTATTCAGTGGCTATTGTATTTACAAATTATCAAGTTATAGCCAACTTTATAATGGAACTCAGTAATACTCTTGGAGTAAAAATAAATCTTCTTGATAACAAAGCTTTAGTTGAAAATAGAATTAAGGAAGTTGAACAGAAGGATTTTTCGGTTAAGTCTTTAAATAAATATGATTTAAAGAAATTTATTGGGAAAACGGGAAAATTTCTATTTTCCGGTAAATCTGAAGATCTTATCGGTTTAATTTATAGTGCTGCAGTAACTTTTTCTAATGATCCTGATATAATTCCTACATATCGAGGAGACTTTGGAAATAAGTACTTAGAAAATAGCCTTAAAAGACTTCGTTATGTTGAAGGTCTAGATTATACTGTTGGAGAATTTGGTGGAGATATAGGTATTAATATGTCAATGATCTCTGGAATATTCGTAATAACAGTAAATAAAGAGGATACCAACGAACTTAAGAAGATTGATTCTATTTTCTGGAATCACTTAAAAACGATAGTAAATAGGGTAGATACTGGAAAAGTAGTTGTATATAACTACACAATTAAAACAAGAAATGAATTTGATTTTATCTTAAAAAAATTCATGTCAACTGATGTAAAACCTAATATATTTGAAAAATGATAGTACCTAGAATTCGATATTTTTCAGATTTACAAGCTAGAAAGATGATAACGAAATTAACAGAGAAATTGGATAAAGATCGTATCGGGGATTATGAAGTTTCTAGTAAAATTCCCAAAGATGTAATTAGTATATATCCTGATCCATCTTCAATTAAAATATATATTCCAAAAGATCTTGAATATAGTCAGTACGAAATTGATGATTTCATTAGATCTATGGCAGCTCATATTAGAACAACTACGATCCTAGAGAGAGATATATATGTAATGAAACTATCAGGATCTCTTACTTTTGAACAGATATATAAATTAATACGTGAGATAATTGATACAGAAGAATTTTGTACTATTATTGACTGTGATTAATCTTTAAACTAAATATATACTATTATGGCGGATATGATTTCAAAAAACTTAGATAAGGCAAATAGGCTTTATTCTATTGGAATGAAAAATATAAAATTACAATTAAAACTTCTTGGGACTGAATTTGTAGTACTCAGACCAAAGAGTAATTCAAAATGGAAAAATGTTTTTGGAGGTACATATTCATCAAGTAGTACATTAGAGAACGATTATGATCAATTTACTACAATATTGATATTAAATCAGAATGAACTAAGAGATGTATGGAATCGAAACAGAGATAATCTAGAAGTATATACAGATGATGGATCTCTTGAAGTAGGGGATGAATTACAATATACTCGTGGAAAATATACATTCAGATTTAAAATATCTCTTAAAATGGGTTACTCTGAAGTAGCTGAAGTATTCTATGTTTATACATTGAATAGTATTATTGAAACTTTAGATATGTAATTATGAGAGAAAGAAATATAGAAAATGAGATTCTGAAGCAAAATAAAATTCCTGGATGTGATCAACTTACTAGACCTGAGGAAGTAAAAGCTCTTAGTAAATATCTTAAAAGTATTAGAACAACTCAAGAAAATCATACTTCCCTAGAGAAAGATAATCTAGAACTCCCTGGAAGAACAACAGGGAGGATTCCAGAAATTAATTCTCTCGAAGATTATATAGAGGGATTAGATGGGGTTCGTGGTATTAAAAGTCTATATAAAGAATCATCACGAGAACCACTTTCTGATAATAGAAACTCTGACTCGGCGGAAAATCATGGGTTGTATACAGAAAAGACACGTGAAAATCTGTATGATCCTAGGAAAACAGAACTAGAGAAACATCGTGAGGATATAGTAAATAAAAAAAATATCCTTGAACCAACCCTAGAAGACCGCCGAGAAGAATTAACTGAGGAACCAAAAGAATTAAAATCTCTAGGTACAGAAAAGTTAAATCTAGAAGGAGTTAGAGATGTAAGAAATCTTTATATAAATACAAAAGAAAATCTTAAGGTTCCAGAAAAAGATCTAGAGTTAGGAAAAGAAAGAGAATCTCTTATTGATAATCACAACCTAGAATTAGATCTAACAAGAATAGACCTTGAAGGATTTAAAGATTTATCATACAAAGAACAGCTCGAAGTAGATTCTAAAAATGAATTAGATACTACTCGAATATCTTTAGAAAAAACAATTGAAACTTCTGAATTATCTAGTTATAGAGAAGATCTTAAAGAAACGCCGGAGGAATTAGATAAGTTAGAAGATCACAGAGAAAAATTAAATAGTGGAAAAGATAATCTAAAAGAACTTGAAGATACTAAAGTTAAACTCAGAAATCCAGTAGATGATGCTGAACTTTCTAAAACCAAAGTATCTTTAGAGAGAACCGTAGAAGATAAAGAGTTAGAAACTTATAGGGAAAATCTTAGGAAAACGCCGGAGGAGTTAGATGAATTAGAGAATCATAAAGAGTCTCTTAGAAGTGGGGAAGAATTAAAGAGTTTACCTGAAGATAAAATAACTCTTGGAGGTACTGTAAAGGTATTAGAAGAACTTGGAAACACTAAAATAGATTTGGAAGGTACTGAAGAATCTGAGATATCTACTTTAGAGGATTATAGAGAAAACTTAAGTGTAGAAGATAATAATTCTCTTGAAGATACTAGGGTAGATCTGAAAGGTACTGTAGAATACGAAGCTTCTGAGTTAGAAGATGCCAGAATCAACTTAACCGGAACAGAAGAATCCGAACCTAAAAGTCTCGAAGATAAAAGGATAGACCTAGAAGATACAAAGGAGTCTGAACCTAAAGCTCTAGAGAATGAAAGAATTGATCTAGAAAATACTGAAGAGTCTGAGATATCTACTTTAGAGGATTATAGAGAAAACTTAAGTGTAGAAGATAATAATTCTCTTGAAGATACTAGAATAGACTTAACTGGAACTAAAGAAGCTGAGATGTCTGAACTTGAGGATTATCTTGATGATCTAGAAAATACGAAGGATTATGAGGCTTCTGAGTTAGAGGACACTAGAATAGATTTAACCGGAACTAAAGAATTCGAACCTAAATCTTTAGAAGACGAGAGAATAAACTTAGAGGGTACTAAAGAATATGAATCAAGTTCTTTAGAAGATGAAAGGATAGACCTAGAAGATACAAAGGAGTCTGAACCTGAAAGTCTTGAAGATTTTATAGATAAACTTGAAGATACTAGAGATTTTGAGTTAGAAGATGAAAAACTCGAACTCCCTGAAACTTCTGGAGATGGATATGAAGGTTATACTCCATTAGGTCCGGAAGAATTAGATAGTCTTGGTGGAAATATCAATAATTTCTATGATTCTCTCCTTGAAGTTCCAGAAATAGCTGATGCTCCTAGACAATCTGGAGATTATACTCCTCTTGGCCCAGAAGAGTTAGATAGTCTTGGTGGAGATCTTGGAAATTTTTACGATTCTATTCTAGAAGTTCCAGAAACAGATAATGAAAATTATCTTTCTCCAGAAGAAGTAGAAAAAATCATAGAAAATCCAGAACAACAATATAATTATAAAGATAAGTTACCTGAAGTAGCTAAAGGAAATTCAGCTCCTAGAGTAGAAACAGAAGGATCATATAATTATCTTTCTCCAGAAGAAGTAGAAAAAATCATAGAAAATCCTACTTATTTCTATAACCAACAAAAAGAAATTCCAGATGCACAAGCTCCTGATGGACAAGAAATTTATAAATATTCAGAAAATCCTGAACTATCTTCTGAACAAGTAGAAGGTCCTCCTATGAAATTACCTAAATTTGGATTAGAATCTCTTAATTTAAGTAATTATCTTAGATGGACTGCTGAAAAAGCCGTGGGCTGGACTGGAGTACATGGAGAGGCAAGACAACTTCTTGTTAATGAAACACTAGCTGGTTTGGTAGTAGCTAGAGACGAGCTTGAAAAAGTAACTAAATCAAATCGATATAGACTCCCTGGAAATGATGGCGGTTTATTGGGTGATTTAGTATCTGGAGGAGTTTCTGGTGCACTTGACAACCTAGGAGACAAGCTCGGAGATGCTGTTAATAGTATCGTTGGAAGCAAATCAGTAGATATATCTAATCCTTTGAATAGACCAGATGAAAATAAATTTAAATATAATGGATTTGAAGAAGCGAATACACGATCAACTAGTAGTAATGCTTCTAATCCTATAAAAAGTCAATCTGTATTTTCTTATGATGAAATCGAACTCTTAAGTAAAATAACTAATGAAGGAGCAAAGAAAAATTCATCATCATCCTTTTGGAAAAAAGCAGGTAGTGCTTTAAAAGATATGGCTTTAGGATCTTCTGGAGGAGAAAGAACATACAGTTTTAAAAATAATTATATTTCAGGTAAAGGTATATTAATTACTCTAGAGGAATTATGTGGGATATCTAGCGATACTGACGATACTAATACTGTAGAAGGTTTATATAATGTATTAAAATCTAGCCCATTTATTACAACTCCAGATAAATTTACCTCAACAGGGTATTCAAATTATAATATTCAAACATTAGATACTAATGCTTTCTGGGAAATTGCTCTTGAACCTTATGCAGGGCCTGAAAATGGAGATCTTAATTATCTTCCTGGAATCCACGAAATAAATATAAGAAATATCGTAATGCATGGAGTAAATACAGCTTATAATAAATGGATTCCATTTACTAGTTTTGATCTTCAAAAATCTAAAATGACATCAAAAACACTGAGCTTGTATGATGGTGAAATTAGTTATCCTGTTTCAATGGAATTTACTAATGAACTTCGAATAACTATTGCCGACGATCAATATAAATCTTGGAGACGATACTTTGAAGAATGTGCTAAAGCTGCAATTTATAATAGCGAAGGACATACATCTGATTATTATATACTGCCCCCGGATGAATATTCACTTACAGCAATAGATACTAATAATGTGTGTATTGCTATGTATAAAAATATATGCTTCAGATGTAGAATATATGTTATGACACCACAATATAGTACAATTCAAAAATTTGATTTACTTTTAGTAATGAAAGATTTTTCTGAAGAATATACAGGAGATATTGGAGATGGTGCAGGAGATCTTACAGTATCATTTAGTATTGTAGGGGAGAATCCAAATGAAGGAAAAATTCCAGAAGTTAAAGTAATACAGCATAAAGCTCCTGATAATTCTTCAAAAACGGATTATGGTTCTATAGTAGAAAGTGGAGTAAATTCAGTAATGAAACTAATTAAATAAAATAAGATTATGTATTTAAGATTAGGAACAACTAATATAAAGTACTCCACTGAACAAGATGATTTTACAGTATTTTCTGAAGTTGTAGATTCTAAGATGTCATATGAGAAACCAGTACTTGTGAGAACTTCTGATGAACTTGACATCTGGTTTGGATCAGATTTTCCCGGAAAAGATTATTACGATGAACTTTTAGAATCTGGAGTTACTTTATTCTTATATAGACCAGTTAAGGTTGAACAAAATACTAATGCTCCTGACTATATTGATCTAAAAGAATATTCTATAGATCAAAAATTATACTATAACTTAACAGAACTTCCAGAAATCGGAGAAGATAAGGTTTTGTATAAAGTAGTAACAGGAGAAGGCGAATATAAAGAGGGAAATTTGTGGTATACTCTATATATATATTATCTAGGAGAATATATGAAAATCCTAGAATTACCACAAAATCTTGACACTAATAATACGAGTTCTCTAGAAAATAGGGATGTATTAAACATAAATTATCCAGGTTTTATTGGACCTGAATATTGTTATCCGAAATATATAGAGGAAGGAGATGTTGATTATACTGAAAAAATTAATGAAGAAATATTATTATCTCATCTTCCTGACTTGCTAAGAGTATCAAAAGGGTATGAAACTTTAGCTTATTCTTTAGTATATAACCCTGAGATAGATTTTCACCCGATAGACGAGGGATTAACTTCTAAATATATAATCCTGAAAAAACTTAAAAATGACTCTTATGAAAATATAATGATTTGGTTTAAAGAGGAAATTAATAGTATCCCTAATATTCCAAGTCAGTATTATGATGAAGCAGTCGAGGTCGAAATCAAAGCCAAAGAAAGTAATAAGGAAATTTTCAAGAGGTTAGTAGAAGTTATAATTCCAAGTCAATTAGGTTATACAGTCGAAGGAAATATCTCGGAGGGTTACAAAATATACACATCATATTCTGTTCAGGTTACTTATTTTACTAATATTACTGATCTATTATTCGAACCAGATTTTAACACTACACACAATATACTATCAAAAATCTCGAGCGGAAGTACTAGAGTGAGATTTATATCTAAAACAACTGGTACTGAAGGTGGAGATCCCGAATACTTAGATAGTGATATTAGTGTAAATATTGAGAAACTGAAAGGAGATGATAAGTATAGAGTAACAATCGAGAGGTATAAATATCAAGAAATTTATGAAGGTGGTTTATTTACTATTGGACAGGAAAGACTTGATACTATAATTACTTCAGAGTCTAAGTTAGTTAGATGTATTCTCTCAACATCTTACATAAATCGAGAAACAAGTGAAGAGGTAGAATATAAAAAAGGTACTAAAGAATCTGAATTACCTTCTGGAACATGGTATCTTAAACGAGCCTGGAAAGAAACGGCCGAAGATATAAATGGGGAATATTGGAAAGCGGCAGAGGCTATTTTTGGATCTGACAACGCTGGAATTATCGATTATTTCTTAGTCCCTGATATCTATAAATACTCGGCCGGAATGAAGACAGGCTCAGAGACTAGTTATTATCCAGAATACGAGAGATTTTTAGGGTATGCAAGGAGTTTAGGTTTTCAAGTATTATTCCAAAATTCTGATAATGGATGGACCTACGTAGAAACTCAAGAACTCCCATCGGCCGAAAATATAACCTCAGGAACAATTTATATAGTATCACAACCCACTGGAGGAGTAAAATTCTATAAAGTGGAAAACGGAAACTTAATAGAAACAACTGATCCTGAGGAAACTAATACGGCCGGAAATAACTACGTCTTTAATTATACCTCTGACACTGATAATCGACTCTTATATTTTTATCGAGGGCAAACAATTTTCGGACAAGATAGACCTGGATATTATTTACATATTAGAGGGCTCTTACAAGATATTTACTCAATAACTAGCGATCAGATCTTATATCAAACACCTACAACAGATCCTTACACCTTTGAATCACCAGAAGAAAAACTTGAAGAATACAAAAGTAATTATCTAGTATTTAATAACCAGATATATTATTATAAAAAATATCAAAATGGACAAGACTTCAATACTTCAGGGTGGATGAGATTCTGTATAGGAAAAGTGGCTAGAGAATTGGAAAAGAATAAATGGAAAATTCTTAGTACTAAATCAGCCGGAGATATAAGAGCTAGAATAGAACAGATCTTAAATAGAATATCAGCTGGGTACTCATATATAGATTCATTAGTTATTACTGGATTTTACCTAGACTTACCAAATAACAGACTAGGACTTGAAGTGGAATCTAGAATGAGCGACTTAGTAGATAATGATATGACGATCGATATAACTTTAAATTACGATAAAAAATAATAAAAACTATGGCAAGCGTAGCAAGTTTAGTCCGCGGAAGTGACGGATACATGAAATTTATTGACTATCAAAGTACATATAAAGATAATAATAAAGAATTCCTTCGTGGTGACATGTGGGAACTTCAATTCATTAATGTACCTAAGATAAATAATTGTCTTAGTAAAACTTTGTAAACTGCTGGAAGATCAAGTAAAGATAAATCAGCAAAAATAGATAAAAAATCTATTTCTCAACGACTATTAGCAAAGAAAAGAAATAGCCATAGATTTCTTTTATGATATAGTCTAAACATAGAACAAATGTTTGAGTTTATTTCCCTGGTACTGATATTTTCAATGCTAGATTAAATGCCGTTCAGGTAGGTATTGATTATAGTGTATCAGGTTTTGAAAAGAGAATGCGTGGTAATTATACTATCATTCAGAAGACAGGTCAAAACACAGCTGGAACCCTGTCGTTGGCTTTTGTAGATAAGGAAGATCAGGCAATTACTTACTGGTTTGATAATTTAAAAGTTGTCCATTAAGAGATTAAAAGTTCCTTAATGAATCTTTGTGAACTGCTGGAAATATCTCGTTATAGTTATCTCCATCGCTTAAGATTTAGGATTAAGAGCGATGAACCTAATATAACGAAAAAATAATCAGCAGAAATAGATATGATTCTATTTTTCAACGACTAAGTACAAAGAAAGAGGGTTAAGCCATAGTTCCTCTTTATGATATAGTCTAGTATGATTTAAAACAAAAACCATAAGGACTATCGCCAGAAAATTGCAGATCGTGATACTAAATATTCTTTCAGAAAGGATGACTTAGTATGCGACCTTAGATTAATCTTAACTAACTCAAGCCGTATCAAAGTTCGTACTCTTAATTTCTATAACTGTATTCTTCAGGATGCACCGATCGACGAAAATGGTTAAAAAAATTTTTAAGGCCCACTAGAAATAGTAATACTCTAGAATGTAGTAAGTAAATTCGGTGAAAGGATAATCCCAATACCGAACTGAGAACATAAAAATTCTTAGCGTAACGAATAAAGACTTACTAACTTATAATGAAATATAAGTTAAATTTATATTCTGAACATATAATAAAATATTATAGTAACCTATTGCAAACAGAAGACGGAACCGATTAATTGCTTAGTCGCCTATTATATAATAGGAAAATTATACTAAAATGCTGGAAAATGTAAAACATAAATCAGCAAAAACTATTAAAAATAGCTTCTCAACGACTAAATGTATAACTATGAAAAATAGATGATATAGTCTATAATATATTAATATATATTAACAAATGCGAGCAGATATCCAAGTAAGCTTTTTCAAATGAAGAAGCATAAAGTTTATATTACTTTATGAAAATTCTATTAAAATGCTGGAATATCAAATAGATAATCAGCAAAAATTAGAAAAGATCTAATTTCTCAACGACTAAATATAGAACTAAGTTTGAAATATAATTTAGATGATATAGTCTATTCATTGATAAAAATAATTAATGACTTTAAAGCAATTTGAACATTTTGGAAAATTTCATGGTGTTTTCTACAAGAATTGCTGGAAAATTTGTATCTTTGTATACAAATAATCAGCATCCTAGATATTAACATAAATCTAGGTTCAACGACTATGTATGTAGACTGAGGAAATTCCTTAGGTGATATAGTCTGTCATGAGGTGAAACTCATTGATTAACGTATGAAAGAACTTTTGATAATATTTAATTAATAAACTAGAAGTATCTAATTTATTATTTCTTATGATTACAGTAGGGAAGGGTGGATCTGATCAATCTACCCTTCTTCATAAGAAATAATATTAGAACTTCCTAAAACTGTAATCAATATGGAACATTTAATAAAAGATACAAAAAGTTTTATTCAAAAAAGTAAAGAAGTATATGGCGATTTATTTGAATATGATAAAACAAATTACATTACTTGGAAAACGCCATTAATATTAAAGTGTAAACATTGTGGACAATATTTTGAAATGACACCAGCAAAACATTTAGGAGTATTAAAGAAAAGACCTAAATATGGAATAATTGGATGTCCAGAATGCAATATGAGGCATGGATTAAATATTAGAAGAAAAAATATATCAGATAGATGGTTTAGCAAAGCAATAAGTAAATTTGGAAATTGTTTTGACTATTCCGAATCAAAATACATAGATAATGATATTCCTATAAAGATATTATGTAAAAATTGTAATAATTATTTTTGGCAATCCCCACTAGAACATTTAAGAAAAGATCGAGATTGCTGTCCTAGCTGTGAACGATCAAATAATTTTATTAAAAAATCCATAGAAATATATGGATTAGAGAGATATGATTTTACGAATGTAAAATATAGGAATTTAGAGACATATGTTAGAATTTACGATAAATTAAATAATGTAGATTTTTTAATACTTCCAAAAGATTTTTTTAAATGGATACAATTACGAAACTAATGGAAAAAGCAGTGGAGAAAAACTAGTACTGCAATGGTTTGAAGATAAAAAATTCAATCTATCCGATGAAGTTACTATAGAGATAAATAATGAATTTAAAGTTAGAGCAGATTTTATTATATATTCATCCACAAAAGAAGTAACATTTTGGATAGAATATAATGGAGCACAACATTATGAATTCGTAGATTACTTTTATAGAGATAAGCGATCCTTTCAAAAACAACTAAAAAGGGATGAAAACGTTAGAAAATATTGTAAGGAAAATAATATAATTCTTATAGAAATTCCATATACTTACAATACCTATGAGAAAATATCTGAAGTTTTAAAAAGAATTCTCATAGAAGGTGAATCCCCTGATATAATAACTCAGCCAAAAATAATACAACCAACATAAAAACTAAAGAAGAGTGGCTTTGATCGGCTACTTTTCTACTAAACACTAAAACAAATTATTATGAATTTATTAGATATATTATTCCCTAAAAGAAAGCAAGAAAAAGAAGAATTAAAAAATCTAGAGCCAGAGATAAAAAATCTAGAAATTACTTTAGGATTATATGGAAGAACTAATACTGAAGTTTATTACGATCCATTATATGAACGAAATAGAGGAAGAAAATATGATCTCAAAGGCCGAAGGGAATACCTAGAAGACCTTAGAAAACGATTAAACGATGGATATAAGAGCTTAAATGTAATACGAGCTAGTGGATATTTTAATCCAGATAATTCTAATGAAAAAGATACTTTTAATCCCATCATAAAAGAATTACCTAAACCAAGTAAGATTGTGTATGTAGTATTAATAAGAAAAACTATTAATATTCCAAAAACAATAAAAATAGAGAACAGTACTAAATATAAAATAAAAAGTACAAACTCTGAATGTGATAATATAGAGGATTACTATATTATAAGAGAGTTGGATGAAAATACTAAGAAATTTATTAAATCTCTAATATGATTATATTAAGAAAGTACCCAGAAGAACAGAAAGAATTTAGTATACTTTCAGAAATATCTCGATTGGGTTTAAAGAAAGGAACAAAAAATTATATCAGAAAACGAAAAAGAGATATAGTGAATAAATTAATTCAGAATAAACGAGAGTTTCTTGCAAAAACAAAGAAAACAGAAAGAAAATTGACTAATCTTCGAAAAGAAACAAAAGAGAATGAATTAATAGCCGATAATCTGAAAAAAGAAGCTAATAAAGTAAACGCTGATATAATACCTAATAACAAATTTTCTAAACTGATATATCAACCTAAAGGAGACAAATCCTATATTCTCAATAAAGAAAAGAAAAAATCTACTCGAGGAAATGTCTAATGATAAAAGTTTGGATAAAGCTAGTAGAGAATTGGCCAAATCAAGTTCGACCAAAGATGCAATTATAAATCTCAACGCTGATGCAATAGGAAAAGACACCCCATTTGCTGCTCATGAACTAGGTCATGTTAAAAATAGTAAAAAATCTATTAATTCTGCAATTCAAAAATTAGCTGATAAATCTAATAATAGTAAAGGGATACTAGCTGATATTGGGAAAAGAACTATTGGAATTCAAGAAGAAAATAATGCTTGGAAGAATGGAATAAAAGATTTAAAAAAGGCTGGTGCAACAAAAGAAGAGATTAAACATGCTAAAAATCTAGAAAATGCTGCAATAGATACATATAGAAAAGGAAATAGTTTAAGAAATAACTTAAATGAAAAGCTATTAAATAAATTACATCCAAAAGAAATAGATAATTATAAAGTATTTCCTGGATCTCATAAAGAAGAAAAAGATTTAATGGAACTTTTTGGAGATAAAGGAAGAACTGAAAGACAGAAATATAATTTAAGAAGAAAAATAATAAATAAAAAGAAACCTAAATAATTATATACTTACTATTGTATAAAAATAAATAAAGAGATTTGGATTAATTTCCAAATCTCTATCAATAGCATAATAACCCTCTGGAATATTCCATATCTCAGAGGGTAATGCATTTTTAGGTACTTCTGTATTTTCGTTAATAGGATATAACATTACTATTTTATAATTACATTCTAAATGAGATCTTATTATATCTTTCTCTTCATCAGTAAGTTTTTTCTCAATTACCGCTTCTTTGACTATTCTTTTCATAATTCTACGTATTTAAAGTTTATATTACATATACTAGGCTTTCAAATTGATAAAAGGGAGGTTTTATATAGGTTTGTCCCTTATTTATGAGGACAAAGGAGTTTTTCCCTTCCCCTCCATTCGCTATTTACATAGCTCATTACGGGTCGCTACGCTCACAAGACTGAATAAGATATATCAGACAACAATTTTCTCTTTTAACATATTTTATATTTTTAATTATTATTGACACCCCTTTGGCCCTTCAGGCCAGGGGCGGTGTCTCCATTAAAATATAATAAATGCTCATAAGAAATCTTGAACATGAATATTCCATGCCTTTGGCATGATCTTATGTTCTTCAATCTATATGAGCAATAGTGTCACCGAATTTTCAGATAAATATATATATACTATTTTGTATTTTTGGAAATCTAAAGTGACAAAATGCATGTAATATCCTTTCAATTCCTTATTATCGAAAAGGGAATCCTCCTATGTCTTCAATTTTTAGAGATATAGGATTTTAACTGGATTCTCTATTAGATTAATTAAATTAATAGAGGATATAATTATGCCTATACAGAAATTAAATGATTATGTAGTTCCTAGAGGGATTAGATTTATATCAGAACTAGGAACAGATTTTAGATTTTATAAATTCCCAGTAAAATGTATAATAAATAAACAACTTCCAGGATGTGGTTTTACAGAGTATTGCTTGAGAGGTCCTGAGAATGTAATACTCTGTTCCCCTAGAAAGATGTTATTGAAGAATAAAAAGGATCAACATGGAAGAGAGGTTTATTTAGTTGTGAATGAACTAGAAAAAGAAGTAGCTGTAGATAAGGATCTCTCTAAAGTAGATAAGTCTAGATCTCAAGCATTTATAGAGACTCTTAAGGAGATGGTTCATGGGAAGGATACGGTCTATAATAGATTAATGAATGAGATTAAGGATTACCTGGGAGAAAGGAAGTACCTAGGAAAACCAGCTAAAATTCTTGTAACCTACGACTCATATAGAATTGTAAAAGATATCCTAACTTCGCTCGGAGTTTTCGAAGGATTTTATACGGTAATCGATGAGTTTCAGACAATACTTCACGATTCGAAATTCAAGTCTAATACTGAATTAGATTTTTTACATCACTTACATCAATCTCATAGTGCATTATTTGTTAGTGCAACTCCGATGTTAGAGGAGTACTTAAATATGTTAGATGAATTCGATGGTCTTCCGTATATTAATATGGATTGGGATTCTCAAGATTCAACTAGAATTATTAAACCAAATCTTAAAGTATTAAGCATGATGAGTGTAGGTACTAAACTCCCAGAAATTATTCAGTCTTATAAAGAAGGTAATTTTGAAAAGACTATAGTAATGGTAGGAGGCTACCCCAAAGAAATTATATCAGACGAGGCTGTATTTTATGTAAACTCTGTAAATCATATTACCTCTATCATAAAGAAGTGTGAACTTAAACCAGAAGAGGTTAATATATTATGTTCAGATACCTCAGATAATCTTAAGAAAATTCAGAAAAAACTAGGAAAAAAGTTTAAGATAGGAGAGGTACCTTTGGAGAATGAAAAACCGAAGATGTTTACATTTTGTACCAGAACTGTATATCTAGGAGCTGATTTCTATTCAAAATGTGCTAGAAGCTTTATATTTTCGGATTCTAATATTGACTCTCTGGCCGTAGATATATCAGAAGACTTACCGCAAATACTTGGACGTCAGAGGTTGCAAGAGAATCCGTGGAAGAATGATGCAGTATTTTATTATAGATCTACTTGTGATTATAGAAAGATTAGTCAGGAAGATTTTGATAAAGAAATAGAAAGAAAAAAGAAAGCAACTAATGATTTATTATCTGCTTTTAATACTGCATTGGATGATGCTAAGTTTACATTAGCAGAAGCTTATCAAACTTTAGCTAGAACTCAGAATTATAAAGATAATTATATAGCGGTTAATGAACATCAGGGAGGTACTCTTATTCCAGCTATTAATAATTTAGTATTGGTTAATGAAATTAGAGCTTTCCGGATACAACAGTACGATTATAAGGATAGATTCACTGTATTTTCTACTATACACAATACTCTTACCCCTGATGACATAGTAAATCAAGAGGTATCTGAATTTTTAAAATTATATAATGAGTTAACAGAAGCAAGAAAAAAATTAATATTATTGTGTGAGTATGGACTTTCAAGAGAAGCATTAGAAATAGTATTATCTCAATTAAGTGATGGGGATAGTATTAAGTCTTACTATATCTCACTGGGGCCAAATAGACTGAAAGCTTTAGGATATAAAAAAAATAATATAGAAAAAGAACTTGGGATAGTAGTATTTAGTAAAGAGCTTTTAGTAAATACTATTTTTTCTAATTTTTCAGTGGGAGATAGAATAAGTCAAGCAAATATAAAAGAGATTCTTGGAAATCTTTATGATTCTATTAATTATACAGCTACTCCTAAAGCTACTGATCTAGGAGAATATTTTATTGTAAAAGAAGCAAAATTAAATGAAATATTTCCAGATGGTTCAAAGAAAAGAGTAAAAGCTACTGAAATAATAGGAGTAAAACCAGAGTATAGTACTATATATAATAATTTAAAAATAATAAATAAAGAAAATGATATACTTAATTAAATCATCAGGATATAAAGAACTTTCTGATGGTAGTATAGAAAGTTTCTTTTTATTAAAAATAGGTTATACGGAAGATTCTAATAAAAATACTAGATTTTCTCAATATAGAATGCATAATCCTACTTGTAAGATACTATATGAGGTTCCAGGATTAACAGAGGAAGATGAAAAGAATGTTCGGTATAGGTTTAGAAAGTATTTATATCCAGAATATGGGATGGAGTGGTTTGAATATAATAAAGAGATAGTAGATTTCTTTAGTGATCCTAATGTAGCGAAAAATATAAAATCTCTCCCCAAGTGTCCTGTTCTGGAGCATAGAGAGTTAACTAAATTAAAGAAAGAAGTAAAAGTAATTTTAGAAATACTTAATGGTATAGATAAAAGTATTGATATTAAGTACCTATATAAAGAGGTGTTCAATAGAAAACTTCGTTCTATAGATTTAGTATATGAATTTTTAGAGTTAAGTATTGATAAGAATATTTTAGATAAATGCAAATATCTTTTAGAGTGTAGAGAAACTAGTATGTATTGTAAAAACCCAGAAGTTAATAAAGAAGTATCGAAGTTTCTAAATGAGTATGAAAATCTAACTTTGTTCAAACAAAAGCTTAAATTATTATGTGAATATGGATTATCTAATCAAGCTATACAAATAGTATTAGATCAGATTGGGGAACATGATAATATTAAATCTTATTATACTATTCTTAAACCACAAAAACTAAAAGCTTTGGGGTATGATAGGTATAAAATTGAAAAAGAGTTAGGTATTGTAACATTTAGTAAAGAACTTTTGGTAAATACTATTCTCTCTAAGTTTTCTGTTGGAGATAGAATAAGCCAAGCAAAAATAAAAGAAATTCTTGGAGGACTATATTCTTCAATTAATTATACAGCTACTCCTAAAGCAACTGACTTAGAAAACTTTTTTGAAACTAAGGAGGCTAAAGTAAATGAAATACTTTCTGATGGTTCTAAGAAGAGAGTGAAAGCTACTGACATTATAGGAGTTAAGCCAGAGTATCAAGAAATATATAATAACCTGAAAACAATAAACAATATTTTATGAGGTAAGTGTTCGATCTTGCCTGGGACATAATAATTCTCATTCGCCAGGAAAAGGTGGGTGAGAATTTTGTTTTGGAAATTCTAAGAAGAGAAAATAAAAGGACGAGTTTCCTCATCCTTCTTGTATAGTAAATAGTTCTAAAATTTTATCTAACTTTTCTTGCTCAATTATTCTATTAGTTTCTGTATTCATTCTCCAAGTCCCAGGAAGTTTTATGGTTGTATCTGTTATTGAATTATCTGTATCGAGTAGTATAGATTCCACTTCAGAGGGTAATACAATTTCTGCAGGCTCGGAGGTAAAGATAGATTGCTGATTTATTATATTGAGCAATTCTTCTAGGTTAGTGAATTTGTTATGATCTATTATTACATATATTTTACAATCTTTTATTCTTAGATCAGCTGTAGGACCTGTAAGTCTAATAAATTCATCTATTACGTTTGTTGTTTTTATTCCTATCTTCATATTCTTTGGTTTTAATTTAACATATATAAGGCTTTGGTATAAAAAATAAGGTAAAAGATAATAAATTTCTTAAGTGATGATAATAAAACGTAAATTAATTTTTGATAATCCTGAACAAAGAGAATTTGGAGTTCCGTGGAAAAAATATATAAAATATGGAGCAAAGTCTATTAAAGATCGAGGCTTAAAAAGAGGAATAAGAAAGCTCAGATTTAAGATTTCCGATGATATAGATAAGTCGATTAAGGCAAATGATAAAGCTCAGATGGCTCTTGATGCATACACTGAAAATACAAAATTTCCTAAAAGACCTGAAGTAATGAAAGCTTTAGGTCAAGAAGCAAAGAAAAGAGGAATAGTTGTAGTTAAAGGGAAGAAAGAGTATAAACCAGTAACAGAAAAGGGAGTAAAGTTATCTCCTGATAGAAGTGAAACTTGGACATTACCTAAAAAATATACCAATAGAAGAGATAGAATTAGATATACTAAGTCAGATTTTCCAGAAGACAGGGAACTTGGAAAAGCTTTATCTCGAGGTAAGCGAGCAGTAATAAATCAAAAGGGAAGTCAGGCCGTGTTTGCTCATGAAATTGCTCATGTTATGAATCAAAGTAAGTTAGGTACAGGAGTTGTATCTAAATTAAATGGTGTGACAAAGCCGATTTATCATAAAAGTAGAAATAAAAATGGATTAGGAAATTATCTTTTAACTTCTGCAACAGGAAAGGTTTTAATAAAAGAAGAAAAGAATGCTACCAAGACTGCAATGAAACTTTTAAGATCAGCTAATGCAAATCCTAGTGAAATGATTGAAGCTAGGAAAGAATTAGGAGCGGATCTTGGAACTTATATGCATGGTTATAAATCTAGTAAAGGAAAAATTTTAAAAGGGATAATAAAACCTAATAGAATAAAGAAGAAAAATAAAAAGAGACCTTAAGCCTCTTTTTCACGAATCTTAGAAATTAGATCATCTACATATTTTTCCGCTAGTTCTTTTGTTTTAAACTTATTATCTATAGATCCGATTGTATAATATCTCTCAGGATCTTTTAGAATTATATCGTAGAATGATTTAAAAGTTTCTAAGTCTTTCTCTTTGATATTTAATATTTTAATACCATTAGGAATATTATACTTTTCCTTAGGTACTTGAATCAATGTAATAAACGAAATTCCTTGTTCAAATACTTTAGCTGTAGTTGATATTTTTGAATTTTGTTTATTAGGTTTTACAATTTTAATAATATCTTTTTTCATAGTTTTATATATTTTGATTTTCTTCATATATAAGGCTTTTAAGTAATAATAATTGTAAAGTTCTATATACCTTTAATGGAGAGGGTGGTGTATAGACTTGTTCTTCTCCTCCCGTGTAATAATATTTTTTTATGATTATTAAGAGAAAATTATTTAATGATAATTCTCATGTTCCTTACTTTATTGATGGTGAAACGAGTGCTAGTAGGAGATATAAGGTATTAGTGGTTGATGGAAAGAAGAAGAGGAGACGATACCTAGATAATTACCGAAAACGCACGAAAAATGAGTTAATAGAGGAAGGATATTATGATGAACTGTAATATAAATAGAAAAGAAGATGATAATAAAACGTAAATTATTCTCCAAGACAAGTAAGGAGAAAAGAGAAATGGCTGCAGATAACCTTGACAGAACTAGAAAAGGTGTAGCAACAATCTATGGAGGTTTGGCTGGTGCTGGTATTGCTGCGGCTGGACATCTACATCATAAGTCTGAAGCAAGAAAGGCTCGTGAAGAATTGAAGCGTAGGGGAAAAGAATAAGTGATATAAAATGAGAGTTTAATGTAAAATTTGATAAAATTATGAATATATTAACAGCACAATTGCCATCAGGAGGATATGGTTATAAGTTTCCGAGTGTTAAAGTTAGTCCTATGACATTCTTAGAGATAACTAGATACCTTGAAAATCTACCCTCTGATGATCCGTTAGAAAAATACTTATATGATATTAACTTACTTATTCAGGAAGATGAAACTATCTTAGATTGTTACTTAATGGATGTAGATTTCCTGATATTCTATAAGAAGCTATGTACTGTATCAGGGGAATTATCTTATGAAATAGAAGTAACATGTCCTGAATGTGGTAAGAAGATGAAGAAAACTATATCCTTCGAAAAAGATATTCACTTTAAACAGATCGATCAAAAGATTATGAATGGTGCTTTTATTGAACTTGGAGGGCATAGATACGAGACTATAGTTCCGACAGTTAGAGAGTTTATGAAGGTATTTCAGACTTACCTTAGATATCGAACTGTAACTGACTTGAAGATGATTAAAACTATAGCCTTGATTAAAGATTTTGATTATCAGGGAACACAGATCGAGAAAGATGTCTTAGGGGCTACTCATGGTGATGTTACTCTCTTGCTTGCTCTTCGTGACTTATATTACGATAGACTTGAACCTATTCAACTATATTGTCCTGAATGTAATAAAGGAAAGAAAGCGAAAGAAAGGAGGAGTGTGGCAGTAAGTGTAGAATCTCTTACTGTCGACTTCTTTCGAGACATCTGTAACAATTCCCCAATTGATGGATCTAAAATTTTATTTAAATAAGTTTCTCAAGGCAGATGGGATAGAAGGTTATACTCTGAGTTCTCTTAAGGCGCTTCGAGAGTGTTATGAGAATTTCCTTGATACTACTGAAGGAACTGATCCAGATTTCCCACTTCTTAATTTTGGTGGAAAGAAGGGGCAGAGGCTTAAGGGTATATCAGCAGCACAACGTCAAGCCTACTATGAATCTGAAGCTGAGAGAAAAGAAATGATGGGTGAGGGAGGAATAATAAATGTAAACCTCCTAGACCTATAAAATATAACTCCCCTCTATTAAAAGTTGATCTAGTGGGGGGGGGTTATATTAGTAAAAATTCCCCTAGATCTTTATTATAAAATTATGATCATTAAGAGAAAATTATTTAATATTTCGGATCGAGAAGAGTTAGAGAGATTAAAGAGTATAAAGCCAACACTAGGAAAAAGATTGGCTGCTACTGGAGCTTTAGGAGGAACTGGTGCTCTTCTAGGTCTTGCTGGAGGAAGAGGTGGTGCTTTATTAGGTGGAACTATAGGAGCTGCTACAGGTGCTTATGTAACATCTAACTACTTCAGAAAAAAGCAAATAAATTACAGAAGAGAATTGATAGTGATAATATAAGACGTAATTCTTTAATAGATAACAGAAGAATTAATTGGGAAAATCAACGCCCTATGACATATGATCAATTCTACAAGAAATATCCGAAAGTAAAATCTGATATGAATAGAGTTAAATTTAATGAAAATTATAGATTCACAGATAATTCTATTCCAGATTATAATCAAATAAAGAATATATGGGGTGAATTTGATCCTAAACGTTATATTCCTCTTGGAGTTCAGGATGCTTATGAAAGTTCTTATATGTTTTATGATACAAAAACAGGTGATTATGTAAATGTATGGAGTGATATTGAGGAGCCAGAAAGAATAAAGCGTTTAGATGATTATAAGGAGTTCTACTCTTAAAAACATACAATCCTGGGAGAGTTTGGGATAATAACTGTCCAGGAACTAAATTAAAAAATAAAATTATGGCATATTGGATAGATGAGAATTATATAAACATAGAAAATATATTAAGATTTAGCGAATATTCTGGTTATAACCCTGGGAGAGTTCGAAAATTTCCAAAAGAGAGTGATATAGTTTCTATTATTGGAATTAGATCTGATAGAATAGATGTGTTTATTTTACTCAAAGAAAATAAATTTGATAATATTCCAGAAGATACTTTATTTATACAGACTAATGATTTCAAGAGATTAGTACTTTCAGGTCGTTATAGAGGAGTATTTTATAAAGGGAATATTAATACTGTCGATAATTACTATGCTCTCGAATTATTAAGTAATTATGATCTGGTTTCTGCCGAGTTACTTAGATTTATAGAGGATACGAAAGAATATATAGAAAATAATTGGAGGAAGAAAGATGAAGAGAACTAATTTAATAGATTGGATGTTTGATGACGGTGAATGGCTATCTTGGACTTTATCGTTATTAGTTCCAGGTATTATTGTAGCTGTATTATTCATTCCTGGGTTAATAATTCTTGGAGCTTTACTGTTAATTTTTGGGGTCATAGATTTTATTACGAAAACCCTAGAAGAGAAAAATGATGAACAGTCTATCGTAAAAGCCAGTGATGAGAAAAAGAAAGACTCTCCTAGGTTAGTAAGAGGAGTCCTAATCGATAATAATGAATATGATAAATCTTTTAATCTTAAGAGATGTATTCCAGTTATTATGATAAGAACTGATAAGTTAGATAAATATACTATTTCTAATGATACTGAGGTAATAACAGTAAGTGATATATATGAACATCACCTAATAACTTTTATGGTTTGTGATGAGAGTTTATATAGTATTCTCAAAGTTCCCGGAAAATTTTGGTATAATGATGATTTAGGAGTTATATTAGGTTTTGGAAATAAAGAGATAGATAAGTTTGTTGAAAAATTAAAAACTCCAATAATTACGGTTTGAAAAAGTAAGAAAGAGAATGTGGAAGAAAAATAAAAGAGGAAATTAATCCTCTTTTTGAATGGAATTAATATATTTTATTGCTTCATCTGATAGATTTAACTGACTATTTACTATATTAAATTCGCATACTGTAGGTAAAAATATTAATATGTAATCTTTATTATTCGGTATGTAATTTTTATCAATTAGTTCAAAGTCATCTAATTTGTAATCTTGTAATATATTAATTTGTAATAATCCACAAGTAATATCATTTAATTCTTCATTAAGTTTTTGAATATTACCTTTATAAAACTGTTCATACTTTTCTTTCTCTAAGAAAAGATAACATTCTACAGGTGATAATGCTAAATCACAAGCGCAATTATCATGATCGCTGTAGTTAATAAATTTATAAGCTTTTATTATATCTTTCTTCATAATCTTATATATTTCTATTCATATATAAGGCTTTAAAATTGTATGAAGATTAAGAGGGAATTATAAACAAAATAAATTATGATTATAGTAAGAAAATTAAATACTAAAACTTTCACTGGCAGAGATCTAGTAGAAAGATTATATTCTGAGGGTTGGGAACTAGAACAACGAGAATATGGACTAGTAAAAAAGATACTCAGAAAAACTGTTAGACCTATCTTGAATAGTATGATAAGTAACAAACAGAAATCTATGGATAAATTAAACAAATCTATAAAAGAGGATTATGTTTCTGATAAAAGACCTGAAATAATGCAATCTCTTGGAAGAAAAGCAAAAGAATTAGGTGTAAAAGTACTAAAGGGTAAGAAAAAAGATAACTTAGGATCAGATTCTATAGAAAGTTCAAAAAGATTAATTAAAGAAAGAGAGAAAACAGGAAAGAAAGCAAAAATTAGATTATCCCGCGAAAACAATTGGGAAATAGATGCTAAAAATATAAAATCTATTGAGAGAAATAGGTTAATTAATAGTAATAAGCCACAACAAAGAAAATTAGGAAAGGCAGCTATTAACAATAAATTTGTCATTAATCATAAAGGAAGTCAAGCTTCTTTAGCACATGAAATAGGTCATGTTATAGATGATAGTAGTAAAGGAGTATCGAAAGAATTTATTAGTAGAGTAAAACCAAAAGGAATCTCTGGAGCTATTAAAGAATATAAAAATGCTTCTAAGACAGTCGAAAAAGAGAGAAGTGCTAGTAATAATGCTATAAAACTTTTAAAAGATGTTGGAGTTAAGGGTAAAGAATTAAAAAGAGCAGAAAAAGAATTAAATGAATCTTTAAAAACTTATAAATTATCTAGATCTAAGAAAGTATTAGAGGCTTTAAATAGAGGATTAGATGATCTAACTCCATCAGAAAAAGAAAGATTAATCGAGAAAATAAAATAGAAAACTTGAAAAGATCAATAAAGTCCGTATTTAAAAAGAAATAATATGATAGTAGATTACATAAAGACTTGGATTCATATAAAATCTATTGAATTTTTTCTTGGAATAAAAAGATCCTATAGTATAGAAAGAAATAATCTTAGTAGATATTTAAAAGATTTAATCAATTTATCTAGTGAAATTGATAAATTAAAGGAAGAATTTAATATTAGGATTAGTTTTTGTTTGGTAGATACTAGTAACTTCTATCCGGATATAAGTATAGTAACCAATATTAGGGAAGAACTAGAGCAAGATAATAGAGTAAGAGATATTCTGATAGATAAGTTAGATTCCGATAGTGTTATAGATTTTAAATTACTTCACAATACAGGATATTATTTTCAGGTATATTATCTTATGTGTATGTTTGGGTATGAGTATATAGATGATGTTGAACAAAATGAGATGAATAAACTTATACCTTTGAAATATGAGAAGTACTATTTTCATAATAATAAATATAGATTATTGGATTTATCAACTTATCATAGTATGTTCTTTTATAATGATTAATAAATAAACAATGGCTGTAGAAGATATAGAAAATAAAGTAAGAAAAATGTCTTCCCAGAAACCAGAGGATGGGAAAGACTTACAACAACTCCAAGAAGCACAAAACCAGATTGTTCAGATAAATGCAGAACGTCAGAGGAACTTACAAACAGCTAGACTCGAAAATAATGCTGATGCGGCTAATAATGAAACTATGAGTCAAGCTGTAGAGATGGCTGCACTTGGAGGATTAGGTGGAGCAGCAGTACAACAACAAGTACAGGCAATGAATCCACAAACTCAGGCTGTCTTAGGAAAATATGGACTTGGACAACCTAAAGTACAGCGAACATCTTCAAGGAGTGTACAAGTAACTCCACAGAAGATAACAATAAATAATAACACTACGAACACAACGACTAATAACGTTGCTGTTCCCGCTGCTAATATTGGTGGTCCTGTCCAAGGGAGAACATTAGCAGTAAAACAAAATCCAGATGAAGGACAGGCTCGATTTAAAACTTGGATATCTAATGCCTTTGCTAAACAGAATCAACAAGCAGCGGCCAGAGAAAAAGAATATCAACGTCGTGAGTGGTCCTTGACAAGAAGTACTAATAAATTAATGAAACACTTATCTGACTTAGGAAAGAGTGTTTCAGAGAGATTAGACCCTAGGAAATTAGCATCTTCGGTAGGTGGACAATTTAAAACTATTCTCTTCCTCTTTGGTACTATGTTCTTAGCAAAAAATTGGAAAAGAATTATTAAATTTGCTGCTAATGTAGAGACTTTCTTTTTTGGAGAACCTGATCCAAATGATCCCAAAGCTCCAAGAGGCAGATCTGGATTTTCTAAAATGTTAATTAGTTTATTTGGAGGAGATCCTAATAGCAATAAATCTACTATACTAGGTTCATTAAAAGACTTGCTTTATACAGGTGATGAAAAGCGTCCTGGAGCATTCGACTACTTATTTTTAAAGATAAAGAATTATTTTTCAGAAGGTGCAGAGGCGATAAAAAATTTAGAGTTGCCAAAAATAGATACAGATGATCTTTTAGGTTCTTTAAAAAATATAGTTGGATATTTTGGAAACGTTATATCTACGCTATTTACTGGAGCAGATGGATTAAAAAAAGGAATTGATAATCAGATAAAAGAGGTTTCTAAAAATTCTAAATATGGATTAACTAGTGATGGTAAGAAAGATTTATCGTGGATAGATGATCGTGCGGATGTTAATGAAAAATTATCAAATTTTTATACACAACATTTTAGAGAATCTTATGGAAATTTAAAAGGTTATGAAGACTTAATAGATTCTAAAGGTAGGTTAACTGATATTGCTAGAGGAGATATAATTCATACAAGGGATAAAGATGCTAATAATTATGTAAGATATTCAGATGTTACTGAATCAGGAGAATTGACTGGTACTGTAGGTTCTACATTTAGAGCTTCTAATGCTGTATCAAGTATGTTAGGTGATAAAAAAACTGTCAATACTGTTGGAGTTACTAGTTTACTCGGAGATATTGAAAAGGCAGTAGATAAAAATGAAGAATCAGGAGATAAGAAGGGTATAGCTATCGAATCTTCAGAATTTTTAACAAGAACAGGACTAACTTTAGATGATATTGATGAATTGAAAAAACGTGGAGATATCACTGAAGGTAGTTTTAAATATGTTTTAGAACCAAAAACTTTAGAGGAATTAGCTTTTGAGTATAAAAATCAACCCCCAGGACCAGAAGAGGCTGCATTAAAAGCTGGATTACAAACTCATTTAGAAAATGTTACTGGTATAGGGGATTTAAAGAAATGGGGTTTTAGATTGGCAGGGTTAGCTGGAGGTATTGCACTTTGTTTTGTTCCAGGAGGACAAGCATTAGCAATTCCTTTGATAGCTGGTGGATTAACTGCTGGTGAGTTAACTGCGCAGGCATCTCAATCACCATGGGTTAGAGGTGGATTAGCTGCTTTAAATACAAAAAAAGCAAGAGTACTTCCTAGATATACTATGAGATTAGTTGATGTAAATGACCCTAGACCAGGAGTAGATTTAGGTCGTATGGGAGATATGTCAACAGTTACTGTACCTAAAAATCAGAAAGATGCTACTATAGTTAATGGTTATAGAATTAAAAAAGGGGTAATAAATAGGATTAAAGACAGAATTGGTGGTTTTAAAACGAAAGATAAAGATGGAAATGTATCTTATAAATCATTTGATATAACTGATTCTGAAATAAGAACTAATATGGATAAGCATGTTAGAGGCATACAAACAGCTCTTCATGGAAAAGTGGCTGAAAATGTAGATTATGATTTGAATAATTACAAAGGCATCCAAAATGTACTGGATCTTAAAGCCAAAAATCGTGCTTATGAACAAGAAGTATGGAATAATTCTCCTATGAAAAAAAGTGGCGAATATATAGGTGATGCAGTAGATGGTGTGAAAGGGTATATTACAGGAAATAGACCACCTGAAAAGATAACTGATGAGGTGAGAAAGGCTAGAATACTAAAAGCCATGGATTTTGCTATGAAGGAACTTGGGATGACTAAAGAACAAGCTGCCGGGTTAGTTGGTAATTTTTTAAGAGAGTCTCAATTAGTTACTACTGCTAAGAATCCAGACTCTCCAGCAACTGGAATAGCTCAGTGGTTAGGAGTTAGAAGAAGAGCTTTTGAACATGGTAAACTTAGTGAGAAAGAAAAAAAAGCTGGATGGAAACATTATGATGGACCAGGTTCAGGTAAATCTTTGGAAGATGCATCCTTTGAAGAACAACTTCAATTTGTTAAGTGGGAAATGGAAAATATTCCGGCTTATAGAGAAGGTTTGAAGAAAATAAAAGCTTCAAAAGATCATCTTGAAGCAGCTCGAAATGTTTTTGGATATTATGAATTTTCAGCAGGTCCAGAAAAATCAGCTCAACATATGGAAGATAAAGGGCAAGATGGTTGGGGATCCTTGAAAAAAGGAGAAAATTTTGCAGGAGATGCTTTATTAACTTACAACTCTTTTAAAGGTGATACTCTAGAAAATACCAATACTAATTCCACAAATTCTGAAGAGTCTATTTATATGGCTGATGCTTCATCTACAACTCCAGATAATTATGTAGAACAGAGAACAGATAAAGGATCTAGTATATCTACTTATGATTGGAGTACTGCAGGTGTTAATTCTTTTGGAAGTGATTCTGGATTGATAATGGCTCAGAGTAGTATTTTAGCTCCAGAAAAAGTTACTCCGAATACACCAGCTTCAGAAAAATCTATTCCAGGTAATACTTCAGAATCTGCTGGACGAGAATTAATAGCTGATGCAGAAAAAGATAAGACGGAAGATCTTTATAAAAAAGTTTCTGATATTAATGAAAATATAAAACTTCTTTCAAAAACATCTATAGCACAAGCAGAAGCAATTAATAATGTTTCTACAGCCATAGCATCTCTTAAGTTTGGAGGAAATATAAATATGGGTGGTGGAGATGGAAGAACTAAAGTACAGAGTATTACTACTCCCCCTTATAGAGGATAAATTATTTAAACAATCATAATTATGGCTGGTATTACTGATGAAGAACTAGATAGGGAACTAGCAAGATGTGGATTTAACCCTAAGGATGATAATAGTGGGGCAGTTGTTTCTAGACATCATGCATTTTATTATGATAGACAAATAGATAAAGTTCTTACTCATATAACTCTTCATGCTAATTCTTATTTAGATGGAAAAGGGGAATGGCAAAAAATGGGTTCATCCTATTCTTTAGATGAAGAAGGTTATAATACAGTACCTCTTTATAAAGGAATTCTAAATGAAGATTTTATTGTTCAAGCTGGTAATTCCTGGACTGATTTTGGAGATGATCCTATAGGTGGTATGTGGAATAATCTAAAACCTTATGCTCCATATGCGAAAGAACTTACGAAAACAGCTGAATCAATGTTGAGAGATACAACTGGAGACAGTACTGTTGAAAAACTAGCAAAAAAAGTATTATCTGGTATAGCTACTGCAACTGGTACAGCATCTAAACTTCTTAATAGATCTCTTGTAACTCAGGGGTGTAGATTTTCTTACTATTCTGGAACTAGTACTAGTTTTGGAAATTTAGCTATGAAATTTACAGTACTTCCTGATTATTCTGGTGGAGTATTTAAAACGGTTTCAGAACAGCTTCAAGAGTTATATCCATATATAATGGGTAAATATACTCAAGGAGTTGTTGATGAAAATGGAACAGTACTAGGATCAAAAATTGAATCTAATAAAGAAGGCGTTAATACTGGAATTACTGGAGAAGATGGAAAATTGCTTAATACATTTTTTAGTTGGCAAATGCCTCCTGCTGGATATGAGCCGGATCTTTTAAATATGGATACTATCTTAACTGGTACACTCAAGCTAAAATTTGGGGCTTTTTATGCACTAAATTCTCTTGTATGTACTAATGCTCAATTTAGTTTTTCAAAGCAAGTAGTAAAATATTGGGATGCATCAAAGAAAATGAATACTTTAAGTCCATTATACTGTGATGTTATTCTTAATTTCCAACCATCTACTAAATACTCTGATATATCACTTCAGAAATTTATTAGTGGACAGTCTACAAAAGATTTTATTACTGCTGCGAAAAATAATATGAGAGATGGTCTGAAAAGAGAAAAAGATAAAATAGATAACTTATTAAAATAATAATATGCCATTAAATACAGCAGAAAAACCGGGAAAAATAAAAACTCCTAATCCTCCATCATTAGGAAGTATGGTTAAATCATCTCCTTCTGCCCCAAGAATTGAAGTTCCACAACAAAAACATTATGGAGAAGGAATGAGTAGTGGAACTAAGGTTAGTGGATTTTACTATGATACTAATCGTGGTAATGATTTAATGTCAGTTTCTCTTCATTATAACTCTGTTCTTTATGATGATGGATCTTGGGGTGAATATCACGGTGCTAAAGACGATGATGGGTATTCTTATGAACCATTATGTAGAGCTATTATGTCTGAAGATTATCAAGCTGCTATTTCTAATTCTTGGTCTGAATTTGGAGATGAAAAGATTAATGATGTATTTAATCAATTTAAACCTTATGCACCATATCTATCATTTTTCTCTAAAGAACTTGAAAAAATGAATAGTGCAGAAGAGGAAATGAAGACTGGATCAGAAGAGGATAGGATGGCTATATTTAGTACTATTGGACAAATATTTGATAAAACAACTGATGTTCTAGAAAAATTAGCAAAAGCAGGAACTGATTATTTAAATAGAGCTTTAGTAACTAAGACTGGAAGATTTTCTTACTATTCTGGTACTGGAGTTGGATTTGGTAATCTAACGATAAAATTTACTATATTTTCTGATTATGTAGATGGGAAATTCAAATCTGTATATGATCAGATTATGGAATTATATCCATATTGTTTTGGAAAATTAGTTAAGTTTTTAAATGATAGTGGAGAGCCAGCAAGTAAAGATGATACTGAAGTAGCGTTGATAAAAGAATTAGTTGATAGATATTTTGGTTGGCAGATCCCTCCTGGTGGATTTAAAGCTGAGTTGGATAATATAGATAAAATACAATTTGGAACTCTTAAACTTAAATTCGGCTCACTTTATGCTATTGATAATCTTGTTTGTGAGAGTGCTACTTTCCAAATGTCTAAACAAATGATGAAGAGATGGGATACTGGATCTAAAGAAAATGATCTATGTCCTTTATCTTGTGATATTACAATGACTTTCAAACCAGCATCTAAATTTACTGATGTTAGACTTAAGAGATTAATAGGAGGAGATGCTACACAAAAAGAAAGACAAGCGATGGAGTTAATATTACAAGATAATATAAATAAAAAAATAGAAGAAAATAAAAAATTATTAGGAGGATAAAATGTATACTAAAAAAGATGAGATAATTAGCAATAAGGAAAATCTTTCAAACTATATAGATGGAATAGATGTATATAACTCTAGTATATTAGTATACTTAAATAATCCAATTATAGAAAGAGAATCTTATGAAATAACAGCATATGAATATAGACCAGATCTTATTGCAGAGGATTATTATGGTTCTACTTCATATGCTGGCCTCCTAATGTTACAGGCTGCTAGAGGGCTTGAAACTTATAAAAGAGGCGCAATTTTAAAATTAATTCCAAAAAGAGTATTAGATAACATATTAGGAAGTTTATGAAATATATTAATTCTTATAAGGTTTCTATTAATTTCACTCCATGGTTTGACTCCGGATATAAATTTGATAATATCCATATGTACGAAGAACTTGGTGGAAAGATAGCTAGTGGGGAAATTAGTATGTCACATGATGGTTCTGGGGAAGCTCTTAAATTAATTACAGATCAATATACTGGACAGATAACTTTGGAGAAGGAAGGTGGAAATATTTATACTATTGATGTTTTCATAATTAATAAAAAATATTTTAAAAACTTTTTAACTCTAAACTTTATCTGTATAAAAGATAAGAAATTTTATACAGAACTTATACAAGCTGAGTGGGATGATATTACTTCAGCTATTGAATCTTTATATCCAGGGAAAAAGGATATAAGATGTAAATGTGATATTAATAATAAACTTACAATTTTCCAAAACTCGGAAACAAATCAATCATTATGCTCTAAGTTATCATATGGATTTAAGAAAAAATCTATATTTGCTTATGGATGGGAAGGGTATTTAATGAAAGAGATTATAGGTATTGATCATGGAGGAAATCAAGAACCATATTATAGCATAGAGGGTTCTTCTGAATTCTTACAATTAGATTCTTATAATCTAAACTATAATCCTTTAATTTATTATACTCCGACTAATCCATGGGAACCAGTTAAAGGAGATGAGAATAATGGAGAGCAAGCAAATAACAGTACAGATGATTATACAGATCTTCAACCTAAAAATTCTAGAACTCTTCAGTTTTATGAAGATTATACAATAGTTGGAAAAGATTTTGAACAACTTATGCATAATTACTGGAGAAACTTAGGATATATGAATTCTGATTTCTTTACTGCATTTAGAATAAAAGATTTTGATATGCCTAAATATAAACTTGGTGATATCTTGAAGTATAAACGTGGTGAGCAAAAAACAGAATTACCATTTAAGTTATTCCTAGTTCGATCTAATGAATTATTTATGGCTATTGAAGATTCTAGTTCTGTAGGCCCTGATGGAGAGAGTTTTTCTTGGACTTCATTGTTATCAGGTGTAGAAGAGAAAGAAGAAATATTACCAATTGTAGATCCAACAAATTAAATAGAAAAATATGAAAGAAGCAGATTTATACTATACTGGAACAATTGTAGAAGTTTTAGATAAAGTATTGTATGAAATAAAGGTGGATATCCCAGGAATAAAATCGGGAGTTAAGGCATTTCCATTTAGAGGAGAAGTAGATGAGCCAAGAGTAGGTGATTTTGTATTTCTTAAGTGTCTTGATCCAGTATTTCAGAGTTATTACTTATATCAAAAAATAAAAGAAAATGATTATATAGGTTTTAGAAGTAATGGAAAAATGGTAGATATTACACCTGATTATATAAGGGTTGCTATTTTTGATCCAGGAACTGAGTATAATGATCCAAATAATAATCCTAGACCTGAACCAACCGATTGGGTGACTATAGATAAAGATGGAAACATGGATATTAATATGAGATCTAATGTAACTATCAATATAGGAAAAAATTGTGATGTTACTATAAATGGGAAAACAAATGTAGAATTAGTTGGATCTGCAGTAGTTAAAGGATCTGATATTACACTTAAAGGTCCTGGAACATTAACAGTAAAGGGTAAAGTAGTAGCGGGAGGACATACAGCTCTCGGACCTTTTGTATTATCGCCTACTTTCTTAACTCCAGGATCTCCTATACCTACATCAGATACTATATTATTAGAGAGTTGATATATTATGAAAAATTTATTAAGTGCATTGTCTGCTAAAGCAGCTCAATCAATATCATTAAAGAAATATCAAGATTCTCTTCCTGAGTTTAAGGATGAATCTAATGAAATAAAAGATCCTGAAGCAAAAAAGAAATATAAAGAAACTCTAGATAATGCTAAGGAGGATATGAAGAAAAGAGGAGAGGAAATGTTGGATAAAGCTAATGAAAAACTTGGTCAGATGTATAATCAAATGATAGAAGATTTCAATGAGCTTGGACAAGATTTAGGTCATCTTTCAGTAGGAACAGCTCAATTTGCTGCGAGAATTGCAATGGTTCCTCCAGCATTGATTTCTGTAACTCCTATGGGTCCTGGCGTTTCTGCTCAATTAGCTCCTCCATTACTTCAACAACTTAAAGCTGAAGGAGATAATCTTAGTGCAGTTTATGATAGAGTTGATGCTAAGGTAAGTAAACTAGGATTAAAATCTCTTATGGGAACTATACCGGTCGTTGGATCTGTAATGAGTATTGTAGAAACTACACAAACAGTTGCTAAACCATTAATTGCACTAGTTGGAGCTAATGTTGGTGATATCATTGATGATCTTCCTATTCCTGAAATAGAAATACCAATACCTATTCCTGACTTAAGTGCAGCAAATTGTTCTGCTTTTTCTCCAAAAGATTTAGATCTTACGAATATATCAGCATCTAACTGTAGTAAATTTGTAGCTCTCAATGATGATAATCCTACAGTTAAATGTAATAATTGTAAAAATTATAAATCAAGATTATGAATTACCTACTTTCAACAGGTCAAATAACAAATCAAGTAGAATACTATATTATAGATCTTTTCAAACTCTACTTAAATATCTGGCCAAAGGATATTCCAGGAGCATCTAAGATTGGATTTAACTTTATTTTTACTAATACCAAGAAAAAGGATTTAGCATCTGAAATTACTGGTAGAGTAGAACAGTTAATAACAAAAATAAAAGAGAAATTTACAAAAACACTCGATATAAAAATTGTTTCACTCGACCTAATAGATGAAACAAAAGTAAAACTAGTAATAAGTGTTAATCAGGTAGAATCTGACGATATACTAGTTGATATAAATGAAACAACAGGATAATTATTATGAAATCATTACAAGATTATATAGATATTTATAGAGGAATAGCTAATAAACTTAATATTACCGGAGATTCTGTAGAGATTTTGTCTCAGATGTTAGCTAATGCATCTTTTATTAGTGAAGTAGAAAACATAGCCTATACACAAGAAGCATCTCTTGAGAAATCTACACTTATCAATTCAAAGATTCAACACTGTGTGGATGATATGTATTCGGTATTTCGTGGTAGTTGTCCTCGCGTAATTCTTAATATAAAACCTACTAAGTATTTAAGCTTTAATATTTATGATGAAATTATAAGTTCTAATAGTTTTAAGGCTTACTATTTAGGGTATTATGATAAAAACTATACACGGCCGGAAGGTTATGGAGATGATAAAGACATAGCTGGAGATGAAGGTTTTGTATATTCTCCAATTACAATGTCTCCGGCCGTAAATGATACTGATACTTATACTATTATATGTCTAATTGCAAAAGAAACAATTTCTAGGAAGTGGATCTTAAATCAAAACAATACTTACTATGTTAATTGCTTAGAAAACGACCTATCTGATGATTTTTGGGTTAAAGTTAATGATAATTTTTTCCCAACAACTAGATTATTCTCAGGACATATTTTAGATGGTAGTATTTTTGATCTTACTCTCCCTGGATTTGGTTCTAGACTTTATGTAGCAGATATTTTTAGAACAGTAATGGAAAGAGAAGAAACACAGACTCCAGCAAATACAACAATAGAAGCTCTTTATTATAAATTCTCAACACTCTCGGGATATAATACTTCAGAACTAAAGAAGCTTAATATTCGTGGAGCTGAGATGGTAGAATTTGATCCTTCTTGGTTGAGTGGACGAAATTATGAGATCTTAGGAACTGGTCTTGCTAGTATGTCTGAAGTTGATAGAGATAACTTAATTACTATTCATTACAAAGCTAATCGTGATAGATATGTAAATTCAATTTTACGTAGTAATTCTGATATCGGTACTGTACTTGAAGAAACTTATCCAAATAAAATTATTTCAGGTGGAACAACTTATAGATTTAGTAGTTCAGCACAAAGTAATTCTATCACTATCTACTATGTTCCATACTCTAATTCTACAATCCTAACAGAAGATGAAAAAACTAATTTCATTGAAACTAAAGGAGCTTACTATATAACTGATAAAATTACTATAGAAAGAGGATCTCAATATACAGCTATCTTTAACTTAGATGTAGAGATATATCAGAATAGTAGTATAGATTCAGAAGTTGGTGATATCTTGGATAATTATAGTAATAAGTTCAATATTAAATTTCCAGAGTTAACAGAAGAAATAAAATCTCTTATAAGTAAAATATCTAATGTAAAGAGAATAATTGACATGGAAATAACTTATACTAACGAAGATGGTTCTGTAGTTTCTCCTGAGATTGTATATGGAGAAGAGAATGTTGTATACTTCTCAATTAACTACATTATTAATTCAGTTATAGAATCATGAAAATATATATACCTAAACACTTAAGAAATATAGAAATCATAGATCAGCTTTATAGAATGATTGAGGATTACGAGGAACAATATTCTTCGGTAGTTTCAACTCAACAAGGTTCATTCGATGATTACTATATTTATTCTGGAAGTGATCCGGTGAAGAATTTCTTGAGATTATGTATTCCAAAATCAAGTCTCCCAGATAACCAAGATTACGAAGAAGTTATAAACTATCTTAGTAAATTATTTTACAGTGTAAAGGGAACTATTCAAGTATTTAATTATATGATACAATATCTTCCCTTAGATTTTGATGGAGAGATTATATATGACTCAGAAGAAATAACAGTAAACTTTGAGAACTTAAGTGTAGAAAATGAAAGCTTATTTTACGAACTTCTTAAGAAATTTTTAGATGCACTTATATACTATACCAGACTAAATACTAATATAGGTTCTGGAAGTATAGATCTAACAATTCAAAGTAAGTTCCAGAATTATATTGGAGCAAACTTAAGAAGCTATAACAAAATGACAGTAACGCCCTATGAAATTGATTATTAATAATAACAATTTTACGGATATCGGAACAGTAGTGTTTTACAGTCAAGATGACCTAGATAACCGTGAATACAGTAAAGTCCAGTACAGATCTAACAGTTCTTTACTTTACAATAGAGACTTTAGTGAGTATGACTTTTCGTATAATATCACTAAAGATAAATTTAATGATAAGTTTTTAGTAAATTATCTAGGAGAAAAAACCTTGAAAGAAATCGGAGAGACATCAAATTCCCTAGAAAAAATAGAATCAATAATATTCCCAACATCCTCTAGAGAAAATTTAACAGAGGAAAATGATAGATATTTCGGAACTACTATAATATCCAATCAGGTATTCGCGCTTTTTAAGGCCGCCGCTGGAATTAAACGTCTGGAGTTATACAAGGGGATAATCGACAAGAATAATAACAATTCTAAAGGTAGTGACTTTATAGATACTGATTCAATGGCCGCCGCTGGAATTAAACCTACTTCTACTCCTAACTTTATATTGATTTTAGGAGAACCAGACGAAACTACAAGCGGCGAGGATTTAGTAAGCGAGAAAGAACTCCTCGATGAAGTTACTGGAGAGAAGATGATTTGGATGCTAATTTCTAATAACTCCGAGGTGGAAAGTGTAAATCTATCTTATAAATCATGGGTAGATAGTACGAATCCTAACAGAAATATGAATAAATATCTTCTTAGAAACGATGAATATTGGTCTACGATAGATTCAGTTGGGATAATAGAAACTGTTGAGGATGTTCCAGAAGTTTTAATTGATGCAAATTCTAGTACTCTCTTAGGAAATGAGAAAATAGAAGATAGTAGATTATTAATTCTAGGTAATAAACGAGGATTAATTGAAATGTATAAAGGCGCCGAAGATTACCCCAAGTATTTTCCTTTTACTACATACAAGATTGGAGATAAGGTAATTCTAGGTGGAAAAGTTTGGGAATCAGTATCAGATAACAACTTTAATAATAATCCGGCGCTTTCATCTAAATGGATTCTTTCAGAGTTTCTAAATATAAATAAACCAATTAGAGTGGTTGTATCAGTAACTCCAGAGATTGGAGGAACTTGTAACCCTATCGGAATAATATCTATCCCTTCTGTCAAAACTCCTATTGATTTTAAGATATACCCTAATCCTGGATATGTTTTGAATGAAGATGTACCGTGTTTACTTGATGTGAAAGATTTAATTCCATTTCCACCAAGTAATAACTTTAATTATAATATTCCAAATAACCTAATAACAGTAACTAATTGGGAAGAAGTTCTAAAAACAAATCACCTAATTTTCAATCTAAAATATACAGGTTCTTATATAATTCTGAAAGCTAAAATATCAGGAGAAAGTGATGTATACGATTATGGTGAATGGAAAAGAAAATTTGGAGAAAATAATTTTATAGTATCTGAATTAATTATAGGTGATGAAACTAAATATGATCCCTTTATACAAGAGGATGGTAAAATAGATGTCCTAATTAATCAGAGAGCAGAAATTAGAATACCAGAACTTTCAGGGTATATTATTTCAAGAGTCTTAGCAAAATATGAAAATGGAGATCCAGATGCGCCAGAAATATATTATCCGGAACAAATCAATACTACTAACAGTATTGTAATTCCCGAAGTTAATTTCTCGGCAGCTACTCTTACATTAGAACTTAGCAGTAAACGAGTAACTATTAGTATTATAGAGTTCTCTGGGTTTGAAGTATCTAATAATTCATTAAAGATAAATTCTGGAGGTAACGCTGTATTTAAGTTTATTTCTGAAGATTATCCAAATAGTAACTTAGAAAAAGTTATTATAGAAGACTCTCAAGGAAATTCATTAACTATTAATAAGTTTACAGCAAACGGAAGTATTCAAAGTTTCGGTACGTCTCAAGTATCACTTAGGGCTGCAAATATAAATACTCCAGAAGAAGGAGAGTATACCTTGAAGTTAATGAATATATATTATAATACAACTATAAAACTTATAAAGAGATAATATGATACTAAATAATACGCACGTTCAAGGAATGTTTTTGTATTCAGAAGAAACTGAATATGAGAAAGGGGATTTTGTTGTCTATGGAAATACTATCTATATTTGTACAGCTAAAAATCCAACTAATAAAACAAATAATACTGTTTCTGGTGTTATTCCTGAAGAAAGTTCAGATAATTACTCACCATATTTAGGAGATAAATTAAATAATATAGAAGAGTATTTTAATTATATAAATCATTCTGAAGAAGAGCAAGGAAAGGAAGATAAATTAATTACTGCACATCTTTTATCTCAAATTTTATCTACATATATGATAGGATTTGATGAAAAGGGTATAATTTCTGAATACGTCTATCTTAATTCAGGGAACGATTCATTATCCATTTCATCTGAGTTATCTGATTTTTTAAATGGAACTGGAATTGATTCTAAAAACGTCTTGTCAATGATCTTAATCTCTCCGGAAATTAATAATGCTGTATTTAAGATATCGAGAAATCTTCCGGAAATAAGTGAAGTTATATTTAATGATGCTTCTAGTATTTATCCAGAAGATGCTAATTATGTAATTCTACGACAATATACTTATACTAATGAACCTAATTCAGATTCTATTTACAGACTTCAGGAATTAATAGATCCTATGGGTTCAGTTGTTAGGTATAGGTACGGAAAAGGTTATAATAACGGAGATCAGAATACTTTTGATAGTGTTACTTCTTGGTTGCCTAGTAGTATTGATAAAGAATGGATGGAGAATATAAAAAAACTTGAAAAACTTTACTTGGATAAAATCGAAGAATTAAATAACTTAGAAAAATCATTAGTAAATAATTTCCGTTTTAAAGAATATCCAATTCCAGAAACAGCTAATGTAATAGAATTTCAATGTACTGATAATACAAAAGATAATTACCTTCCTGTATCTGGATTTGATAAGGAGTCATTTATTCTTACAGTAATTACACAGGAGAATAATATAAATACAACGATTTCCATAGATCTTCTTGACGCTTATATGAGTCATGATGCAATTTCTAGTTATTATTTAACAGATAGTAGTGCTCTTGTTATAGTTCCTGGAAAGACAGAAGGAAATAAAGGAGAAATTGTTAGGCTTTATGTAACTAGTGGAAACATAGTGAATATATTTTATAGAGATAAGTACAAGAAATGAAAAAGATAGAATTAATAACCACTACTTCCGATAATATTTCTATATCACAAGTAACAGGTCAAGAAGATGAGAAAGAATATTACTTAACTGGAAATAATCGAGCATTAGTATGTAATGATTCAAATTACAGAATGACTAGAATATCTGAGCTAAGTAATAAATTAAAACTCAGAGATTGGAATGTAACTAATCGGAGGTTTGTTATCCCAGGTGAAGATGGCTCAGAAGGGAATTTACGAGTATGTATTGATGATTATTCTAAAGGTTCTGGAATAATAAATGAGGTTGATGAAAATACGAAAAGTATTGAAATTGATAAATATGAATTAACTGAAAAAGAAAAATCTCAATTTAATTCATATCTAGATTACCTCAAGAATAATAAAAATAATTACTTAAAAGAAATATATAACTTATATAATAGTATGAATAATAACGAAATTTATTTGTATAGTACTTCAAAAAATGTGGTTGATATTCTAAACAATTCTATTACTATCGATGTTATACCATTCAATTCTGATATCTATACCAATACAGTAGATTTAACAGAACTAATGAATTACTCTGTTAGTCCTGGAGTTTCTACTAAAATTGATCTTGGTATTCAATATTCTAAGTATGAAACTAGATATGTTGAAGATCCTGAAGACAAAGAAAAATTAATCTTAGTAGGTAACGAAAAACTATACTCTAAAGAAACAACATTCTCCGGACCTAGATATAATAAACAAGGAGAATTAATTTCCAAAGATTATATAGAAGAAATTGGATCAGATATTGTAATTGAATGTGTTAATAATATTATTAGAGTTGTATCTAAATCAACTGACATAGATGAATGTATTATTAGTAATTGTACAATAACTTATGGAAAATTATAATACAGGATATAGTACTTACGTTATTGGAAATTCTAGTAATATATCCAATAGCTTAGAAGTAATACTATATAATAAAAATGATAATTGGGATCCTAAGTTACCAAAAATATCTCTCTATAATATCGAACAAGTTTACTCAGGACTACTTACTTCCTCTGGCGGTAATTATATCAGATTAAATCGAACTACCCCAGAGGAACCCTTTAAATATGAAAATAATCTTCCTTCTGGATTTACTGTAATAATTTATATGAGTGTAATAGATAACACTCCTATTGGTTATACAGAGTTTCTAAATTCTCAGGGAAAAGGTAGTAATATAAATATTTATATATCTTTAGACTCTAGTATATCTAGCCAAATCCAGATAAATCTTAGTAATTCCTTAGATCAACTAAAGAATAACTCAACAACTGGGAAAAACTTCTTAGATAATGTAAATTTGTATAACTACTCTGGAGCACAAACTATAAAGCAAGACCTAGGAGCTGATAATTATCCAAGATATACTTCTCACGTATACCATATTCAAGATAATGAACAAATGAATCTCCTCTTAGATTATGGTATTGGGAATAGTACTGGTTTTCATAAAATTAATTTGAATCATGATGTTAATATAGATCCATACTCACATAATTATGAAAATCATCAAATTGGATTTTATGGAAAGGATATTGTATTATATTCTTGGACAGGTAATAAGTATTCTATCAAATCTTTAGTGAAAAAAACAAGATTTGGTAATCCTGAGGTATATACAACTTCATCGGGGGCAGACTATTCTATTTTCGAGGATATGAGAAGTAATCAAGAAATATTCTATTTTTCAGGAAGATTTATAATTACTATTGGAACTAATTATCCTAGTACTCTTGAATTATATGATATAGAGAAAAGTCAGTGGATTTCAACAGACTATCAAAACTTTTTCTTAGATACTCTTGATCCTAGAAGTAGAATTATATCTACTCCTGGAAATATCTCTAATAAAAGTATTACTAATTACATTCCAAGTATTAATAGTACTTTTCTAAATTTAACTGATTATACTAAATATACGAACATTAATATTATCAAAAAAGTTGGAGATTGGTATGTTTTTAAAAATAAACAATCCTCACAAAAAGATTTTCATATTTATAGTTGTATTGATAGATTAGTATATACAGTAAATACAGATGAAAGTCTAATACTGATTAATAACAGTCTCTTAATGATTCATACAGTAGATGAAGATCTGGGGTTAGATTATTATACTATCTATTATGAACCAGGGATTAGTTATTATACAGAAAAAGCTAGGGCAACATCAAGAAATTCAGAATTAGAATATTCAGAAGAACTCGGGATATTAGTTAGTAAGGATGAAGAGTTTGAAAAGTATAAGGGGTATTATAATGAGGGAAAAATATTGGTAATTCATCGAAATAATCCAACAGGTATATTTGGAACTATTCTTACGGGATTTAGAAGAAGCTATTTCAAAGCATCTCTTAAAACAGAAGTACCAAAAATTATAGCATCTATCTCTGGACTACTTTATTATATCGATGAAGATGGGTATTTAAATTATATATAAAATTATGAGAGTTATTTTTGAAAAAGAATTCTTAGAGAGTATAAGGAGGATAGATAACACACTAAAAATAACCAAATATGTAATAGGAACAATTTATAATTCATATACAGTTGGAGAAGAATTCATGGAGAAATTATTTTCAGGATCTTATCTGTATAATGATGTTAGAAAAACCTCAGAATATCCTCTAAATTCAATCTGGGATAGTAATAAAAAACTCTTAAAGATTAATATTGATATCCCAGAAGAAGAAAAAGCTGCCTTAGTTGAACCTAGCTCAGAGTATTGTTTTATTTATTGTTATGGTATATATCCAGATCGATCGGAAAGAATAGCATTTATAATAACTGAGCTAGAGGCTGCTGAAAGAAAAATAATTAAGTTCAATAGATTAGATTTAAATATATCATCTAATCTTTTTGAATTATCTTTTCCAGAATATACAGAAGCAAACATTGAAACAATAGCTGATAGTGATACTGTATTTTTGGAAGGTATAGGAATTGATTATGGAGTTAATATCTTTACCTCACTGGAAGAAAAAATAGTAACAAAAAAATCTTACTATAAGTATATAAGAAACAAGAAAACAAGTGGATATAGTAGTTCGTTCTTATACAATAATATATCTGGTGAAAAAATATATAATAACTCTGTTGTGATTAGACAAATTACATCTATTCTATCGTTTTCAGCATTAGAAGATACTAGTAGTCTTAAAAAATCTGGAGGGTATATAAATCTATTAGGAACATTAGAATGTGATATGTATAGATTGATAAATGATTATAATATTTCAAAAATAAAGGAAAAGGTTAAAATAGATATAACATCTCTGCCTGTAATTGAAATCTTGGTGAAAGAAAGTAATGGACTGGAGTTTAAAGTAGATCAGGTGAATAAAAGATTAATATATTCTGCTAATACTACTGGAAAAGAGTTAAATTTAGTGATAGTCTTAAAAATTACTAATCTAGATCCAATAACAAAAAAGACGAGTACTATAGAATCAGGAGAGATTAGGTTAACTCAATTTGCAATATAATAAATCATGAAACTATCTTTAAAAGAATTCGTTGAGGCTATAACAGAGATAGATAAAAACATAGGATTTTCGAAGTTCGTGAAGTATATTTTTATCTTCTGTTTAGTCTTAGCTATATTTAATTACAAAACTATAATAAAGGATACTATAGAAATATATTCTGAAATTTCTGATAAGATACACTCCGAAAAAATGGAACTTAGGGATCAGTTATTAGCAGAATTAAAACCTCTCCTTACAGAATTTAGAAGTAATTCTAGAGCTGATAGAATATTATACTTCGAATATCATAATTCTAAAGAAAATCTAGTATCTATTCCCTTCAAATACGTAGAACTTCTCCAACAAGATAATGGTTTTGCTGTACCTTCCATAGATCCAGAACAGTATAAAAGTATAAATACTGGATTAATTACTAGTATCTATGAAGATATTAAGTTTGGAGAAATTGTATATTGTGATGGTCCAAGAGATAGCGTATTTATGGAAAAATATCCTGGAATATATGAATTAGTAAATAGTAGAGATGGTTCTAAAAGACAAATATTTATTAGTATTCCTGGAATTAATCAACCTATTGGATTAATTATTCTGGAATGGATAAATGAATCTAATATAGAGTTGAATGTAGAAGAAATTAAGAAAACTGCTACTTATAATTATATACCACGAATAAATGCCTTAATTCTATCAAAGTCGCCCGATAGAAATAAGTGGTTATAATTATGAATAAAATAAATAACAATAATTTTTATAAAACAAAAACTTATGAACGAAGAAGTTAAAATTTATGAAGATGCTGCTTGGGGTAAGTATGGAAAAGATATTATTCCTAGTAGATTTTATCAGGTCTATAAAATTGAAGGTCCTTGGTTAGGAGATGATGAAAGTACTTGGTATGAATTCGATAGTGAAGATAAAAGTGCTACAGTTTTAGAACCTGTATATCCTAATTACGAAGTCAATGAATATGGTTTGACTGGTGATAAAGAAGTGGTTAAAGTTACTATTACTCCTAGCGAAAAACTTAAATCACAATATCTAGATGCTTTAGTAAGTATTGATGGTAAATTCTATGATCTAGGTATTCTTAATAATCCTGTTGAATTCTATATGGATAAAGATCATAAAATTTCTATTATTTGGTCTACTGCAGAATTAGTTGAATCTTTCCGAATTATCAAAATTAAATAACAGAAATTCTCTTCTGAAAGCTTCAAAACCTAAATTATGAGAATAGACTTAGAAAAATTATAAAACTAAGTCTATTCTTTTATTATTTTATTCAATTATAAATAAATAATTATGAGTAGTTTAAATTCTTTTCAAATACAAATTTCCAGAAGCAAATACATAGAACGAGATAGAAGTATAGCAAGATTAAGATTAAATCAACATGAATTCTTAATCGGAGAGCCTGTTATGGTTAGATATTATTCTAATCCTGAACAAACAGAAACAGATACTATATTCGCTCTAGGTATTAAGAATGGAATAGGAGAAGACTGTTATCAAGTTGTTACACTTGGCGGATTAGATTTAGTTCGAGATGTAGTAACTGAACTTCCAGATGTATCTCTTCTTGTACATGGAGAATTATATCTTTACAAGGATGAAGATGGAATTTGGAATTATGTATACGAAACTGGTGGGGTTAGACAAATAGAACCTATAACTGGTGGTCCTTTCATTTTTAGTAATATAGAAGATAAGTATAGATGGTTTTATCGTGATGGAGTATTAAAACGTGAAGATGATTTTTATACTAAGTCCGAAATTAATGAAATGATTTCTAGTTGGGATGTTAGTATTCAAGATGCTCTTAAAAGTCTAGAAGAAATTAAGGAGTTAACTTATAAAAATCATTCAGCTACATTCCCATTAAGAGTTAGTTTTTATGATTCTAACAGACAAGATGATGGCACTACTCCTCTATATCAAACTGGAATTAGAACCGCTGTTAACTTCTTAATCAAAGTAACAATCCCTGATATAGATATAAAAACAGGTGAAGCAAATACATATGAAGTTACTAATGATTGTATTTTAGAATTAAATGGTACACAAATAACTCTCCCTGGAAGTAATAGATATACAGTCTTAGGTCTTACAAATACAACAGAATATAGATTATCTGTTAAATATACGGATCCAGATACAGGAATTATAAGAACTGCAACTTCATATTATACAGTTAAGTTTGGTTACAATTTCTACTATGGACAAATTCCTGAAAGTGGGTGGAATATAACAGAAGCTGCTTTAAATTCTCTTGAAAACACTGTAGTTGGAAATGAGAAATCAATTGTTACTTTCCAAGGAGATCTTAACTCACAGAAAATAGCTTTTGCATATCCAAAACTGTACGGAAATCTTATGAGTATTTATGATACAACTTCTGGAATGAATCATATAACTGATTATTCAATAGAGTCTTGTAAAGTAAATGATATTGATTACAATGTTTATGTAAAAGATGTTGCATTAAATTATAATAATTTTCAACAAGTTTTTTCATTCTCATTACCAACATTCTTCGAAGGAATATCTACAGAAAATTCTAGTGTAAATGCAACTGACTTAGAAAATCTGAGACAGGAGATTTTAGGTGGAGCTAGCATAAATTATAATACTCTTGGAAAACTTGAACAAATTATTAAAGGATTATCAATACGTGAAGGCTTTATTGGTGGTCCTGGAATTAATTTAGTACAACTTGAAGATGGTAGTACAGAAATTAGAGTCAATGTTGATAATTCTAGTATTGTAACTGATTCTAATATGTCTATAGCTGCTAAGAATATAAGCGGTGGAAAATATTAATAAATAAAATAAATTATGGCAAATAAAATAGGTTCAAATTTTTTATTACCCGCTAAAGTATTCCTAGATAAAAGACAAGGTATAGTTAGTGGAATAGGAGAATTAAGAACATGGGATTATGATAAATACCCTATTCCTGATGGATTTGAAGTATTTGTAGATGGAAAATGGTATACTTACTATAAGGATATAGAAAAAGATTCAATTACAGGCTTTTTCAGAATTCGAGGTGGTATTAATGTACTTCAAACCACAGGTTCATCTGAGGATGATGTTATGTCTCAGAATGCTGTAACTAATGCATTAAACGGATTAAATGAGAGAATTCAAGATATTATACACAGTCTTGGAACAGTTCTAGAGATACGATTACTTCCAGATTATACAATTTCGGGTAATCCAACAGTAGATGGAGGGCTTTATGAAAATGGAACTAGAATACAACCCTCTTTTGCTTGGGAAGTTTGGTATAATGGAATGAAATTAAAAAGAAAAGATGTTAGTGTAAGTATATATATAAACGGAAGTTTTTATTCTGGAGGAATGAATAATCCTAGCGAAGATGAAGATGAGTATACTTGGGTATGGATTTATAATCAAAATATTTCAAGAGATACTGTAATTACTCTATCTGTTTTATACGGTAATGGTAGTTCATCAGACTCTATTGGATCTGTTAGTATCTCTAAAAACATTACCTATGAATTTATTAATTCTAGAATTTGGGGTAAATCTAAAACAAACGATATTAGTAAGATTGTAATTGACGGAAAAACTTACGGAAATAGAAGTCTATCTAAAGAACGTTCAATTGTTTTAAATAATGTAGATTGTAGCGTAGATGATGAAGGTAATGATTATACTTCAGGATTATACATATATTACATGATTCCTACTGAAATTTATGGAGAAGTTAATGAAAGTGAAGATCCTATAAGACTTTTAACAGGAAATATGGAAAATAATGCTTTCTCTTGTAAATTTGGTGAAGAAGATTATTCTGTAATAGTATTTGATTATCCTCAAACAGGAGTTTTAAATATAGAATTTAAATAATATGGAAAAAAATAAAAAAGGTATAAATGTTTCAGCTCCTATAGTTCCTTATACTGATCAAGATACATACCCTACCCATGAAGCAATTTATGGAAAAGGTGGTTGGAAAAGTGTTAGAACAATAGAAGATCTTAAAGCTATTCCAAAAGAAAGACTTGAAGATGGCTGTATAGTAAGAGTTGTGGAATCAAGTAGCTCTTCAGGATCTGCAGTTGAATTTTATTACGATAGTAGTATAAAAGATGGAGCTTCAATACCTAGTTCTATCACTGATCCAATTGAGAGAGAAGTTTATCCATATAAGTTCAGAAAATGGGCTCCTGGATATCTTCCTACAAAATTGAGTGATCTTGAGAACGATATGGCTTTTATTGCAGAAGTTCATAATACTGAAGAAAATGGAGATTACGTATATTTAGATCCAAATAATGCAGATGATAAGAATGCTATTGAAAAAATTCTAGTAGGTAGAGCTAGAGGTATTTATCAAGAATTAGCATTAGCATTTTTAAATAAGAATTCATCTACTACAGTTAAAGTAGATACTAATGAAGATGGCGTAGTAGATGGAAATGATAATAGTATTCCAATTCATGGTTTAGTTACAGTAGATGATACTGGGAAAATACCAAATGATCTTCTGGAATATCCCGGAAAATATGTAGAATCTCTTGTAGCAATATTTCCTGATGATTTTTGTTATGATCCTCTCGATCCAGCTTCTTGGTGGGATACTGATGACAAAGGAGTACTTGTAAAAGTTGCACCAGGAGGACCAAAACCAGCAGATTATCCAAATTCAGATCAATCTGAAGCTTTAGGTTGGGATCATCCAGAAGTAACTGAAAAGGATCAAAAATATTATATCTCTGAATATTACAAAAGCAGTGGAAATAGTAATAGTATAGTAGATAATGCTTATCGAAATAAAGTAGCTGTTGTAACTTCTAGTGATCCTAACGATTTTTCTTGGACAGCATCAGATCCAATCTGGAATGATATTATTTATGTAGATGAATTTAGAAGAACTGCATTTATTGTTAAAAATGATGGTATTATTGTAGAAAAAAGTATTGGACGTGATTTAATTCGAACTATAGAAGAATTAATGAGACCAGCTACGATTCTAGAAGTACCTACAGAATGGAATAACTGGGGAATATCTGCAAAAGTAGCTTATCAGATTCTTCTTGAAATCGATAAAATAGTTGCTTGGGGAGAAGATATATCCGATGAGAGAAATCAGAGAAAAGAGGCTGATGCTGCAATAAATGCTAGAATTGATGATCTTTGGGATAAACTTAATGCTCATATTCAAGACAAAAATAATCCTCATAATGTAACTCGTGAACAACTTGGTGTTGGAGAAAGTGATGAAGTTACGTTCTCTAAAGTTACAGCTAATGGATTCTTTATGTCTGTCGGATCTGCTGGAAAAATGGCCTCGAAAGAAGTAATGATGAGTGATCTACCTGCTGAAGAAGAAACTCACGAGGAAGAAGTTATTAGTGCCGTTAGCGAAAAAACATCCTCGGCACAACTATTAACTCCTCGTGTAAAAATATCCAGCAGTAATAATCCATCACTTAGAGTAGGCCCGAGTGATGGATCTTATGAATGGCAGGAAGAACTTAAAAATGAAAAAGAAGAACGTGAAGCCGCTGATGCTGAATTAAATAAGAGAATTGATGAAGTAGAAGCAGCTATGAACGCTCACATTGCTAGAAGAGATAATCCTCACGAAACTAATCGAGGACATCTTAAGATTGATACTACTGATGCTGTTGTATTTAGTAAAGTTAATGCTCCTAACGGTTTCTTCCAAGCTAATGGAACTCCAGCAGTATTTAAAGTAGCAACTCTCGATCCAAAAGAAGAAAAACTTAATGAACTTGAGTCTAAGATAAAAGAACTTGAGGCTGAAATTGCAAAACTTAGAAAGGTATGATTTCAAAATTAATAAAAAACGGAGAAGATATATTTCTGCAAACAACAACTAATGCAGTAATTGATTCTAGTAATAAAACTCTAACTACTATCATTCAAGACCTAGAGAATAATATTTCAGCACTTGAAGCAGAAAATGAAAAACTCAAGGAGACGATAGAGACATTAGAGAAAACACTTACTGATAAAATAACTGAACTAGGAACTAATCTAACTACAAAAATAGAAGAGGTAAATACTAACCTAACTACTGAAATAGGTAAGATTAATACTAGTATCACACAGATTAATAGTAAGATTACAACTCTTGAAAATAATGGAACTGACTACGAAGAAAGATTACAGATGCTTGAAAAGAAAACTCAGAGATTGGGTGAATCTGGAAACTTTAATCAACAAGTTAGCGCTCCAGGATTTTTCGAAAGATAATATAATGGGGAAGAACGATTATAAGTTCTTCCCTTTATTTTCCTTATATATGTTATGAAAGAAATTTATATAAACTCGCCATATTCGATTTGGAACGAACAAGAAATAATAATTCCCATAAAATTTCCATTCAGATCTAAAAAACATATGATGGATACTATAGGATCTCATTGGGAGGATCCAGAAAAAGTACTTAATATTCTAGATAACAGAATTAAAAAGGGAATACTCTTCGATATGGTCTTAAAAGTTAGTAATCGAGGAGGACAATATAAGAGATTTGGAATTAAACAATTTAGGTACTGGATATCTTTTCGACCATATATATTAAAACTTGAGGAACTTAGACTTCATGAGAAAAAGATTAAGAAAGGTAAGTATATCAAGTACCTAATTCCTAATCCTAAACAAATTTCACCATATAAGATGGATCGAAAGACTTTCTTGGAAGATTACAAATATATGAATAAATATTATGATTCTGTTTTATTTAAGTATTCTCTTCACTATGTCTTATATAACTTAAAAGCCTTATAAGTGTATTATAAACTTAAAAGAAAACAGATATGGAAAAAGAAGAAATTTGTTTACGTCTCATGGAATTAATGAGGGTAGAGACAATAAATCACAACTTGTTTTTAGCTAAGCAAGGAGATTATGAAGAAAAATCGGGGAAAATTAAAAGAGAATATTTCTTCGAGAAATACAAAGAGTACAAAAATGGAACTTTCAATTCATTAGAGAAAACGAGGAATGACTTCAAAAAGGGGTATTTTGATAGGATAGAGGAAGTAAGAAAAAAGTACAGTGAAGATTGCATAAATTTTCAAAGAAATCACGAGATGCTTATTTGGAAAATTAAAGATCTGTTACACACTGCAAGATTTAAATGTCCTGATGAAAATGTTATAAAGGATGTTGAAAATTTCTTAAAAACCTGTGAATTACTTAGAAAAGTAGCAGAAGAAATCAGCCTTGATCAAATTGATAGTGAAATGAAAATGGAAAAACTTAGGGAGCTTTTATAAGCTTCCTTTTTTATTCTCCTCAAAGCCTTATTAATGATAGTTTTGTTTAAATCAAAAAATTCCCTGGTCTGTGAAGATCGGGGTTTTTGTTTCATTCCTTGAAAGCCTTATATATGTAAAAAGAATTTAAAAGAATATGGAAAAAGAAAACAAAAAGAAAGAGAAAAATTATTGGAAATTAGCATTTATAGGAATAGGTCTAACATGTGCGGTTGTCAGTATAATTAATTCACATAGAACCCAAAAAAAGTTAGACATTGTCCGTGGAGAAAATCAAAATCTCCAAACAATAAATAAATCCCTTCTGAGACAAATTCAAAATTTAGCCTATCAGAATGGGAAATTGACACAAAAAAGAACTTAAAAATAAGAATATGGAAGAAAGTGTTAAAAAAGAACAACGTCAGTATTGGGCGGTTAATAGAACTTTTCACAGTTCTATGTTCGAAGAAGTATTTAAAGTAGGAGGGAAAGTAATATTTTATACTATCTCTCTTGAAGAACTAAAAGAAATTAGTGAAAATACTCCAATTAACATGAGATTTTTAGGGAATGGAGTCCCTTATAAGAACGCATTAGATAAAGTTGGAGTTAAGTACAAAACAATAACAGATGATGTAGTGTTATCTCCTAGTCGTAAGGATGTACTTTACACTATTATTGGTAACACAACTGTTAAAGAAGATCAAACGGAATTTCCTGACTATACGATCATAGAAGTATATGTTTGTGAAATATGCCGTTAATTAAAGTAAAACAATAAAAATAAAAAAAATGGAAAGACTAGAAAAAAATGCTTACCAGGAAAAATTGGTAAGAGGTCTGTTAAATTCACTTAGAGAAAATAAAACTATCTCAGACGTACATGTAAAAAACTTAATTAGCGAAGTTCATAGTGAAATTGGAAGAAGCTTGGATAAAGCTTTAATCAAGAGAAAAGCTGATGAGTTGTTATTCACATGGATGAACAGTGAATTAAATATAGTGAAGAAAGGAAAAAGAACTCCACTTGTTATTAAGCTGAAAAATGAAGAAGCTATGAATGACGAGGAGTTTGAAATCTTCACTAAAAAAATACTTGAAAAGGTATTAGTAAAAGAATCGGGAAGAGTAAGAAAAGAGCCGGAAATAAAAGAAGAACCGGAAGAAATAACTATTCCCTCGAAGAAAAGGGATAAAGAAGAAAGAATTAGAATAAACACCTTAGACAATATCATGGAAGCGCTAAGTTATTCTATTACATATAACAGAGGTGACGGAGTAACTGGAAATAATGTTGCCAAGGTATTAGGTGTGAAAAGAATAAATCAAATCCAAATAAAAACTTGGGTAAATGGTTTATCAAAACATTCAGTAACGCTAAATGTATATTATGACGGAAGAAATGATAAGTTGGTATTCAGAGAAGCGGAAAAAGACTTATCTATCTGTTGTGAATTATACAGAAAGATTACAGGAAAAGAACCAAAAAGAGAATATTTAAAACTCTTAAGTGGTAAAGAAAAACCGAAAGTATTAGTAAGTAAGACTAGTTCTGCAATAGTAATGAAGGAATCAGTCATTGATAAGAAAATGATTAAAGAAGATTCCTATGAAGATTTATATTATTACGCTGCAGGAATAATTGTTGAACATAGCTATAAAGCGGTAGATATTGATTCATTGTGTACTAATTTGAGAAAATTAGGATATGATGTATCAAAAACTGAACTTCAAGGAATCCTAAGAAAAAGAGCTGAATTTTCTGTAGTAAGATATGGAGCAGCAGTAGGATTAAATGAAGGAGGATGGAAAACTTGGGATGAAATCAAAGAAAAATTCAATCCCAAGAATAACATAAAATGGGTAGATTGTAGACTATCACTAACTCTGGAAGAAATAAAAAATATCTTTCCAGAAACTGAAACATTGTCTATGATAACCGAAAGAGATGGATTTTATAGAGTATATTATAATGGATCGCTCACTGAATTAACGAAGTGGATCCAATTAGCGACAATATCCATCGGAGCAGAAAACTTAAGCAGTTATATATTTGATCAAGATTTAGTTAAGAGAATCAAGACAAGAATAAATCTGCTTAATGAATTTATGCTGAAAGAGGAATTAGGATGTAAATTAGAAACATTATAATCACTAATAATTGATGAAAACCGAAAGTCTGTGAAGATGAGTAGGTTTTTATTTTTTGTCCCTTCAAAGCCTTATTAATGTATGAAATAATCTATAGAACTTGATATATAGTAGAGTTTTATAGATTTTCTTTTTACAACCCTAGAAACAATAACTTAAAAAATTAAAATATTATGGATTTATTTGGAAGAAATAAAAAGAAAGAAGAAACTGCCGAACTAAAAAGACAGTGTGAAAAAATCGAAGATAATATCATAAGATTATCAATGGCAATATCAGATAATCGACAAGATATTTGGGAGATTTCAGAATTGGTTAAACAAGGAGACGCGTTAACCGAGAAAATAATTGAAAAAATTAATGAACAAGAAAAGAAAGGAGGAAAGTGGTATGAAAGAATTTTTAGAAAATTCTGGTAAGGTTATAAATAAACTTACAAGAGATCAGTCCTTTAATAATCAACAACTAATAAATCTAAGGAAATCTGCAGAACAAAGAGTAGCATTTCTAGAAAATGTTTTGATTTCTAAAGGTTATCATGAAGACGTTATGGAGATAAGAGAAAAATTTGCTCTCGAAGAATTAAACAATAAGATGATGGTTCGAGAGGAAAAATTACTAATTCTCCCTAAGTTTGAGCACTTAGTATTAGCAGCACAACAAGAAATAAACCCAGAACCGAATTTTAGTGGTATATATCCCTGGGCAGAATCTTATAAAACATTAGATCAGAGGTTCAAGGATACAGTAGACTTAGACCAAACTGAACATTTAATTTGTATAGGTTCAGCAATGGTAGGTTTTGCGGTAGATATGGTATTTAGAGGTGGTCCGGAAAAAGTTTCAGGAATTTCGGGAATGATTCAGAGTCTCTTCGATAATAAACTTTCAGAAGAGACAGTGAAAGAACTTGAAAAACAGGCTAAAGTAACATTTGATCAATCAGTTAACTCTCAGAAATTTGTAGAGAGGGCTGGACATAAGATTAAAGGACTATCACCTAGTCTTCATCATATTACTGGAGTAGGTCATGATCCTAGTCCCGCCGGTATAGTAACAGGAATAAAAGACACGATGAAAAATACGGCGACTTTTATGGACTCTGGAGAAATTCGAACAATAGATATGGAAGGATTTTTTAAAGACGGAAATAAGAGAGTTGCTGAAAAATTAGTAGATGCATTTAATCTAGTAATAAAACATCAACTTTCAGATGTAAATGGAACCAGAGGATTACCAGCGCCGTTTACTTTCGTGATTGGATACCTGGAAAATTTCGGCGACTATGGACAATTAATTTTTGGAATAGTTGAGAAAATGTACCTGGAAGGATATGATTTTAGATATCACCTTTCAACATATCCAGCTGCATTAATAACAGATATCCTAGTAAGAGTATGTTGGGCAATAAAGCTAATAAATGAATCTGAAGGTAAATTAACAATAAAGAAAGTAATCCCTATGGTAAATTTAAATACTATAGAAGGATCAAAACTCGGAAGAATGTTATTTTATACTCATTTAGAAGCTGTAGCACTTAATACTGGATTTATAGCTGTTACTTTTAAATGTACGGCTGGAAAAAGTTTACTCAAATTTAATTATGGAGAATGGGTTATGTTAGCAAGATATGGCATAACACAATCTAGATGGTTAATCATAAAGAAATCAAAACTGAGAGATAAATTTAGAGAAGGAAAATTCGAAGAAGCAATGAAGGATTTTGAAGAAACTTATAAAGATTTATTTGGAGGTTATATTATTAAAGTAGAAGAGGAGGGTTAAAATTTCCCTCCTTTTTATTCTCCCCTCAAAGCCTTATTAATGTATAAATAATAAATTAAAAATTAAAAGATTATGAAAGAAGAACAAGACGAAAAAAAGAAGAAAGGATTAAGTAAGAAAACAGTTAAATTACTGATCTTTGGCGGAATTGCAGTATTGGTGATCGGAGGAATTGTGTATAGGTTAAAGACTTCGAAAGGAAAGACGAAGTTGATCAATGAAGGGAAACCGCTAGATTACTATTACAGACAATCAGGAAAATATAAACTGGCTCCTCTTACAATGGATACAGGAGTCGGAACATTAAATCTTTCAAACCTAGAGAATACAAACGGAGATTGTTTTTCTTTGGGTTATATAAAAGATGTAAAACCTCTTGGAGATGCAACAATTGAAGGAGGTGATGTAATTAATGTAGAATCTGGAAAAACTACGAAAGTGAATCTAACAACAAAAGTAGTATCACTTGCCAGATTATTATGTGGAGCAGAGTTCGTTAAAACAAGCTTTGAAGTAAGAGGACTCTAATAAAATATAGAAGATAGGACATTCAAAAATCCTATCTTCTTTTTTTCTCCTCCCCGAACAAACAAAAAAGAAGAAGATATTTTGATTTATCTTCTTCTTAATTTTATTCTATATTACAGTTCCTTAAGAGCAGCTTTTATTGAACCTTTAATCATCTCTTGAATTCCTTCTTCAGTTGTCATTGCTCCTGATAATGAGAATTTCCAAGAGTTTCCTTCTCCAGTTCTAACAAAAGTACCAAGAACTAATGCTTTCTTATCAATAAAGTCTGGATTATTGTCGATCTGGAAGTCGGCGAAAGTCTTAAGTTGATTAATCTTATTACTATCTATTACTTTCATATCCGAACTATAGATCTTCATAGTCGCCGAAGGAATATGATCGAATACAAGCGCTCTAGGATCTCTTCCCATGTGCTGATAAATATTCAAAATCACAGTCATATATTTTACTTCCGGCGCAACTTTTCCAAGCTCCATTCGAATTAACTCATTATCACCTTTTGAGTTATTCTTTCCAGTTAAGTCATCGCCAAGTAAACTAGCAACTGAACCATCTTTAGAAGTTTGATGTCCGTAATAAACAATATCATACTGTTTCTTAGACTTATCAAACATTACAACGCTAGCATCAAGATCAATATCAAGTTGTTTATCAGGTCGGAATGTTCCAGGATTATCTACTACTTCAGTTTCGATTATCTCTGATGGACCTGTACCGAATAGTTTTTGAAAGAAACTACCTGTCTTAACTGTCTTTCTTTCAACATGAGTCTTTCTTCCAGTTACTCCACCTTTGATTACTGCCGGAGCCCATCTAAGCCCTACATAAACATAATCAAAGTTTTCACCTTCTGTTTCTTGATTTTTTCTTAGGCTAATTGTTCTTGTACCATTTTTTCTTAAGCTAATTACTCTTTCTTCCATAATTGTTTATATTAAATTAAACTGTTTTAATAATTTCATTTCTAAGTATATCCCGAAATTAGGAGTTGTTTCTGGGTTTATTAAGATTTCTAGAAGTGTTTCCGGAGTTTCTTTTAAAAAATCTACTTCATCTTTTGAAATAAGACCTTTAAAGAAATCATCCCTAAGAAAATCAGATGTTATATATCTTGCATAAGAATTTCTAGATAAAACAACTAGATTATTTCCTAAAGCTTTGTGTGAGTGAAATTCAAACATGAGCATTCTTGAATAATCATTATTACAGCGTAATGGACCTGCTGCTTTATAAACATTCACAACACTATCACTATATATTCCAGGATGTTTTAAAGATTCTATCGGAAATTGTAAAGAAATCTTATCTAGGTTGATATCTTTCAAAAAATCATTATATCTAGCTTCAAACAAATCTCGACGGTCTTTAATTCCCGAGTGATCAGTATTATAATCCATACTCCACTCAACCTTAAATTCCGGAAAGATTAGATATTGATATATACCTCTAATATTCCCTAAAAAGCATGTATAATGAATCGCCCTCATTAAATATCTGACTCTTTGAACTTAAGGCCATATTTTACCAAACTCTTAAATAAAGTTTGGTTAGATCCTTCTCCGAGTGCTTGGAATTCCCATCTGTTTCCTTCAACCCTAGAAAGTTTCCCGAAGACTAGAGTAGTATCATTCTTATAGTCATCATCTAATTTATACACAAGTTTAGCAATATCTTTTCCATCTTCGTAAGCTCTAACTTCTGCACCATCAATCATTTTAAAAGTCTGTTCTCTAGTTCCAGAATCATAGATATTAACCAAAAATAGAATATCAGTTATATTTGGATCAACTTTCTTTGGGTAAATTAGAACTTCCTCATTACAATAACCATCATCTCCAGATTCATCTTCAGATCCTGTATTATCTCCTCCATACTGTACAGCTTCGAATGGATCTGTTAACATTCCTTCCGAAGTTTGTAAGATACTAGAATAAAATACTAAATGATCTGGACTAGGACATTTACCCATTTTATTGAGCTCAACAGTAATTAAATCTACGTCGAAATCATAATTACTACTTCTAAGAGCTCTAGAATTAGGTTTCCAAACAATTTCTACTTTTAATTTACTCAGACCTTTCTTTAAACTTACTGATCTTTGTTTTGTTAATATAATTTCTCTTTCAATTGTTTCCATTATTGTTTTATTTTTAATTACATTTATAAGAATTTCAAGGATTTACTATTTTAAGCCAAATATTTAACTAACTTACCTGCTGGATCTGAATAACCTTTAAGTTGATATAAACAATTTGAGATTATTTTAAATAAATAATCAGTGTTCATATTTATTATCCTCTTCGAAAAGTCTATTGTGGTTCTAGATATAAGATATAAACCATCCCAGAAATTAATAGATAAGTAATTTAATTGTCCTGTTAAACAAAGAGCAATATACTTAAAAAATGATCTATAAGTCTCTGAATCATAAGTAAATCCTCCATTTGATCTTATAGCATTTACATATTTTAATTCTCCGGACTTTTTCATTTTAAGTATATCATTCTTTAGACTATTTATATAATCTATTGCAGAATCTTCAACATATTTTTCTACAAAATCTGACCCTAATTTATTTTCTATTATATTCCTATCCTCAATTTTTATAAATCCATATTGAGGTGAGCCAGGTGGAACAGCTAGTTTTCCTTGAGTTTTAATCTTGTCAAAGAACCCATCTATTTGTGTCATCCAATGTTCTAGGTCACTGTTTTTATCATCATAGAATTCAATCATTTTGATTATCTCATATCCTATTTCATCATTGTACTTAGATACATAATGTAATGAATCTGCTCTAGTTTCTGCAAATTCTTTTTGAATTAATTTTCTTTTTATTAACATATATAAAATTAAAAAATAATAAATTGAAGAGAGTAAACTTAATTACTCTCTCTCTTTCTCCAAATTTCTTCTTGATCTTTCTCAGCTTTTTCTATATCTAAAAATCCTGTTTTCCGATTTATGTATTCTCCCACCTTATGCCCTGTATCTCCAAAAGGATAATCTGATAATGTCTTCAATAACCATCTCTTAGCTCTTTTATTCTTAGATATTAATAATAACTTAAGAATTACATTAATATCCTCGGAACAATCCAAAATAGCACTATCTAATACACGAACACTATAAGCATACATGTCATCCGTCTTTCTTTTAATTTTTAAGAAAATAATGTTAATATAGAATGTTGGAGATTTATCTAATTCAGAAATTTCTCTTTCTACTATTTCAATTAGTATCCTTCGATCTTTATAATAATCTTTTGTTTCATATTTCTCAAGATCGCCAAATGTCATTCGTTTCTTTTTTCTCATAATTTTTTCTATTTTTATTCATCTATAAGGCTTTTAATGTTATTTTCTTTTTAATAATTCATAACCTCTAATCTGCTTTCTAGTTCCATCCTCTTTCTTTTCATACATAACTACTGATTTAACGTCAAAATAGTTTTCAATATCACTAGCTTTCGGTGTAGCATCATAATTAATAGAATTATAAAGATTTCCAAGTTTTACCTTGAGATCTGATAAACTATACTTCTCTCCAGGATTAAAATTTAAAGTAATAGTATTAATTAATAACTCTTTACTAAACGTTACTATTCCAAGTTCTTTTTTAATATAAGTCTTACTATAAGTTAAAGCTTTAAGTTTCTTAGGCCCTAGAGCGAGATAGTAAGATTTAACTTCATCAGAATCAGCTATTTGTCCAAGAACTATATTTAATTCAATATCAGATATAAAATTGTATTCACATAACATTTTAAGTTTATCATGCATAGTAGTTAATGTATCATAGATACAGAAAAATCTTGTTACATCTCTATTTACTATATCATCAGGAGTAAGTTTGGAATGAACTGAACTAAATACACTAAATCTATCCTTATAATCCACCTGCTGTATCTGAAAAGCTCTAATCTCATTAACAAGAACTAATTGATTAATAACCGGTTTAAGAATAACATCTCCAGTCTGAGAATTAATAACTTTATTTACAGCTATATAATTATCTCTATAATTTGCTGACTTGGCTACATATTGATAAGTTTTTGCTAAATCATATTTATCTTTATCTAAAACAGTGTTATATGCAGATAATAAACTTTCAGTAGATTTATTTTTGCTATCTATTATATTTTGGAAATCTTCTTTCTTCATTTCTCTATAATCTGCTGTAGTTCGATAATAGAAAGTAGCACTGTTTTTCCAAGGGTTATCAAATAAACGCTGACGTCCAAGAATCTGAGGTAAATCCTCCGCTATATCAACAGCTAAACAGTCTGAATTAGAATCACTGAAAATGAAAGATCTAGCGCATAAACTATAAAAATCAGCACCTAAGTATACAGTTCTGGTACAGAAAGTAAACATTTTAGGTTTAACTCCTTTTAATGGTACTTCTCCTATAGTAAAAGATTTTCCTAATTTCCTTTTTATTCTTTTGGCATTATCTTCTGTATTGCTACAAAGTATATTGCATTGTTCAGGAGTAAGATTATTCTTTTTAATCATACTGATAATATGATTAACACTATTTACATAGAATACTGCCTCATCTGATACTATTCTAGTAGGTACACCATTCTTCATAACAGTAATTTCTTCAAAATCGTTATTGAGATATTTTTGAATTACTTCTTCTGCTTTAGTTCCTACTGATTTCATCGTAAGAATTTTAAGAGAAGGTTTTATAATTCTAGATGAATCTGAACTATACCAATCTAATTCATAGTAAGGTAAATCTTTAAATTCATCTAACATCTCTAAGTACTCATCCATCATTGGAGTTGCACTAACGAAGTATGCAGTTGGAGATTGTGCTAAATATGTCAAAAAACTAAGTTCAGTATTACTCTTAAATCTAGCATCATGTAGAATACTTTGAAATTCATCCACTACTGTCACAAATCTATCAAATATTCTAATTTTCTCAAGAATATCTTTAACAATCCTGTAAGAATCATATGTTACAAGAATTTTAGCAGGTTGATTATTTAGATATCTTTGATAGGTATAAGTATCGATCTCTCTATATAGTCTTTCATAAATTTCAGAATTATCTTTCTTTTCTGGTTCATCTTCTTTTGGATTCTTTATAGGCTTGGAAATATCTTTATCGACTTCTGCTTCTATTTCCATTTCATTCACAACCAAATAAACACTATCTTTATGTTGATCCTTTTTATTCTTAAGTAACATTTTCCTTGGAGAACATAGAATAACATTTTCTGGTCCTCTTAAACAGTATTCAGTAAATCCACAGCCAGGTAACTGTTTATTAATAATACACTTTACTGGGAAATTAGAAAAACAGAAATCTTTCCATTCTCCTATATACCTAATTCCTCTAGGTACAATAATTTTTTCTCTGTTCATGTTTTATAAAGTTTTTAATTAATTTAATTTATTATAGATTCTTTTTAATACAGAATCCAGTTACATAAAATTGAAGACTAGGGATACCCTTTATAATCTTCATTCAATTGTAAGGATTTAAAGTTAGTAGAGACGCATTTTGATGATTTAAAATCGGTGTATTTGGTAATAGGTAAAGTATATATTTTCTTATTAAAAAATATCATCAATTAATATATTCGATCTCCCTTTGGGAGGAGATCGAATTCTTATACTCCATTTATCCCCTATATAGTTTATTCAATCTAGAGCCCGTAGGGCCCTGGAGTGAACCCTTTAGTGGTGAACGGAAGGTATGATAAAGGGTTCCTTAGTCCTCAAAAATAAATTACAATAGAATAAAAATCTTATAAGTGTTATGAAGTTACCAATAAAATTTTACAAGTTTATCTCTAATATAGATTATTTTTCAGAGATACACAAATATCATAAACATGAGAATAATGAAGATATGATTATTGATTATATGATAAGTAATCTAGCTTTTCTTCTAACTCCTTCCAATTTTAACCAAAGAGCGTCTTATTGTTTTAATAATTGGTTTTCTATTCTCTTAGAAATAGATCCGATTAAGTATGGTTGGGTAAAGAAAGTTGACCTACAATTCTTAAATAATACATCTGTAACTAAACAACAGATTATAGATTGGGAAGTACTCAATTTTACAGGGAAGAATAGGATTTTCACAGTAAAGAGAGAAAAATGAAGTTTTGCTACTTTAAACTTCTAATTTCCTTATATGTGGAAAAAAGAGCCCCAGACTTAATTGTCCAGGGCGTATTTGATTATTTACATAACCAAATTGAAATTGCTTTCAAAGTCTTTAATAATATTTTTATTAAAGTTGAAGCTATGAGAGATATCACTAAGATTATTCTCCCAAGAGTCATGAACACTGTAATGAGCATGACTGATGAATAAAACTCAGGTGTTTGCATTTTAATTGAGTTTTTTAAATTAAAAATATAAAAGATAGATCGTCATTATATCCAATTTCTTTCAATACTTTAGGATTTTATGACCTCATGATCTATCTTCATATATAAGGCTTTGAAGCATTTCTAGAAGGAAGGGTAGTTTTAATACTATTCTTCCTTTGATTTCCTTATAAGTGTAGTAATAATTAAAAAATATAAGACTATGGAAGAAAAGATCGATTTACCAGAGAAAGGAATAGTAGTTGGCTTTGAACTTGAGAACTTAGAGGATTACTTGAATTGTACGGAGCATTTAGTACAGGTTCATGGAAAGTTTGAGGTCCTAGCAGAGATCGAGAAAAAAGTAAAGTACGAAAAGATTAGACACCTCGCCAAATTTCTCATGACGGAATATAATCCAGAGTTAAAAAGGAATGTGGTTTTTAGGTTGTCTAAGTTTAAAGAACGTCATGAACACAACGGCGAGACGGTTTATATAGCTTATTATAGGTTTGATGGATTTGTATCACTTTAGGAAATATAGGGAGAGACTTTTAAGGTTTCTCTCTTTTTTTCTTTCAGGTACAACAAAAAGAAACTACACTTATCCATCTCGGACCAGTGTAGTTTGATTAGAATTATAGTATTTTAAGAAGTTTATCTGAGACATTATCGATCTTTATAGTTTCGTATGTTCCATCTCCTTTAAGCCAAATTAATCTTCTCCCCAGGATCTTTAAGCCAATTGATTCTAACATTAATTGATACATGCTAAATTGTAGGGTATAATGTCCTAGGGGTTCATCTATTAAATTATCAAAAGGAGGATACATTGTGATTCCCTTCGACCTCTGATAATCTTTCGTAAGTTCTTCATTTGTTTTCCAGTCTCCTATAATAAATCCAGGGTTATCAGGGGAATCATAGTAGAATAGAAGGTCGGTAGTTCCACAAAATTTAGTATTAATTTCTGGGATATACTTTGATGACATCCTGAATTCTGCACCGACCGGAATTATCGAAGGCGGTAACTCAGAATAAAATTTGAGGATACTTTCTTCTTTAGGTGCGAAGGGAATTAACCAACCCTCCTCTGGAATATATTGCCTTCGGATATTGGTCGGAATTAATTCAGGGTAACCACATTTTATCCATGTCATTGCTTCTCCAAATTCATGATACTTCGTTCCTTGTGTTACTGATTTTACATTTTTATATTTCCATTCTCTGAGGACATCTTCTTGAGTTCTTCCATTCTTTTTTGCATATCGTTCTGAGATTGTATGTTTATCGAAGGGTCTAACAAAGTTTTCGATTATATTAGAAACTGGTGTATATTCTTCAGTTCCTATAAAATACTTATGTCCTTCTTCTATAAATGTTATATCGGAAAAATGTTCAGATATTAAGTTTCTTGTTGTTTGTATAATTTCTTCTGTAGTCATATTCTTTTATTTTATTATCATATATAAGATTCACTAGTGCAGAGAAGAGCAAAATCCTTACTTATGATATGAAAATAATGATAAGTTTTGCAGATTTTGAGTATATACTAGAAAATCGAGTAGAGTTTAATCTGCTAAGTAAATTTAATCGTACTAAAGATCCAGAATTAAAAGCTATAATTTCTTTAATTCTTCTTGCTGAATCAATATCTAATGGAGCAATAATAACTTTAAAGAAATTAACGTTTGCCACTGCTTTAGAGGGTATAGATTTATGGAGAGGGAAAGTTAATACTAGAAGTTATGCGAAGATTAAAACAATAGGGGATTTGAAAGAATGGTTAAGATGTAATTTAGTTGGAAAATTGATAACAATAAAAAGACATGGAAAAAACGAGGTTAGAGTTATTGATTTATTGTTATCAAGAGAAGAAAATTAAGATCCGACTTTCACAAGCCAGATCTTATCAGAATGATTTATATAATTATTTTTTATTTTTTATGCATATATAAGAGTTTGGAGGATTGAGAGATGATATCAATAATAGATGTTTTAAATAATGGAGAAGAAATTGCAAAGTATTTAGAAGTAAGATTTCATACAATTAAATATGCTGATGACTATTACCATAAGTTTATCTTAATTCATTCTTTGTGTAGATATGCGAATAGTTTAGATCCAGTTTATCACACTCTTATAGTATATCATACAGAGTTGATTGGGTGGTCTAGTGAAATCGATCTTAATAGTATAGGAAGTATAAAAACTAAGGAAGATTTAGCAATATGGCTTAAAGATAATTTAGTGGGAAAAATAATAACACTTAAGAAATATGGAAAGAATAATGATTTCGTATCCTGAATTTTATAAACATCTGGATCTTTTATATGAGAAAAGATTAGATTATAAAAATTATAATAATTATATAAAGTCTTTTAAGGAAAGAATGACAGAAGATGAACTAGTATATTATTTACTGTCAAGTATATCTTGCTTTATTAAATCTTATAATAATCAAGGATTTCTTTATATATTGGGTGTAGTTATGATTTTTATAATTAAAGCACTTGAAGAAATAAATCCAGAAAAATATAAGAATCTAAAATCTCCAAAAACATTTCTTATATCAAAAACATTTAATTCTCAACAGGAAGCTCAAGATTGGATTTTAGATAGATTTTTAGGAAGAATATTAACACTTAAGAAAAATGGAAAGAATAATGATTTCGTATCCTGAATTCTTAGAAAATCTAGAAGAGTATAAAAATAAATACTCTGATTCTAGGGGTTCACTTCAATATAGAGATAAAACAGAAATTATGTTGATTCAAAATTTAATATATCGTTTGGCAGATATTCATCTTTATATTCTTAGTTTAAAAATTCAAGAAGCTGGAGGAAGTTTTATTAGATTAAGTATTCCTAGCATTAATAGGATTATAGATGAATTAATAAAATTATATCCAGAAAAATATAGTAAGTGGGGATATATAGACTTAGACTCATTTAATCTACTTTATGGAAGTGATGAAGTTATCTTAAAGGAAGTAGTTAAATTTTTTATTGGGAAGATTTTTACAATTAAGAAAATAAATGAAAAGAAGTCTTATACCGTTTTTAGAATTTCTTAAGATATTAGATGATCCAGAAGTAAATTCAGCAGGACGTTTAAATCGATACTTTTCTTGGGGAGAAGATACAAAACCAGTCGAACGAGGAATGTTAATTGGGATAGGGCTACAATTAATAAACTCCTATATATTTTTTGATGAGTCTCATAAATTTTCTAAGAACTCACTTCAAAAAGTTGATAATATTATAGGTCATCTTATATCAATATTTCCGAAAAAATATTCAAAGTGGAGGAAGATGAGCCCTGAGATATCAAGAGTTTCTGAAAATCTCTCTGAATATTCATCAAAAGAGGAATTTATATCCGAGATAGCTTGGATATTTGCTGGAAAACTTTTTAAATTAAAAAAGACAAGAGTTTAATTCTCTTGCCTTTATTTTTCTTTTTGAAAAAAAAACAATAGAAGAATTTCAAGACCTTTTCATTTTACTTGATTATGTACTCTTGTAAAATTACTTATCTATTATTCTTCCATCTACTTGTAGGACTTTAGCATGAAATTAACTACTTAATCCTCCTACACTGTTAACCATATACAACAAGGTAGCTTATAAGAAAATATTAACTATCATAAGCATATAGTTAATTTAGGTTAGGCTACCCGTGACTTCCGCCCGGACCGAACACCTAATTCTTTCATATATAAGAATTTCAGGGGTTTAGAAATTTCTTCTGAAAAAAAAATGGTAATGGACCAAACTTATTTCGCAATCCACTACCTGACCTGATAAATATTCCAAAAAGTCGTACTTACTTTAAGTTCAATTTATCTTAGCTAACCTTTATCGCTACAAGGGTATATCTTTTTGAAGTTCTAATAGTTAATTTCTTAACTATCATGAGTATTTCCCAAAGATAATAATTACAAATACCTTTATAGAATTTTACAGTGACCTTAGAGGTATATAAAATTTCTATCTTCTACCATATATAAGAATTTCAGGGGTTTAGAAATACCCAAATTTTTGTAGATTATTTATTAATTCTTGTATATTATTATCTATCTTTTCTTTTTCCATGTTGTTCCAATTAACTCTATCATTTTGTTCTGGATTACCAAATATTCGAGTTATCCAATAGGGGATTTTAGTTCCTCTTATATTATCCCATCTAGATGTGTTTGTTTTTTCAGAAAGTGCCCATAATACTTCTTCTATTGTATATAACATAGATTGGTGAATATGTAATGATACTTTAAAAACAGATCTCATTATTCCTATTATATTATCTAGGAACATATTTAATTGATCTTTATTAGTAAATACTCCAAAATTTCTCGAATCTATATTATAAATATCTCTCAAAGTTAGTATTATTCCTTTTCTAAACTTAAAATTATTATAACCTCCGATATATCTATAAAGTTTATCTATGAATTCTAAGGCTCCTTTATTACTAATGATAAAGTTATTAACAATTATATCAGAAAAATCAAACATATAGTTATTATATACATTTAATCCAGATAAACTACTATAACTATTTTTAATATTTTTCTTGATAGATTTATAGAATTTACCTCTTACTATAGTACTTTTTCCATATTCATAAAAACGATATGTAGGAAGACCATATTTGAAGTACATATAAGTATCTCTAACTCTATCATCAATAGCTTTTTCATCATGAAAACTAGAATCAATTTCTACAATGAATTTCGCTTTATAAAAGAAATAATCAGAAAGTATATAATGTTTCTCCCAAAGTTCTGTTCGAGTTTTTGGAACTTTCTCTTTAGTTAATATTTCTTTCCAGAGCTCTCTATCCATTATTGGAACGGGAAATTCTTTTATATACTTTGTAAAATCTTTTTCTTGCGTTAATTCATTTTTTATTTTTTCTATATCTTCTTCAAACTTTTTTGAAAAACTACTTTCATTAGCGATAAGAGCATCTCTTCTATTTTTAATAATAGAGATGTGAGTGTTATCTTCTTTTAAAAGATACGTTGGAATGATATATCCTTGTTCAATCTCTTCTGCATAATATTTGCATCCCATAGCAAATATCTTAATTAGGTCTGTATTCATAAGTTATATTAATTTTATTTCTATTTATAAGGTTTAGACCTTAAGAGCCTTATATGTGTAGTTTATTACATGAAAAACAAACTTAAAAGAAATGAAAATTGAACAAGAATTAATCGATGAATCTTATAGAGGATTCGTAAGAAAAGACCTAGTAGATCTATACCAAAGATTTATAGGTGAAAGAAGTGGAGGGAAGGTACGTAATTCATCATTATCTAATGAGATAACTCCTAGTAATGATGTAAATGTTAGTGAAAGATTTTTAAATAGACAGAAAAAAGAAGGGGATTAAATTACTAAGATTTCCGAAAACTATTCATATAATTAAAAGATGTTATGAAGAAAGGTTTGGTGGTTTTATTGAATCTGTCTATACTGTCGAATACGGAATTTTGCACTTAATGTACTTTGATGAGAATGTGTTAATTGAATTCTCTAAAACATTTCGATCTCTTGAGAATGATAATATAGATGTATTGAGAGAAAAACTCAGAACTGTATTATCTGGAAAAATTATAGGAGATAATAAATTCATTTCTGTAGATAGAATAGAAAATCTAAGAACCAGAAAATAAAAAAAATTGAAGGAGACTTTTTACAGTTCTCCTTCTTTTATTTTTTCTTTTTAGGACATAAAATCTAGCTTTTTTGTTTTTACTAGATCTAAGTCATTAAATGGAGTACCTTCGATAAGATTTACTCCTGTTTGTTGTAAAATCCATCCAAGTCCGGTCAAGTTTCCATATTCATCTACTACAATCTTTTTATCCCATATTGTTAGTTTAGGGAAATATAATTTGTAGTCCGGGAAAATCATACTCCATTCATCTTCATTTCCTTCTAAAAATTTATCTAGTTCAGGGTGAGTATTTATTTTTTTTGTTCTCCCATTCCATATCACATCAAAACACGGCCGAAGAATATATGGACAAACTTCGACTCCCTGACACTCTCCTGGTTCTGATGTTCTAGAAATAACTTTACATTTATTTCTTACCAGAGTCATTATTTTGTCCATTGAGTAGTCGGCCGTATTAATTATCACTATCTTTCCGGTTATATATGTTGGATTCTTTGGGTTAACGTGAATTAGACTACCTACCGAAGGATCTATCTCTTCTTGTAAGTAAATAGCCTCGATAAAAGCATCTAATCCATTCCCATAATATACGGAATTCATTTTTTTATCTCCTTCCCTAGTAATATCCCAGCAAATTCAGTAAGATCTACATCCCTAACAAATACATCAACTGGCTTAATGAATATAACAGTCCTTTCTACTATTGTCCCATCTTCTCTTACTGCTGATACATTATATAGGTTTTTTGATATTTTAGGGAGAAATGATTCAGGTACATATTTCCAATCAATTGCCATAGCTTCATCATCAAACATCTCTGATACTAGGTATTTTTCTTGTTTCATATCTTATATTTTTTAAAGTTGATTAATAATTTGTTCAGTATATGCTACCGGATCGAATTTCTTAAGCTCTTTCAATCTTGTCTTGAGCTCTTTTATACGATCCGAAGTATCTTTATTTTTTCTAAGGTAACTGATAGGCTTTGACATAACAGAACTAACTATTTCCTGAGGCATTCCAAATACTTTCATAATCTCTTCGTCAGTTGCTTTTGGATTTTTGTTTAATATATAATCCGAAATTAATGGAATAGCCTCTAAAACCGCAATATCAAAAGTAGTTTTTTCTATCTTCTTCTGATTTACTTTTACAATTAGATCTATGTAATTTTTATAAGTATAATCTAACCAATCATATAAACCAATTCGAAACATTGTGGATCCAGTAGTTACGTTTGTTGTGTAGTTTGTAGCACTATAGCAACACTTTCTTGCTAGATCTTCAATTTCTTCAATAGATATTCCTCTTGCTCCTGGAACTTTAGATATTACCATTTTAGGACCATTAATATCAGTAAGATCTTCCATATATACTTTTCCTTCTTCTGCAAGTTTTTTAAACTTTTTAAAATTAGGTGTAAATAAGAAAGTATCTCCTTCAAATAATATTCCTGGATTACCAAAATCATCAGTTACTCTTGTTAATTTGTATGAATATATTACTCTACCTTTACCTGTTTTCCATAATCTATCAAGTTCTGAATTTTCTTTGTCAATTATTAAGTTTGCATTCGGTTCTAGGAGTAACGGGTTATTATTTATATAGGCTTGGTATAATGATTTCGGACTAAAATTCGGATAATCATTCTTAACACCTATGCACAGACCAGTTACCGATGTTTTCATGTAAAGACAAAGAGGTATAGGAAGTGGAAGATAAGATATTTCCATTGGTCCTACTGGCGATTCTACCATAGGAACCTCTTTCCACAATTCTCCAAGTACTCTATTGTATACATCTGAAACCATTTGTTTTGTATATCGAGGAGCGGCATACTGATTGTATACACCATTTATTTCCGTATATCCCCATGAACCGTGACCTTCAAAAACTCCAGTATGTACGAGATTAGCATTAAGTTCTTCAATACCGGAAAGACTATGAGGATGATAGTTTGCTACACTTGAAATTACTGTAGTACTAGGTATCATCTTCCCTTTTGGAAATTGAAGAGCTGAATATATTAATCTTCTATAACTAGGTTTACAACCATCTTGTATAAATGCTGTATGTCTTTGATTATTAATATAATTACCAAAATCTAAAAAAGCATCTCTTGCTATTTCTCCAATAGCTTTTTGTTGAATTAATTCTTCTTGTGTAATTTGTGGTAATTCTATTTCTTTCTTTTTTCTAGCCATATTATTCAATTATTCTAAATTCGTCTAAATTATACCAAAAATCTTCAGATACTCCTGCTTTTACTGAAATCGATTCTTCTGAATTAAGATTTGTTATTTTTATTGAGAAAGACATAATTCCTCCTCCAATTCCACTTTTAGATATAACTACTGGTGGATATTCTAGAAGAATTAGGTCTCCTTGTTTAATATCTCTTATAAATTTTTCAAAAGTTTTACTCGTACTGTAGCTCATTTCAATACATTTCATTGAAATTACCTGAACTGTATATTTTACTGTAGGTAATTCTTGTATATTGAAATTTCCCATTTTAAATGTTTCCATGATCTATTACTTGTATTTCTTTCATAGCATCCCAAAACTCATTAATTGCACTTCCAGGAACTATTATTGATTTATTACTTCTAAGATTTGTTATCTTAGTTCTTACAGATATTCCTGACCGTGAATTTCTTTCAAGAATAGGAGGAATTTCTAGAAGAATTATATCTTCTGGGTTAATTCCATCTAAAAATATTTCCCTTTTCTTATTACTTATGTAGTAAGTATTTTTATCCATCTTAGAAATTACTTTAATAAAATATTTCATTGTTGGTAATACATCCCTACTATTTTCAATACCATTAATTTTATAAATCTGTAAATCCATTATCAATTATTTTGAATTTCCCGAAATAATAATATAAGATATTTAATTCCAGAGTGCTAAATTTCATACTCTTTTTATTCTCTAAATTAGTAACTGTGACATATCCTTGAAGTAATAATGAATATGAAATCATTACTAAATCTCCTTCATTCAGATATAAGTTTATGAATTCTTTTTTCTCCTTATTCATTAACCTATAAATTTCAGAATTTTTATTAGTTAATATTTTCTTAGCTCTATCACAACATATATTTTGTGGTTCACCAAGTAATATTACTATTTTAACTTCTGGAATATTTGGATATTTATAAGTCTGTGAATCCATATGGATTAGTTATAATTCCGGCATCAAATAATAGTTTTTTTCTTTCTTCAATATCTTCTGTCAGTTTCATACTATAGTCGAAACCATCCGGAGTTACTTGAATTAATTTTCTAGTTGCCGGATTATAAAAGATATCATAAATATCTTCAGAATTAAAAGCTCCTAGACCTTTTCTGCGAAAAAATGGTTTACTCGGATCTAATCCTATCGGAAATATTCCATTATCTTGTAATGGATCTCCAGGATAGAACTTTTTATCACCTTGTTCAAATATTGGTGACATTATTTGATAAACCATTCCAAAATCTATCAAAAATCTTCCGAATTTTCCAAATAAATATAGAATTAATTTTTTTATCTGTTCGCCATCAGGGTCCGCATCAACTGCGATAACAATTTTACCATAACGGCTGTATTTTTTTATCAATTCATAAGCTTCTTCAAAAGATTTTGCATCCTTTGTTACGTTATTTACATCCATACCAAGTCCAATTACTTTGAATATAGTATGAATTTCTTTATTATCTAGTGCCTGATCTACAGTCTTATCTAGCACCGAAAGTATCTTACCTCTTAACGGGAGTACTGCGTGGAACTGAGTGTTATGTCTTCCACTTTTTAGTGATCCTGCTGGACTTAGACCTTCACAGAGGAATAATTCACAATCCCATCTGTTTTTTCCAGTTGCATCACTAAAACCCTCTATTAATTCAACCCTTGACTTAAACATATTTCTTCCTTGAGCGTCATCAATCATTTTTTGCGCTTTTTCAGCTGCTGAGAATGATCTCATTGAATTATAAATAGTATTTAATCTATCTACATGTTCTTGCCAATAGTCAGGATTAGATCTAAATATTTTTATGAATTCTTTTACTAATGCTCCTGTGAAATCTGATTGTTTTACTTTTCCAATAGATTTTAATCGTACTTTAGTTTGACTGTCGAACGATATTACCTCTGCCAAGAGCACAACACATGATTTAAAACCATTCATAGTGTATTTATGAGTAATTTTATACTCAGCTCTAATCGCTTGGTCAAAACATGCTTCTACATAATTTAAATGTTGTCCCGTATTTACTACGAGACCGTTCACACTACCATAACTACTTTTATTAGACATCTCAGGATCTACATCAAAATATATTAAAACTTTTACTTCTGAATTTTTACTTGTATCTTCAGGAATAATAGTTTTAATAATTTTGTATTTATAAATATCAAGATCTGCAGCTGTCATATTTTTTCCGTTTGCAATAACAGTTACTTTTCTTTTATAAAATTCCTTCATTATAAGAAGAAAGTAGTTTAAGTTATCATATGGAATAACAACTCTAGGATCAGGAACATATGTAGTACTTAGTTTGAATAAAACCATAGTACTCATTCCTGTTGGTAAATTCACACCAAGTTTTTTATTTACATCAGAAAGTTTCATAGCACCTTCAAAAGTAAGATTACCGTAATTCTCATATACAACTATATAGAATAGATCTTTTTTACTTCTAGGTCCTTGTGATTCCCAAAGTTGTTTTACTTCTGGAATAGATTTATCATAATTATCTTGTGTAATCTTTGATAATAAAATATATTGTTCAGAAAGGGCACAGGTACAAGCACTTCCTACACCGTGACGGCCAATGTGAGCGCCTGTATCATCTCCCTTCCCATTAAATTTACTTCCGGAATTTAATGTACTTATAGATAAATGTGCCATGGTTTTCCCAGGTATCTCACTCATTCTTAGTGGGATACCCCAGCTATTATCTGCTACTAGATTAAATCCATTATAGTTTTCTGTATCTACTATGATTGTTGTTGCATCAGGATTATCGTAAAGTACATCTATTGCATTATCTATAATTTCTCGAAAAGCATTACATGCACCTTCACAAGGTTTTCCTGATGGATCTGGAGCAAGAGATCCTAACATGTAATCCGGATTAGTTAATACATTTTCCGGCCATTGTAATAATCTAATATCTCCAGGTCCTTTTTTCTTATTTTCTTCCATAAATAAAATTTAGTTTATTAAAAAATTTAATATTAATTAAATATGTTTTCATTTATAAATATTGGGAAGATAACACAATAATACCTTCCCATCTATAAGGTTTACATGTCTAATGGTTGGTTGTTTTTAATATCATAAATTAATTTATCTATATTGTGATAAATATAGTATGGGTAATCATAATTTGATAAATTGGTATTTAATGAAATATAATAGATTTCAATAGAGTTATTTTTTGCAAATCTATTTTTTATTATATCATGTTTTCTACATATTAGAAATTTTTTATATATTTCATCTTCATTAAATCCATCTTTATGATAATCTATTTGCATAAAATGTCTAGGTCCTTGTACTTCTATTAGTATTTTTCTGTTATTATATATAAAATATAAATCAAAAGGTAATGGTCTTTTATCAATGCACTCAGTAAATTGTTTCTGAATTTCTAAGTTTTGTATTTTCAGATTTAATTTTATTGATTCGCATACATACATTTCCCAAGAAGATCCATATATTGATCTGGGAAATGATAATTTATTTAAAAATCCTTTATTTCTGCATTTTTGCCATAATCCTCTAAATCGTTTATTAAAATCACCTTTCCCAATTATATTATTATCGTTTATAAATTGTTGAAATTCTTCAATAGTATCAATATCTTTCCAATGATTAAATATATTTTTTGGTTTTCTTTTAAATACTAATTTATCTAAAATATGTAATTCATTTTTACATTTTCGAAATAATCTTCTATATTTTTTATGAAATTCGTATGAAGATTTTATTCCTTCAGAGTCAATTAAATTTTGTACTTGATCTAAAGTTACCGTTGAATAATTCACTTGAGGGTTTGGAAATATTATATTATCTTTTCTCGGATCTTTCCTAAAAATATTATATATACTTCCAAATCTATTTTGTAGATCTTTTTTATTTTTTATATTATTCTTATCTATAAAATCTTGAATAGTTTCTGTAGATAAGAATATATCATCATACTTACTCATTGTAGTTTAAGTTTTTTAATTAATTCTGTTTTTTCTTTTGCTGTAAGTCCTGAAGAGAGATTAGTTACTTCTATTTTTCGGCCGGCAGATTCAAGTAACTTAGATATTAGACCGAAAGAACTCAGGCTTATTCGGTCCTTTCCTTCAGTTACTATAATATCAATGGCCGAAGATAATAGTAATTTTTCTAATTCAGGTGTATCTTCTGAATCTAGTCCAATATTCTCTTCGACTACTTGACTTACTATATATCCTTTAGCTGAACAATATAGTAATAATCTCTCTTTTTGTTTTTCTAATTCTTCTTTTTCTTCAGAGCGTATATATATAGCTACAGTCGGATTAGGTTTTTTAGGATCTTCTTCAATAACCCAGACTCTACCTTGTTTGTCTGTTTCCATTGAGATTATACCTTTCTCCTTCCAACTATATACTGTACCTCTTGAAATTTTTTGAACTTTACAATATTCACTAATTCTATATTTCATAACACAATAAAATTAAAGATTAAACAACTTTATACATATATAAGGCATACATTAGAAAAAGGTAGCGAAATGTGGGTTATTTTTGATGTTTTTAACCATCTTAACCTGTAAAATGAGCCAAAATAACCCACTATCCTAAGAGAGGTTGATTTTGCTCTTACAGATGGTTGAGTTCCTTAATAATGAAGTTAAAGAAAAAATAAAATCCCTAGAACCGTTTAAGTCCTAGGGTAAAAGAATTAATCTACTCTTTTATTTTTTAATTTATCACACTCTATTTTTGTTCTTGCCAAAGCAATAGCGTGATTGAATATATCTATGAGAATGTTATCATCCTCTAGAAATATCATCATTAGTGTCATGATAATTGCAATGATGATATGTTGAATAATTTCTTTATTATTCATAGAAATAATCATTTTAATTACACCTTTTTCTACGGATTAAATTTATTCTATGAATTTTTCTTTAACTTTAAAAAATTAATGCTAGCTTCTTTTGTATATCTGCAATATATACTTTAGGAGCTAGCTCATTTATTTTCTCTTCATATATAAGGCTTTGAAACATTTTTAGGCGGAACTAGTTTTTAATCGAATTCTATATCACTGTGCAGAAAGAAAAAATAATACCTTCTAAGAAACCCTATTAGCCTTATATATGTAATAAAAGATAGAAATATCTGATATTATCTAAAGACATAGTATATCTAATTTAAAAGATATATTATGTCTTTTTTACTTTTTGAGACAATAATAACGCAATGCCTGAAGCAAATAGAAGGCAAATAAAAATAATAATTATGAAAAATTTAAAAGAACTTTGGTCAGCAGTATTAGAAGGCCAAGAAGAGCAAAAGAACAATTATTATGCAACTCTAGTTCAAATTGGAGTTCATGGTAGATCAAAATTTTATGTATCAGAAGATGATATCGAAAATCAATTCGGCGAGAATTTAAGAGAACTATTCATGCCGAAAGATTGTAATAATCGCGTAAGATCGATTATTGTAATTAAAAGTTTAGATGAGCAAACAGAAATTAAACCAAAAAGAGTATGTAGGACACTCTTTATGTTAAAACATTCTCAAGATCAGGGAAATAACGAATTTACCGCTTGGTTGGAAACCTATAGAGGCGAAACCGTTGGAACAGAACTGACTATAGATGAGTATAGAGAAAAGTTTACAAAATCATTTGACATAACAACTATAAAATGTTGGAAGGATATTCTCGACTTGTTTGAAATCTAAAATTATTATGTATGGAGAGGAATTTTTATTCCTCTCCTTTTTATTTTCCTTCAAAGCCTTATATATGAGAAAAAACATACTCCTTAAGCAATAATAAAAAGCTTAGGGAGTTTTAAATTTTTATAGTATGAAAAAGACAAATAGAGAAAAAATCAGAAGAGAATTTCAAGAGTTAAAAGTTAAGTTTGAAAAGATTAATTTCAAACAGGTAAAACTTGAATTTGAAAAAGGAACAATTACTGAAGACGAATTTATTGAGAAATCAAGAGTGGTCTTTGCATTAAAAGCGAGGTTTAAAAAATTATTAGAAAAAACTAAGTACCTAAAATATCAAAGCAAGGCGATTAAGGAACTTTATGGGTCAATGAGAAAATATTGCATTAAGAGTGATATTATCGATCCTTGGTATAAAGAGATAATAAAAAATTTACAAGTTCCATTTATTTTAGGATTAGCCTTAGTAGCTAGAGATCGAGAACTAGTAAAGTTCGGTAAATCATTTATTAATGGGGTTAAGAAAGTAGTTGTTTAGAAGAGGGATTAATTTCCCTCTTTTTATTTTGTACGTTGAAAAAAAAGATAGATATAGTCTTACTATATCTATCCTTAATAATTTATTTATTCTTTCTATAAGAAAGAGTTTCCGGATTATTCATATTTTCTTTTTGAGTTACTTCTCTTAGATTAGAGTATTCATTATTAATTGTCTCTACAGATCGAACAGGTTGAATATGATCTATTACATTATTTTCTTCTATCTTTTTCCCAGAAATAGTTTCATAAACTAATCTATGAACTAAAATTGATTTTCCTCCGATTTTTATTCTATACCTTTGTTCTTTTTCTTCTAAAGTACCTATATTTTCTACTCCATTAATCTTTAGAATTCCACAAAGATTGGCTTCAACTTTATGAGAGGTAATAAATGGGTTAAGATACCATCCATTTTCTATAACTGGATGACGAGATTTATAATCTTCGAGTGTTAAGTCTATTCTTTTCCATTCATAACCTTTGTAAGTAATTCTAATTCCACATAACACTTTTCTATAGCCTGGAAAATATTTCTTTAGTTCACTAGCATTATACCATTCTTTAATAACTTTTTTATCTTTTGGATCGATTTGAAGATACTTGTATTTATGACAAAAATTATTTAATCTATTCTCTGCCTTATTGTTTTCGCTATAAGTAATCCACTCCAGATTTTCTTTGCAAAAATTTAAGGGATTTAAATCTTTATGGTTTATTATATTATTTACTTCTGGATATAAATTAGGAATAAATAGATAAGCGATTAAAGAGTGATTATAAACATGAATACTAATATCAAATAAAGAAAAGCTTCTTTCGGGATATATTCTTCTATTTGAAATTTTATTTTTAAGATTAGATTTTCTTACTTTTCCTTTATAATTACATTGAATTGCGCCATACTTATTAATAAAGTATATATTAGATAAATCATAATCTAATAATTTCTTAAAATTTTCATTTCGATCAATTAATTCAAATTTAAAAAATTTTTCAAGATCTATCCATTGATTATCTGGAATATCATCATAATAGTACTCCATAAGATCATCCGTTTCACGATTTAAAACTAAAATTTTCTTTTCTCCAGAGTTTAATTCTACTTCTGCGACATCATAGTAGTCTTCGGGGTAAGATTCGTGATGTTTAAATAGGTTTCTCCATTCTGATGGAAGTTCTGTTTTTAAATGATTCTGTAACATAATTTTAATAAATTTTAAGGTTATATAAATTATATATCGAGTAACACAATAACAATTAAAGAAGGGTTTTCTTATAAGTAGCTAATTTATAATACTCACCCTTTTATTATGTTACTAGATCAAAACAAAAAGAACAACTACAAAATTTCTTTTATAATTGTTCTATGTCATGTATTAGGGTTTGAATTCCTCAGGCCCGCAAATTCTTATATATGATATGAAAACTTATATAAACAAAATTAATAACAGTTATGATTAAAAGTATTTTAGAACAAGATCTTTATTGTTTTAGTGTATCACATTTCTTCTCTAGAAAATTTCCAGATAGTATTGGAGAGTTAGTATTTTTTGACCGAAACAACACAGAGTACACTGAGGAATTTGTAGAAGAATTTAAAAGAAATCTTTACACAATTAAAAATCTTAAACTTCTTCCAGAGGAGTTTGAATGGGTAAAGAATAGAATTAAATACATTCCAGAATTTTATTGGGAATGGTTAAGACAGTGGAGATTCGATCCAGAGAAAGTTAACATTTCTTTAGACGAAAAACATCATCTTAAAATCAGTGTTATCGACAAAATGTATAGAATGGCACTTTATGAAATACCAATTCTTGCAACATTGTCAGAGATGATGCATAAAGAAGACAAGGTTGATATGTCTGAAGTCTTAGGAAAACTTGAAAAGAAAATAGAACTTTCAAATAGAGAAAAGCTTTGGTTCTGTGAATTTGGCTTACGTCGAAGATATTCATTCAATGTTCATGAAGAGGTAATTAGAATGTTGAAAGAGAAATCAACTTATTGTACTGGAACTAGTAATGTTTATTTTGCTATGAAGTATAATATGATTCCTCAAGGAACTATGAATCATCAGCTTTGTAGTTTTATGAATAGTATGTATGGATATCGTCAAGGATCGTACGTAATGATGGAAAATTGGGAAGATGTATATGATTCTCAGCTTGGTTGCGTACTTACAGATACGATAACTTCTAAAGCATTTTTCGATCAGCTTTCTAGAAAACATGCATTCTTATTTCCAAGTTTTAGACAAGATTCTGGAGATGAATATATGTTTGTGAATCTTATGATTAATCGTTTGAAAGAGCTAGGAGTTGATCCTAAAGATAAAACAGTGGTATTCTCTAATGCACTTGATATGGAAAAATTCAAAGACATTTCTGAATATTGTGCAGGAAGAATCAAAAAAGCTGTCGCAGGAATAGGAACTAATCTTACTTGTGATATTCCAGGAATTAAACCTGCTAATATAGTAATGAAATTAGTAAGATGTAGGATGAATGAAAATAAACCTTGGATTCCTTGCATAAAACTTTCAGACGACTTAGGAAAACATACTGGTGATCCGGCCGAAATTCAGTTATGCAAAGATACGTTAGGAATAGAGTAAAAATAATGAGCCTGGGGATAATTTCCTTGGGCTCTTTTTATATCAATGACTTATGTTAATAATATTAGATCCAGCAAAAATTAATCTTAGGGATGCAAAAATTTATACAACACAAGAAGAATTAGAAGAAACATGGAAAACGCCTTTAGATTCCATTCTTCCTTCTCTAGGTTATACTAGGACTTATTTTGAATTGATGAAGTCGAGTTTAGGAGGCGTTACAATAGGATCTGTTTATTATCGAACTGTGGAGGATCAAAATACGGCCGGTGATATTATTGAAAGAAATACATATATAAAAGTTCAAAATATAACTTATACATATTCGAGGTATTATGCTTTTTTAACAATTATAGAAGACGCGGCCGGAATAATATCTGTTTGTCAAGGTTATGTAGAGGCAGAAAAATTATTATCTGATCCTTGTATTGTTGAGATTGATAGAATTCCTATATCTATACGTGAAAGAATTATAAAACTTATTAATGTATGACAAAAAAGCGTGAAGTATATAATGAAATAAAATATGGTCTATGTGAGCTATTTCCGACAGAACATGGAAATTTCATGATTAATAATTCAGATTGTTCATTTACATATTCTAAGTTTTCTGATTCTGGAAAAATTTTATTTTATGGAGAGATGTCGATAGGTGATAAGATAGAATTTTCAGTATTTAGAACTAGGGAGGATTATCCAGATTGTATTGTTCTCTATTTTTCTTGGATGAATGTTTCCGAGATGAAGAGAGATGTACAAAAAACAGAAGAATGGTTGGGAATATTAAATAATGGATTTGAGCATGAAAAAACTAATAGAGTCTCCTAAAGAATGGCTTGAGTTTTATAAAAAACTAAATGAACTATACAATTTTCATCTTGAATACTATGGTCCAGAAAATGATTGTATTGAGGGATATACAAATCCTTATTTCTTACCAATCAAGTATCCTGTTATTATATCTGGATATAGTACTATTAGTGGTATAGATAATTGGACTACACTTACATTTACATTTATTTATTTAACTGACTTTTTTAAAGATGAAGACTGCTAAAGATTATATAGATTTCTTAGTACAGCGAGGATATAGTTCTGCAGGAAATCAATTTACATGTGGTTACTTAGAGTATACCGATTTAGAAAAGAAAGATACTTTAAGGCATGTTACATTATTTACAAGATATACAGAAGAATATACCAAAGAACTAGAATCTCTTCCTGAAGGGACTGAATTTGAGATTGATTTTTCGAGAGTAGAAGTCACAGGAGCATGGTTTAAGACTTTGATTACTTATCCAGAAAAGACTAATTCTTTTTGTGATGAAGGAACTGGAATAATAGTAGAAGGTAAAGAGTTCGAAGATAATTTTGAGAAAGTATTATGGATATCAGAGAACCCAACCGAACATGAATTAGGAACTATTAGAGCACATTATAGAAACTTAGAATACTTTATGAAAAATTTTAAACCAATTCTTATGAAGTATGATTTTTATGAGTGTTATGATTCATTTTGGGATATCACCGAAAGACATTCCTCGGCGCCTAGATTTGATTATAGGCATGTAAATACTAGATCTGATTTTGATATAGATTTTATATTTACAACTAATCCTATAGCTGGAACTCTTGAGTGTAATGCGCCGAGTAAATTATTCGGTGATAAGTCCAAGGATTTATGTAGTTTATCTCCTGAAGAATTTGAAAAATATTTAATCGAGAATTATTTTAAGGATAATTTAAAATTTGAATATATTCTCAGTTCTGATCCTAGATATACAAAAGATAGTTACATTGAGATTATGAAATTAATGTTTTCTTTGAGATATATGGAAGATGGAATAGGTCAAGTATATAAAGATATAGATTTTGGGAAAATACCAGAAAAGTATAACGATTTAATTAAAGATTATAATGAAAAGAGGTGATATAGGATTATTATCTATTGGAATTAAAAGAAGATTTAATCCAATTATAGGAATAGGATCAAGTCAAAAAAATATAGTAGAAGTAGAAAGTTTATTAAAAATTCTAGCCGAAGAAAAGAAAGTACAGAAGTTTATAGATTCTTTACAACCAGGAGATATTATATACTGGAAAGATCTTGATGTGATAGAACTTGCATGGTTTGAAGTTAAATTCCTAGAGGTATTTGACATAGAAAGACGAGAACTTCGAATACAAGAGATTCATTCTTTTAAACAATCTGTTAAATTAATCAGTGCTTATGATTATCTTTCAGGAAGTTTATTAACTAAAGAAGAATATGATAATCAGACTATATAATAGATAGAAGAAAGAAAAAGAGAAGAACAATTAAAGTTTCTTCTCTATTCTTTTTTTACTTCAAGATAAATTTTGAAGTTGGATCATCTCCGATCTTATATTGTAACTTTCTGAGAGATCTGATAAATGCTTTTTTAGAACCGTATGTTGATCCTCTTTCTAGTATCATTGTATCTTCTGTTTCTCCTTTCCATTCTAAAATTTCAGGATCATCTTGAGATATAGATTTTTGTGTTCTTGCTATCACTACATTCTTCTTCCATGCATTCCTTCCATTCTTTAAGTTGATTCTTTTTAGTGAATTTACTGGAACTATACACCTAGGATTAAGTACTAATAAGCATTCTACATCCCAACCATAAAGATTAAAACTTTTTCCGTTATAGTATAATCCACTAAACTCAGGCATTCTAGTTTCATTTTGACCATTCTCTGTAAGTAATATTCCATCATAACCTTCGGATACCATCTTTTCAAAATCAATTAAATAATCTGAAAGAGCAGGTTGAAGTTTTAATATTCTTTTAAACGGTACTTGATATAAATCTTCTAATGTATCAATGATATAAATTTTAGCTGTAGAAGAAAGTTTGAATTTAAAATATGTTTGTAGATCTTTCTTCCAGGATTCCATTACAGATATTATAAAATCTCTCCATCCCCATTTAGAGTCTATCGGAGAAGCCCATAATCCAGCTTTAGGTTTACACCATCCTTTTCTGTTTTTAATCTTTCTGAATTTCTCTGGGTTAAATTTCTTTTTCCCATATACAACAAATTCTTTTTCCATACTTCTCTTTTATTTTGTACACTAATAAGGTTTTGAAGCGAAAAATAAAAACCATAGGATAATTTCCTATGGCATAACAAGTTCTTTCATAAGTACGTTGTATAATAAATTTATTATTTTCGGAAGGCATTTTTATACAACGTACATATATATTTCTTCTTTATTGGGTGGTGTAGCAATTAATTAATCTTTAGTCCTTCCTTTCCTTAAGATTTTATAATCGACCATAATATCTTGGATCTGGTGTTGACGAAGCTTCAATGATGTATGGAGATATTCTATTCCAATAAACGCCATTTCCCATATCAATAGGCTGTCGATATCCCCAAGGGTCACCATAGTAAGGTTGACTTAGATAACTATTTCCATCATTTCTAAATATTCTGCTAAAATTATCTACTACCATTGTCAATGATTGAACGAAAGTAAATAATCTTCCACAAGTATCCTGAACATTTTTCATTTTCTCGACAATATTACTATCATTCCTATCTCTCTTTACTTGTTGGATCTGAGTATTGTTATTTGATTGAAACTCTGATCCTGAAGAGAAACTTGGATCGTCAGGAATACTTTTTTGTCTAAAACCACCATTTTGATTGCCATTATTAGTATTGATTTTATCTACACCAATAAATACAGCTACGCCTGCAACTGCTGCAACTAATACTTTGAAGCCAACGCTTAAGATTTTACCGTAATTCATAAAGCTACTAATTTTTTTATTAAAATGTTATACTACCTCTCAGTAGCTTTACTCGTGGCTTCTCGTTTACACTCACCCGAATTCATACTAAATTTTTAGCATCAATTTTACTTGTTTTTTTTTAATCACTAAATTGTTAATTTTTCTATTTGTTTTATAGACAGAAACTTTAGCGCTTATTTTTCGTCCATATATAAGAATTTCAAGGTTTATGCTCTTTTTGCTTTATTTTTTAAGTGAAAGCCTAATTATTGATAAGAAACTCTGTTTGAAGAGTTGATTAATAACTAAAAAATAAACTATCTAATGATTTATGGTTATATACGAGTATCTACAGAAAAACAAACAGTAGAAGTACAGAGGTACGAAATAAACAGGTATTGTAGGGAAAATGGAATTGAAGTAGATGCATGGATAGAAGAGAGCATCTCAGGGGCTATAAAACCTAGTGCTAGACTTCTTGGAAAATTAATATTAGATCGAATAAAGAAAGGGGATTTAATATTAGTTACTGAAATTTCTAGACTTGGAAGAAATGTATATATGGTGATGTCAATTATAAATCATTGTATGTTAACTGGAGCTGCTATCTTACCTATCTGGAAAGGGGAGATAATAAAAGAAGATTCTATGTCCGTATATGAAACCTTCTTTGATATAATTAGTGCTCAGAAAGAAAGAGAGCTAATAAGTCGAAGAACAAAATGTGCATTAGCTATGATGAAATCTAATGGAGTGAGATTAGGTAGACCTGTTGGAATTCCTAGGAAGCGTAAATTAGATGGAAAAGATAGTGAAATTACAAGATTACTTGAGAAAGGATTGAGTAAAGCAGAAGTAGCTAGAAGATTAGGAGTTAGTCAAACAACATTATCAGAGTTTATGAAAATAAAACATTTATAAATTAAAAAAGTTATGAATAATAAGTTTATTTTAAATTTGGAGAATCAATTTCATGGAATACACACGAGATTGAAAGAACTGCATTTCTCAGCACCCACTATGAGCATCCATAAATTAATTGATGATTTTGATGGTGAATTTCAAGATTTTGATGATGCTCTTATGGAAAATGCTCAAGCTCTCTGGGGATTTATTCAACCAGGAACATTAAGCCCTATTCTTCCAGAAGCATTAGAATTTGAAAATCTCTTAGTAGATATTAGAGGATTACTAACTGGAATAAAAAGAGAAGCTGGAGATGATTTAATGTGGTCAGGTATTATTAACAGAACAGATGATTTTTTCGAAACTGTTAATAAATATATTTACTTGATCAAAATATGTAAACATGACGCTGCAAAAAGCGAATAAAAAAAGAACTAACCTTGGAAATAAAATCCTTGGTTAGTTTTTTCTCTTCTAAATTAAACCTTTTTCTTTAGATAGTTTAAGAATAGAATAATTGTAATTGCTCATATAATAAGCAGCATTATCTATGTTTATTAATCCCTTTTCGCAGCTCTCTATTATTGCTAAAGAATTATACAAGATAATTTTAATAAATTCTTCTTCAGGAATACTCGGTTTTTCAATAGTAATAATATCCGAATTATGTTTTTTAAAATACCTAAAACTTTCTTTTGTTATTAAATCCAGTCTGTATACATATTTTGTCATATTTTTTGCTGTCCAGATTTTTCGGAACGGTTTTTCAAAATTATTTAAGGTAATTGAAATATAGTATTTACTTTTTCCTAGGTGATCATTACCTTTCAAAAAACTTACAATCTTTGAAACTTCTTGAAGATTATTTCTATTTCCTAGAAATGAAAATACACTAAAACTATTTGATATTATTTTATATTCCTTAGAAGTTAGATAATTTTGAGCATTGTGTATATCTACTAGTTTAAGAGGAGTTTCTATTACGTATATTCTAAAGTTTGGTGGAAAAGTTATCATAATATTTTTTATAATTATAATATATTTCATTAAATTGAGTTATGGATTTTTTAAGATTAAAAAGTCCAGTAGTAGTGTTTATTACTTTAATTAAAGCTTTTCTAATATCTTCTGAATTAATTCCAGATATAATTTCTTCCTTTATTTTTGTAGCGTCTCTATAAAAATTAAAACAAATATCTTTATACTCTATGTGGTGTAATAAATAATTAGATGAAACTCTCTTTAATTGATTTTTTAATAAGAGAATAATTCTATTATCTATTATTACATAAGTGTACTTATTAGTCTCAACACTACGATAATAGTATTCAATCTTTATCATTTTCTTTTTCTTCATAACAATTATAAGAGTTTAAATCCTTAATAATGTAATAAAATAAAAAAGAAAATGTTAAAAGATGTATTAGATTTATTAGAAAGAGCAGAATTTTTTAATAAAAAGTGTTACCAAGAAAACTTAAGAAGGGAGGTTGGTTCTAAATATGCATATTATGATATTTCTATATTTAATACAAGACTAACTACTATTCAATGTTCTCTTGAAGCTTTTAAAGGTTTATATGGAATTATACCAAGGTCAGAAGGATACGAATTAGCTGTTAATAATCGTAGAAGTTATTTGATCACTATCTTGTCAAATCTAACTACAAAAGAAAAAGTAAAGTGGATATTTAGAAAAACTAGTAAATTTGTTAATATAATTACATCCTCACGAGGGATAGTTGATAGTGAAACAGAAGCTTATATCTTTGGATATTTAGTTTCTCAACAACTTTTAGATTTTATACACATAGAAGATCTTCTTTTAGGGATAGAGAAGAAAAAAGAAATTTCTGGAAAACTATCTAAGGGTGATTTAAGTTATGTAATATCAACTTTTAGAACTTATTATGATAAAATAAATAAAAATATTATTAAGATAGCTCCTCCTCCAGTAGATGGTATGGTTTATTCAACTGCTGGAGAAAGAAAATTTATAATGATGATTCCAAAAAGAAAAAGAATGACAAAATCTGAACTTTTAAATACTTGGTCTCATGAATTATATCATATAGCTAGAAATTCTTTTGGAGTAATGAATCGAGAATATTTTTACCTTGAAGATATTTTAGTTGAATATATGGAGAAATCTTTACCAATCTTAAAAGAACTTATATGGAAACGGAGGAATATGTAAAAGTAACTGGATATGTATTCTTGTATGATCTAGAAGAAGATTTACAAGTTGTTACTGTAATAAGACTAGAAGATGAATTGCCTCGTTTAGTGCTTACTCCATGGGATAATGCAGATCCTGAAGAAGTATTTTTTGGGTGGACTGATAATCTCAATACATGTTATATTAGTATTTCAAGTTTTGGTGAAGTTCTACTCTTAGATGCTTTCTTAGATAATGTTAAAGATCGTCTAATGGCAGTTCCAGGAAAATTAGTAGTAATGAAAGATAAAACTTATAAAATAGAGATATGATGAAGGTTATAATTTATTTAGTATTATTAGTTGCATTTATCCTATATTTAGGACAAACAGAAATATCATTTTCACCGTTTAGAATTAAAATAACTGAGTGGTATAAGCCTTTAGGAATAATTATTATGATTATCGGGTTTCTTATTTATACAGGAGGAAGTGAAAGAAAATCATTTAAAGATGGTTGGACTAAGGCAAAAAATGAAATAATCAATGGGAATAGATAGTTGGACACAGACTAGAGTCAAAAATAAAAATACTGGAGATATAGGAGTTATTTACAGTAGTGGTTTTGATTCAAAGGGACATTATTATAAAGTATGTTGGGGATCATCTATACTTCCAGAAAGAATGAGTATAGATGATTTTGATAAAAAATGTGAAATTATAGAACATGATTATACATCAATTATCCCTCAAATAATGGAATATCTTAAGGAAGAAAGATTAGCCAGAATTCCTCAAGCAGTAGCAAGAAGGTTAGATCCAGATTATTATAAAGTAGGTGATATTGTTTATTTTCAGTCTCCTGGATATTTATGGGGTAGTGGTGAGTATGCAGAATTTGGACCAAAATACCCTTTAATAATTACAGAAATAAGACAAGATTGGGGTAATGAATTTAGATTTAATATTATCTTAGATAGATATCGTCCGGAATCACCTTTAAATCCCAAAGGAGAGTTTTCGATTTTTTTCGATCTAACTAATTTTTATAGTACAGATGCATATAATAATTTAGCACGTTATGACAAAGAATACTAAAAGGAGACTATACTATCAAAAATATCTTCCAGGAGATATAATTACTTGGTCTTATGATAGTATTGATGAAATTATTCTTATTAAATTAGTAACTGGTGTAGTAGGATTATTTGGAAGTTTTAGATATGAAACTGTAGATTTAGAATTAGGATGTTCCCTAGATCATAGATATTATGGAGACAGAACAAATATATTAGTATCTAATACTGATATAATAAATAGCAGATTGATTTTTCGATCTTTCCCGGGAATTTCTGATATAATATGTAAGAAGGTATGTAAATTTTCTGGAGAATGTGATTTATGTAATTTTAAACCTTCTACCAGACCTAATGAATTCTTTTTCTCTGGAGATAAAATAAATAGCACTCTACTTACTTCTTATCCAGTAAATAATCGTAAAGGAATAGTTAAACGTGTGAGAATAAATGAAAGTATTCTTATAGACTTTGTAGAGGAATTATATGAAAAAAGCATTATTACTCTGGATTTCATAAAAAAGAAAGTAAAAGAACTTGTAACTCTTGAAAGTCTTGAATATGGAGTTTTTATGGAATATTCATCAAAGGAAGTAAGTCATTTTTCGAAAGACCTTAGATTATTTCAAAGAAGAGTATATACAATAGATTCAGGGAATTTAAATTATTGTGATCAATGTGTTCTCTCTAAGGATAATTGTAGTGAATGTGGAGTTATGACATATAATTTATTAGATAGTTTAAAATTATTAATGATATGAAAACAAAAGAACAATTAATTAAAGTTTTTAAAGAAGTAATAGAAGATATTATTTCTAGAGAGTATGAATGTAAGGATAATTATATAGAATTTCCAGAAACAGATAGATTAATATATGAATCAAAAATGTATAAGTTTATTCAAAAAGGAAGTAATAAATCTAAATTTCAAACTCCTCCTAAAATATATGTACAGAACATAGATACCTTTGAAAAAGCAAAGGAATTAGGTTCAGGATGTGCAGTCCTTAATATGGCTTCATCTAAAAGACCTGGTGGAGGAGTTGAAACAGGCTCTAGAGCTCAGGAAGAAGAATTATGTAGAAGAAGTAATTTGCTATTATCCCTATATTTATACTCTCCTGAAAAATGGGATGAATACTTTGGAGATTATTATTCAGGAAAAGTTCTTAATGACTTCTCCTACCCTATTCCAGTTTATGGAGGAATATATAGTCCAGGGGTATGCGTTTATAGAAAACCAGGAACTTATGAAACTGTAGGTAATTATTTTAAATGTAATGTAATTTCAGTGGCAGGAGTAGTAAGACCTGATATTGATAAGAATACTGGAGAAATGATGAAAAAATATGTTCCTGTTGTAAAAGGAAAAATAAGAACAATCCTTAGAATAGCTTTAGATAATAATCATACTAAACTTGTTCTAGGGGCACTTGGATGTGGAGCATTTAAAAATCCACCTTCTCATGTAGCAAGATTATTTAAGGAAGTTTTGGAAGAACCAGAATTTATTGGAGCATTTGAAGAAATATGTTTTGCTATTCTCGATGATGGAAATTCAGGAAGAGATCATAATCCAAATGGAAATTTAAAACCTTTCGCAGATGTGTTTGGAGAAAAGATCTAATTTATTAAAAGAAATTTGTAGAAGATTAAGATATAAACCTATTATAAAAACAAGTGATGGAAATTATACTAGAGTTACAGGAGTTTATTTTGATGATTCTGGTAGTCCTTGGTTTAAGTTGATAGGTTCTGATAATTGGTATACTTTCTCAGTAATAGATAAGATTGTTCTTTATTCTAAAAATCTCATTAACAAAGAAATTCGTATATCCGGAGAAACAATAAATCCACTTGTAAGATTTGCAGAAGAACATGCGAAAAAGAATTTTACAGATGAGGGAATAAAAGCATCATTGGATTCTAAAAATGAGAATTATGTAAAAGTAGTAAATGGTAAAGGAGAATCTATTGCATCATATGATAAAGATAAACCTTATTTTTATAATTATGGTGTAGACTTACTTTTAAAGTATATGATAAATTTAAAAGATTGTTCTGGATCTGATTTTGAGATAATTGAAGAAGATTCAGAAGATAATCCATTTTTATATTTTGGATGAATTATGGAAGTAGGAAAGATTTATGTAGATTATAAAGATGGACCTGATGGTTGGTTCGGTTTATTTAGTGGATGTGAAAGAGGAGTATTTAATTTTCCAAATAATCTTTGGAGATGGTATGTAATAGATTCAAGGATTGTTATTAATTATCCAAGAGTTGATAATTATTATGGTCGAAGAGTAGCAACTGTTAAAGAACTTGAGAAGATTGAGTCTATTCTTGAACATCTAGGGTATACTTTGATACCAGGAACTTCAGAGATTTCAGAAATACCTGTTAATAATATTTCAAAAATTATAGAAAAATTAGAAAGAGGTGAGTGGAGTCTTCTCAAAGAAACTGAAAAAATAAAAATAATAGAAACACTTAAAGGCTATGTTAACAACTGAAGAATTATTTAGAGAATATATTAAACTATTCACATTAATAGTAGAAACCGCCGGACAAACGGAAGGTAATAAGAGTTACAAGGAAGTTACTAGAGTTCTTAAAGAAAATGAACATATAGTGAAAAAGATAATTGAAGGAGAAATGTCTTTTACTCCATTTGTAGCTTCTCTTATATTCTTTATAATCAAAGATATTCATGGGACAGAAAAACTTAGTGGAGAGAATTCTATGGAAACTATAAAACCACTAGTAGATGATTTCTATGTGAGATATATAAAGAAACCTACTAGAAAATTTACAGCAAAGTATGGATTACCAGCTGTAGAAGATTTAAATACTTATATCAAATTATATCTTGTTTAATTAAGAAGTGGATATTTTTAATTTTGATATAGTTAATCAAGAAATGATTGGTGGATTAGTAGTTGTATCATATTCTTTTCATTACAATATGCTAGATTTCTCATATACTTCTCCAAAAACTAAGAATATAAACTTATGGCCATTTTATAAGAAGAGTTATAGTATTCCAGGAAAAATAAGTGATAGTACTGGTAAAATAGTAATAAATGATATTCTTAATCCTATAGAAGATGGAAGTATCTTAGAAATTAATGATACACCTCCTGGAAATGGACATAATAGTAGTTATAAAGTAGTATTTTATAATAAAAAATGTTTTCTGCTACCCTTCATAGAACTAGTTTTTGGAGCTAAGAAGGAATTAGATGAGAAAGCATATACTCTTATACCTACTGTAAAAAGATATGAATTTAACTTTTCTACTATAAAAGATTGGTCATCAATTAAAGATGATAGTGTTTTATGTAAAAAGAACATCATACAAATTCTAAAGAAGGTGAAAAAGACAATCGGTAATAACCTTATAATTGATAAACAAACATTGACAATTGTTAATAATTTTTATTTATGAAAAATTTTAAAGTAACATCAAAAGAAAATGGAAAAGAGTATTGGATCTCTAGAGCAAATGCAGTAGTAGGAATTGTATATACTAGAGATAGCAATGGTCGAGTAATGTTTTTAGTATCTAAACGAGGTTCAGGATGTCCAGATCATGTTGGAAAATGGTCAGTTACTTGTGGTTATCTTGATTGGGGTGAAACAAGAAAAGAAGCGGTAAAACGAGAACTTTATGAAGAACTTGGACTTAATCTTGAAATTTATCCCAATGAAGCAATTGATCATTTTTGTACTATAGATGATCCGTCTCGAGATGTTAGAGAAAACATAGTTTCTAGATATCTTATTCATGTAGATTACATAGCTACTCGGAAAAAATTAGCTGATAAGGAAATTAACTGTGATACCGTATCAAGAGGTGGAGAACCTAATGAAGTAGATGATATTAAGTTTATCCCAGCAGAAGATATTGATAGTTATGATTGGGCGTTTAATCATGATCAGGTACTTAAAGAGATTTTAGAATACTTAGAAACAGGTCGAAAACCTAAATATTGTGAAGAGTAAAGAAACTAGGGATAAGCTCTTCTTATGTTTAATAAAGATTAATAATCAGAAAAAATCCTAGTTAGTAATCAAACCCGAGGAGATAATTCTTCGGGCTTATTTTCCTTATATGTGATAAATATAAATAAATAAATATAGAATTATGAACAGATTTATTAATTGTGATTGTATTAAAAATAAGAAAGGTGAATTAATACCTTTATGGAAAATAGATTGGAAATTAGATAGTGAGTATCTTGATAAGGATGATCTAGAAAATAGTTTTATTGTTCCAGAAGATAGGAATATTGGTGATTTTATAGCAGAAACTGATATTGTAAAAGCTTTATGGGATTTGATAGATAAAAAAGTAGTTCCATGTAAAAGAGTTATTAAAATTTATTCTGACTCGACAGGAAGGGTTGGATTGAAAGAGGGTGATGAAATTTATGTTTAACATAAATTTAGCTCTAATGAAATTTACCCAACTAAAATAAAAACAATAACTCAAGGAATACAAGAAAATGTTTATTATACTACAGAAAATCATCTAAAAGAGAACTGGTTAGGATCAGATACTGAAATTATAGAAGATGCTATATTAAATGATATTCCTGGAAATAATGTTGTTCAGATAATAATATATAGGAAACATTATGTTCTAGAAGACGGAACTGAAACTGATTACGATTATGATTTTTTTAAATTAAGAGAAAAATGAGAGAATTTATTTATGCTAGTTACCTTCGAATTACACCAGAAGAGTTTTTTGATTTAGCAGCTAAAGAGATGAGTAAAGCTTATGAATCTTATAAATCTAGTTCAGAAGCTTATAAAGATCCTTTCCTTCAATTTTGGGTCTATATAAATCCTAATCTAATTCCAGATAGTTATATTGATACTTTAAAGAGGGTGTTAATTGATGAATATGGATGGAGGATTGTTGATATAGAAAAACAATTTGAAGAGAGGAAAATCTATATAAAAACTGAAGTATAATGGTAGATGATGAAGTCCTAGAAAAATTAGTAAAACTTGGATATAAACAACCAATAAAGAAAAAGAGAATTGAGGTAGAAATAGTAGAATGGATAAGATTACATAAGGGTATTATCATTCTCGTATATCCATTTACTAATAAAGAAGGAGAGAAAAGATTTATATTTGCTATCCCAATGGAGAATGGTTCATTGAGTAGTAATAATCTAAACTATCCTTCTTATGAACAAGCTAGATTAGAAGGAATAAAGAGCGTATGTAATGAATTATTAAGAAAGTAATTATGAAAAAGTTATTAATCATTATCAGTCTTATTATAGGATTAGTGAGTTGTGTTAGCAAAAGGAAAGATTTACCACAATATAAAGTAGAATATAGTAAGAAATTAGTTATAAAATCTATTGATAGAGGATTAAATTCTTACGGCGTTAGTACTATTTATTACATCGCTGGGGACGAAATTGGTTCTAATGGAGATATTAGATTAAGTGAAAGAATTTCTAGTAGTAATACTCCAACATATAAAATAGGAGATAAGATATTATTTTCAATTAAAAAGATAGAGAAAAACAAATGAATTTTTTACTAGTCTTAATAGCATTATTATTAGTAATTGCAATAATTTTTAAAATAATAGTTATTATAGGAGCTCTCACTAGAAATAAAGAATCTGTTTCTGGATGGGTTTCTAGATTATATACACCAAATTATAAACCGTATAAGAAAATGGAAAAAGATAAAAAAGATCAACTTCTTGAAGAGTTGTTTATGCAAAAACTAGAAATAGATCTCGGAAAAGCAGATGGAACAAAAGATGAGGTTTATCTTGCTGATGTAGTTGAAGATGCTTTGGTTGATATCGAATTAGCCATAGAGGAAGAAGTTTCAGAGCAGAGATTTTTCATATGGCCAAAGGAAAGGGAGCGTCTAATTAAAACATGGGCTAAATTTATTCCTAATCCAGCTAATGGAGGAGATGATGATTTTATTGTATTTGATTCTTTCCGAGGTGAGTATACATTTGGGGAGAATGGATTTACTCCTTTATGTAGCTCAAAGGAATTAAACGGTTACTATAAAGACAATAACTTAGAATATATAATTAAACAACCTAGATATTAAATGAAGAGGAAAGAACATTTATATAGTATTATCTTAGATCAAAATACACCAGAACTTAGGAAAGAGTTTGAAGATCTAGGATATTCTGAGATGGTTGGAACTGGTTTAGCCTTTAATCCAGATAAAGGAAATTGTATTATTACTTGTGCAGAGACTGGAGAATATGCAGCTATAACTCGAGAAGCTATTAAATTTTCTTCATCTGGAAAAGTATCTCTTGTAAAAAGAATTCAATGTGGAGTAACTAAAGAACTAGCTCTTGGGATAGCTGCTCTTAGAGGAGATACAGATTTCGGACAATGGTTTACTAATGGAGAAGATTGGATAAAAGATAATCAAAAGAAAGGTTATCATAAAGCAACCATAAATGAACTTCAAGATAAATTTCCTAGAGAAGGTATTCAATTTCTTAATTCAGCTTATATCGGAAAAGTTAGTAAGGATATAATTGAACTTCTAGAAGATGTTGGTTATTATGATAGTAAAATAATTGATGGAGCACGTGATATTAAAGATTGGAAGGATTTTTCAGATTGTGGAATATGTACCTCTAATCATGGAAGCTACACAATTATTCATAAATCATGTTGGGAAACAGCAAATCCTCATGTAACTTGGAACCGTGCAGGAAGAATTGATTGTGGGATTGATGAAGTTAGATTTTATCAAGTTATTACACCTAGATTATAATGGTTAAGGAGTTAGGTATAATTCGAAGTGGTTCTGGTGGAATAATTGGATGTAAATCAGCGGCAGATCAAGTATACTATTATAATTTAACTATAGAAATCTTAAAATATTTCTCAGCATTTCAGATAGATAATAAAATTATAGTTACTTATGAAGATGTAGAACATATAGATAGAGTAGAATTATCAAGAATTAGCTCTGGTTTTTACTTAGATATTTATTATGATTTATTTATTCATACTAGATTAATGATCTTAGATGATGAAATTCCAAACTCTCTTAAGTATAATTGGAATGTGAGAACTGAAAGAAATTTACATGAAACGATATTTATTTTTAATTAAAGAAAGATGTTAGAATTAAAAGCTGTAGAATTTTTAAAAGAACTGTTGGGATCGTATAGTCCTAGCGGTTTTGAACAGGAAGCAACTAGGGTATTTAAAGATTATTGTTCTAAGTTTGCGATAGAAGAGTTTACTGATAAAATGGGAAATGTAGCATTTAAGGTAGGTTCAGGGAGTAAGAAAGTAATGATTTCTGCACATATTGATGAACTTGGAATGATGATACAAAATGTTACAGACCAAGGAATGCTAAATATTATTAATCTTGGGGAAATAGATAAAAAAGTTCTCCCAGGAAGTATAGTTAAAATTTCTAAAATTGGTCACCCAGGAGAATATGTAACAGGTATTATTGGGAAAAAGCCAATTCATGTAGAGTATGATGATAATAGCAAAAATGAATTAATTCCTATTGAAGATCTTCTTGTTGATATCGGCGCTGAATCTAAAGAAGAAGCTATGAAGTTAGTAGAGATAGGTAGTAGAGTTGTTTTTGAAGCAAATTTTATAGAACATCTTGGGAAGAATCGATTTGCATCTAAAGGACTAGATGATAAGATTGGAGTATTTATTGTTGCTGAAGTCTTAAGGAACGTGGTGAATTATGAAGCCTTTAAGGAACTTTTTGATGAATATACTTTTTATGGCGTGGCGAATACTCAGGAGGAAGTAGGTCTAAGAGGTGCAATGGTAACAAGTAAAAGAGTAAATCCTGATATTTCGATTGATATAGATGTTACTTTCGCCACGGATGAAGGTAGAGGAATAAAACCTGAGTCCTATGGAGATATAGAACTTGGGAAAGGACCTGTTATCATGAATGGACCTGATAAATCTTGGAATCTTCGCTGTAAAATGATCGGAGTTGCTGAGATTAATGAAATTCCATATCAACTTGCAGCTTCATATGCAGGAGGAACAAATACTTCAGCAATTCAAGAAGGTGCTTTTGATTGTGAAACTATGTTAGTATCTATTCCTCAACGAAATATGCATACTCAAGTTGAAGTATGTGATTATCGAGATGTGGAAGGTGCTATAAATCTAATCTCCAAGACATTATTAGAGATTACAAAATAAAGAAAAATAATTAGAGGACTTTTTACAGTCCTCTTTTTTTATATTTCTATTTTCCCTAGATTAATAGGTTTTTCATAATTTCCATTTACTTTAGAATTCCATATATTATAAAATAATTCTCTATAATTTTCTCTAACTTGATATACATCTCCATAAATAATTCCTAGTACATTATAGTTATTTTCACCAAACATTCCAATCACTTTAACAAGTTTAGAACGCATTTTATTTTCAGAGAAAATGGATTCTTCATAATTCACAGGATAAAAATTAAGAATCCTTCTCTTATAAAACCCTAATTGTTTTTCTTTTATTGAGTTAAGAAAGTAAATAACATGTCTTCCTAATAATCTTTCTGAAAAATTATTATCTACTAGTATATTATCTCCAAACACTTTTTGATCTTTTATATAAAGTCCTAATACTGGATGTTGATCTACTGATGAAGAATCTATAATATATTTCTTCAATTCAATTCCATAAGTATTTCTCTTCTCCATCCATTCTTTCATGATAAAACTTCTAACTCTAGGGTTTAAATTTTTTGATAACTTAGCTTCATAACATCTAATCATAATTCTTTTATTTATTTTCACATATAAGGAACTTGGATTTCCTTATAAATGTAATAAAATAATCATATGAAAAAGAAGAAAAAGAAATTAATCTCCCTAGCCGAAAAAGTTAGGAGAGATAATGAAATTAAAGAAACAGGAAAGTTAGTATCCTTAAGACCTAGTATCACTCATAAAAGTAAAAAAGATTATTCACGTAAGTGGAAACTCGAAGATTATGAATAATAGGAAAGAATTAATAGAGTTAAATAAACTTTATAGGAAACGTTTAGTAGATTCAGTAATAACTAAATTACTTAAAGTCCTTGAATTTACTGGATTAGATACACTTGAAGATCTTGTGTTTGATTATAAGAGTTTAGAATCTAAATCTATATCAGGAAATATTCAAAAATTATATTATGTAAACAAAACATTTAATTATATTAAAGTTGATATGGATTATGGAGAGTACTCTAAACATAATTTGGATATAGAGGATTTAGATACTACAGATTTAGAGATTATTGTATTTAATAATATTATCGGATATTATAAAGAGAATAAATTAATAAAAATAGCAAAAGATTATGAAGATTAAAAAACCCTTTACAACTGCTGGATCTGGGAAGATCTATTTTATTTCAGATCTTCATTATGGTCATGAAAATGTAATAAAATATGATTCTCGACCTTTTAAAGATGTAACTGAAATGAATAATTATATCTTAGAGGAACTTAAAAAAACTAAAGAAGAAGATATTATATTCGATTTAGGTGATATGTTTTGGAAAATGCCTGTTGACGATATAAAAGATGTCTTAAATCAGATTCCTTGTAAAAATATTTATAAAATTGTTGGGAATCATGATAACTATGGACTTTATTTTGATCAGGCACCACTTAAAGGGTATTTCAAAATAATCTCTGATATTCTTGATGTTCATATAGAGCATTTAGGAAAAGATTATATGGTAACTATGTGTCATTATCCCTTTGTATCTTGGAATCATAAACCTCATGGATCTATTCACTTATTTGGTCACGTTCATGGTCACCTTACTGAATATATTAATAGTATTTATGATCTTAAAGTTGATGTAGGTTTTAATTCTGAGTTAGCAAAATCTCTTGGAACCTTCTTAATACCATTCGAGGAAATTATCAAGCATTTCGATACTAAAACAGGAGGAATGAATTATAAAGAGTGGACTCTAATTAAATGTAAAGAATTATGAGAACAGTTTGGATTTATTCATTACAAATATCAGATACTGGAAGAGTTTATAGAGATATTCCACCATCTGAAGCTGAAGTTGTTGATGAATTTGGCGGTGCTCCTAGAATAGTAAAGATATTAGATACTGGAAAAGTATTAAAAAATTATCAACTTCATTATCATTTCTTTAATACTCCAAGTGAGTGTATTGAACATAGAAATAAGTATATCGAGGGTAAATTGAAATTCTTTGAAGATCAATGGAAAGCCACCGAAAGAAATCTTAAAAAACGGATAATAAAATGATAACACAATTAACAGCGAAAGAAATAATGAATCTCCCTAAGGATAAAACATTTTGGTATAGTTGTATTAGTTTTAGGGAGAAAACTTTTAGATGCTCTAGTATCATAAAACCAGCAGAAATTATTTTAAAAATTGATATAGATAATTTATTATATCTTCGAAAAGTTTCTGATAATTCTGTAATTGGATCTTTTCAGGGTTATAAAGAAAGAAAAGATTCAGAATGTAAATTTTTTGTGAGAATATTCGATACTGAAGAAGAATGTAAAGAATATTATAATGCTCAGATTTATAATACTGTAGATCGACTTCAACATTTTTATGAAGAAAAGCTTAAATATATAAAATCCAAATTAATATGATAACAAAAGAATTATTGTTAGAATATAAAGAAAATTCCAAGTCACTTTGGTATTTTATGTTAGAATTTTCTAGTAAATCTTATAAATGTACAAGGTTAGTAAAACCCATCGAAGTCTTAGTAACTAATTGGGATGAAAAAAGTGATTATTCTCTTATTTTAAAAAGTAAAAATAAAAATCTAGTTTTCAAAAATTATCACATAAGATTTTTTCTACCATATCTTTTTGAAACGAGAGAAGAGTGTGTAGAAGCTTATAATGCAGTTGTTCAGGATCAAAAAGATAAACTTCAACATGATTATGAAGAAAGATTGAGATATTTAAATTCTAAAATAGAAAAATTATGAAACAGCCAGAAACATATGAAGAACTTGATAAACTTATAGGACAAATATTCTGGACTTTTGGATTTTATATTGGTCCATACAGTTATAAACTTGAAAATATAAACTCTCCGCAAGAAGTAGTTTTAGGAAAAGAAGAAGGATCTGGATATAGAAGAAACACCACCTGGTATCCTTTAAGAAACAAAACCACTAATATGATAGTTGGCTACTTTCAATTAACTCCTAATAGATATAACTTAGATAATTATAAACTATATGAATCAGAAGAAGAAGCCATTGAAGGTTGGAACTCTACTATTCAAAATCAATTAGATCGATTAGAATTTGATTATGAGAAGAAAAAGAAATATTTAAATAAAAAGATTATTAAAAAATGAATAAGATAATAATTGATGGATATTATAAAGAAAAGGAACACTTAGGAAAAATTTCAGGTATTATTTTTAAAAACTGGGAAGATAGTGAACCTATAGATAAAATTTCAATTATTATTAACAATTTCGATTCTTATATTCCTGGAGAATTTTATAAAAGAGAACTTCCTGGGATTGTAAAATTATTAGAAAATATAGATCTTGATAAATTCGATACAATCATATTAGATTCTCATGTTTGGTTGTGGAATGATGAAGAATCTTTTGAAAAACCTAAACCAGGACTAGGAGCACATCTATATGAAAAACTTGGAAGAAAGAATCTTAATATTATTGGAATTGCAAAAAGTTATTACTGTGATAATAATATGCATACTTTTTCATGTTTTCGAGGAAATAGTAAAAATCCTTTATATGTAGATTCAATTAATCAAGATAAAGATTATTCTGAAGTTATTAAAAGTATGTATGGAAATTTTAGAATACCATACCTTATAAAATTAGCAGATACAGAATCAAAAATAAATTTCAAATGAAAATGATTTATGCAATAGAACAATTACCCAAGAAAGAAGATACTTGGGTATTTTTGGGAGGACCTATTCAAGGAGCTCCAGAGTGGCAAGAAACAGTTCCAGATATTCAGGGAGTAACTTGGATAAACCCTAGAAGAAAAGAGAAAATTTCTGGAGGTTTATCTGATGCTGAATATAAAAAACAGGTAGATTGGGAAACAATTGGACTTAGAGTATCAGATTTTATATTATTTTGGATCCCTGAAGCTGTTGAAGATATACCAGGAAGAGATTATGCACAAACTACTAAAATCGAACTTACCGAAAATTTAGTTAGAAAGAAAAATATAATCTTAGGAATTGCGCCGAAAATACACGGAAGAAGGTACTTGATCGAAAAAGCTAAAGCATATGGAATAAAAAATGTATATAGCTCTTTAGACGAATGTATATCTGAGTTAAAGAAAGAAATATCTAATAGAGAGTCCAGTTCAAGAGAGTTTTTTACTTCCGATACACATTTCGGCGCAGAAAGAACTTTGGAATTATCTAAACGTCCTTTCATGAATGTTGAAGATATGGATTGGACTATGGTAGAGAGATGGAATACTAAAGTTCCTCCTAAAGCTATCGTATGGCATCTTGGAGATTTTGGTGATAGAAGTTACTTGAAATATTTAAATGGAGATATTCGATTAGTTTGTGGAAATTATGAGATTAAAGAAAAATCTGAAAGAAATCTAGATATACCTGATTTTATAGGAGAGCTTATAGATTCTGGTTTTTCAAAAGTATTCCTAACTGAAGCAGAAACAAAACTCCTAGGAAAAGAGATAGCACTTGTACATGAACCTATGAATTCTACAAAAAAGTATAATCTTTTTGGACATATTCATGGAAGACAAATGATTAAGAGATTTGGATTAGATGTAGGTGTTGATGTTCATGGTTTTGCTCCTATGTCTGCAGAAGAGGTTGAATTTTTCTTAAATGCACTAGAAAAAGGCTATTACGACGCTGAAGTATTTTGCTAGTCTGATATTCCTTGAAAGCCTTATAAGTGAGAATAAAAAACAAACTTAAAAGAAAAGGAATATGATAGAAAAACTTAACACACTAATGACAATATTAAGTGCATTAGGATTATTAAGAGACGGAGTAAAAAATTACATAGATGTCTCAGTTGAAAATAGTTTATCCAATGGAATAGTAGATAAACTAAAAGATAGTTATGACAACTATACAGCTATCTTAAACAAGTATGCGATTGAAGGAAAGGATTTTGATGTTCCTTCGATTAATAGAGATTACGTAATAAGAAAACTGCGATTAATAAAAACAATAGTAAACAGATTAGTCGAATATTATATCAATGAGCCAGAAACATTGAGAGATTATAAACAATCCCTCTATTTGATTGGCGCTGACATAGATAGTATATATCGAAAGTCTGTTGTTGATTATAAAACGTTTTTGCTTGCAGTTAAGTAAGAAAAGGGTGGGTAATTCCACCCTTTATTTTTCCACCGTCTAGAAAAGACTAAAAACCTTATATATGAAAGGAAAATAGAGTTCCTAAGAGGTTAAAATAATACCGTCTAAGAAACCCTATTAGCCTTATATATGTAATAAAAGATAGAAATATCTGATATTACCTAAAGACATAGTATATCTAATTTAAAAGATATATTATGTCTTTTATACTTTAGCGTTATACATAGATATAACTAGAACTTATAATACATACGAAAGGTGTGATGACGGAGTATTATAAGGAGAGACTAGGAGTTGCTAACCTAGAAGTCGTCAGAACGACTTTATAAAATTCATCACCTTGATCTAACTTATAATTATGAAATATAATATAAGGACAGGTGGAAGTTGTTATACCACTTGAGTAGATATTTAAATAGTATTAAAATATCTTTTACAAGGATAAGTTCTGAGCGTAATTAAATAAGTATATTAAGTTACTATATTGAATTATACTATTTATCAAAATAGAGAAAATACTTAATATAACTTAATAATTGATAAAGGTTGGACACATAACTTGGCAAGCACTAACAAATTTTATAACGTGCATTTAGCCGAGTTTAACAAAATAAATAAAAAATTAAATAAATTCCTTATAGTAGATAATATTATAAGGCCACGATATATTGAGATAAACCTGATAAAGGATTATCAAGAGGAATATATCAAAGACATGTAGCCAAATATATATGGTGAACTATGAAAATAACAAAGGACCTGTATAGTCTAGAGTTATTAGTAATAGGATGTGAATTTAGAGGGATTTAATATACAGTTAAATTATTATATATAACCTATGATAAATACCGATGAGGAAATTATAAAGATTATATATAATTCTAAGTTAGAAATCTTTAAGAGAGAAGCTTAGAGTAAAAACAACCATTTCTAAGTAAATTACTTAGAAAATAGAGACAAAAGAATATTAACAACAAAAAATTATAGAATTATGAAAGCAGTTGTAAAAAACGTTGGAATTTTTGTAGCAGGAATAGCAGCAAAAGTAGTATTTGATTATGGTTATAAGAAAACTAAAAAATGTTTAAATAACCGGAAAAACAAAAAAGCTGAATAAGCTAAAACAACCAGCCCGAGTTATGGATTAACTTGGGTTTAGAGACAATAATTAACAAAATTAATAACTTAAATAATAGGAGGAAA